CAAGTCATCTTGCTTTTTATCCTTTAAGAATTCTTTATCAACTATACCTAACTGTGTTTTGCCCACATAAGGGATATATCTTCTATCATCCTTTGCTGTTGTTATCACCTTCAATCCCTGCTCATCCCCCCTTTGAGTCTTTTCTTCTCTTGTAATCTATTATCACGTCCCATTTCTCTTCAATGTAAGAAGAGAATTTTTTCCAGTTATCCGTTCTCATTGAGAGTCTCTCTATAGAGCAACAAGCAAAATTCCTCTAATAGTGGAATAGCCTACTCCGCTTTCCTCTGACATTACTTTATACGGGATGCCGTAATCTTTTAAATCCCAGCATTTTCCGCGGATGGTTTCTTTATAGTCTGTATTCTTGTTGCTCTTGTTCTTAAAATCTCTATGTCTATAATCCATGTTTCTTTTCTCCTTTGCTGTTCATTGTTTGTTGTTTGTTAATATATATCTTTTGCCACAATGTTTTCCTTTAAAAATCAGGATTTCAGGAGAGAACCAAAACCCTGATAAAAAGGAAAACGTAATGTAACAAAATTATGACTTTAAATAAAAAGGATTTAATCCTTTAGGTCATATTTGTTTGATACTTCTATTATGCCACAAAATTTTTATGTTGTCAAGAGGCAAATAAGCAAAAATAAAAAGAGAGGAAAACTGCTTGTTTTCCTCTCCTGGCCGCATTAAATTAAATTATACTTAACTAAGAAATCTTGTAAGGGGCTACCACTTTGCTCCTTTACTTTCTTCTCCCTGGGCGCAAATGCCGCCTCAAATTGGTCAAAGATGGAGTCAATGCTGTTAAAGGTTGCGTCATCAATATGGTCTGGATTAATATCGGCAAGTTCGCAGACATAAGCAACTAAAGCAGTTTTTGCTGCTTTCCGCGCCTCCGCTAGCTTAGTCTTTTTGCTATTGTCCTCTAATACTTTATTAACTTGGTCCGCAATAGACTTTAGAATCTGCTCTTTGGAAAGCCCGTTATTAATAGCATCAACTAAAGCCGTATTATTGATGGTTAAGATATCATTATTCATATATATTATTTATCTCCTTTTGTTACTATTTATTTTATGTTCTTATTATAGCAGATTTTTGTTTATTTGTCAAGGTGCTGAAATTTTTATTATTTTTGGACAAGTTTGATTAAGGCGGTTTGAGGAATTTTTATATATAAGTGAAGGATGACAAGAATAGAAGATGTTGTTGTCCTTTAAATTAGATAGTTGTTACCATTTTTGCAGGGCGCTAAAAGACACTATGAGACAGCAAAAATGGTAACAACCTCTTGATTTGGATATTTTATTAAATTATTAATTATAAGAAGGAGTATGAAAATATGAAAATACTAGAAGTTAACAGAGAAAGAAAAGTAAGCTCATTAGAATTAGCTGACTGGTTTGGTATCGCTTATGGGACTTATCGTAAGTAGAAGAAAAAGAGACTAGAAGAATTAAAAGATTTCTGTGACTATGAGGAGGTATATGGTGGAGTTATTATTAAAAAGGTTTATTTTGATGAATATTATAAATATCAAGATGACGAGAACAGAGTATTAAAAGTAATAAATGATAAGTATTTCAATATGGATGGTCAAGGGAAAACTGCTTATGATGAATTGAATAGTATTTCAGGAATTGCAAAAGTGTTACAAAAGCAATACTCAAAAGATTATGGCAATAAAACATTTAGCACAATAGAAAGAAGAGTTAGTAGAGTTATGAAGAAATGTTTTGGAGTTATAACAAAAGAGAATCCCTTGGCGCAAAGCGGCATAGGGGTAAGAGAATATGTTTGGGCTGTTAAGCTGGAAGGAGATAATAATTACCGCTATAAAACAAGAGAAGAAGATGAATTATTTAAAGAGATAATTAAAGTGGCTTATGCGGAAAATGCCAAAGAGCGCATTGAGGAAGAAGAGTTATTGAAAGATGCAATGCGGGAGCGCATTTCTTTAGGTGAAGAAGTTAGTTTCGCCGATTATGAAAACGCCAGACGGCGCGGTAAATATTATGTTGACTTTAAGAGTGAGGTGTTAGATGTATTTAGAGAAAAGACTTCTTGTCTATTGGTAAGAGCTACTAGATACGAGGTTGAAAGAAGCATTAGGCGCAGATAGATGGAAATGCTATATGGAGATAATTGGAACAAGGGAATGATAGAAAGTGCTTGGCAAGAGGAAGATGATGAATGATACTTTTCTATATATAGATGAAAAAAATAAAAAAGGTGGAAAAAAGTTCTGTAAGGAGAGTTGTTCTGATTTTTTTACTTATATATAACTCTATAAATAGATTAAAAAAACGGAACAACTTTATCTATAGCAAAAATTATTAAAAAGGAGATTAGAGAAATAATATGGGTGTGTTAAAAAAAGGTAAAATGGTAAGTAAAGATCTAGCCGCATGGTTTAGTATTTTTTATAGTACTTATAGAAAGCATAAAAAAGAAAAATTAGAAGAGCTAAAGTCTTTCGTTAAAGAAATGGATAAAATAGATGATGAAATCTTTTTGCGCGAGGTGAGAAGGACTGGGAATATGCTATCATCTGTGACGGGTATAGCTAATAAACTAATTCAAGAAGGAGATAAGAATTATATGGGTCTTGATTTTAATCAAGTCCGCTATAGGATGAACAAAGCTGGGAATAGGTGCTTTGGCTGCTTCGGCGATGAGAATGTTTTATTTGATGGCCTTAAGTCAGCAAATCCCTCTGTCGGCGAGCGAGAAAAAGTGTGGGCTATAAAGGTATATGGTGGTAATCCCAATAGGTATAGGTATCTAACTTATGACGAGATGAAATTATTTGATACTTTAATTACTGATTTCTATGAGGGAATAGATGCGGATAAAATAAAAAGAATTGCGCTACTGGAAGATGATTTGAAAAATGAGGAAATTAGTATAGATGAATATTTTACTAGATTGAAAGTTATTAGAGGATTTGATTTTTTTGATATAATTGCCGCGTTTAAAAGTTAGACGGGTGAGCAGTTGGTAAAAGTGGCGCAACATGAGATATATGGGGATGTAGATTCTATTGATTGGGGAGACGAGGACTAAAATTAGATAGTTGTTATGTTTTTTGCAGGGCGCTAAAAGATAGCAATTTTTTGATTTGGATACTTTATTATTTAAGCAGCTTTTGCTGCCCTTGGCGCGCGTTGTGACTAGAGGTGAGGACGCCCTCCTCTAAGGTAAAAATCTGATTTTTTTAAGGAGATTGATATATATGAATGAATTAATTAAAGAAAATAAGGAAAAAGAATTAAAAGAATTAAAGGAGGGAAAAATTAGTTTAAAAGAATTAGCAGAATTCTTTGGAATTGCTTATGGAACAATAAGAAGAGAAATTTCTAAAAGAAGAAAATTAAAATTATTAAAAGAAAAATATGCAGATTTTCATATTATTTATAGGAAAAATGGAAGTATTGATTATATTGTTATTGATAAAGTAAAAAAACCTTTTTATGAAGAAGAAATGAAATGAATGATTGATTTTATAATATGAAAGATAAGATTATATACATCTTATCTTTTTTATTTAAGGAAAATATTTAAGTTAAGAGATAAGAAATGTGCAATCTTATCTCTTTTTTATTTATTTTTTTTAGATAAAATTTGAATTTAGCAATATTATATAAAAATTTTGGGCGACATTGGTTAATTGATTTTTTATAAAATTTAAAATATAATGAGAGGTTTTAAAATAAAAACTTTCAAATTAAGGAAAAACCTCACTAAAAATCTAACTCTATATATATATAGGGTTGTAAAAGTTGAGAGGTTTTATCTATCCAAGAAAAATATATGATTAAGAAAAGGAGAATAAGATATGGAATTATATGAAGGGCAAGAATTAACATTAAAGGATTTAGCTGATTGGTTTGGAATAAAAGTTAATTCTCTATGGGATAAAGAAAGACGCGCTAAAAAATTAGATGTTTTGAATCGTTATGCAGAATATCATATTGTTTATACTGGTAAAGATAATAAAAAGATAAAAAAGATAGTTATTGATAAAGTATATGTACCTATTTATACAAAGAATCTTGAACGCGCTAACAAGAAGTTCGAAGAGTTTCTGTTAAGTAAAGATTATTTAGTTACCGGAACGCAAATGGGAAGAGCAGTGTATTGGTCTGATGAAATTTTATAGCATAGTATTAAAGAATCTACTTCTACTGATTATGCAAGAAGAGCTATTACTTTATGGTATGGACGACTATACTAGAAAGATGATACCGGGACAAAAGGTTACAGATATCCAGTTTGGTGTAGATATGATGCGCAATTAGATAGTTATTTTATATTAGATGATGCGGAATGGGAAAAAATAAATAAGATATGTAATGAGGAAGGGTTAAGCGCAAATAAAAGTTTATTAATGCTATGTCATGCAGAATTTGAAGATAAGAAAGAATTTAAAGCTAGTAAAGCAGAAGATATTTTAGCGGGAATTTGCAAGAATATAGGACGCAATAAATATTTTAAAATATTAGACCGTGCTTAGCAAGAGTTGGGCTTTAGACCTGTAATGGCTTCAAGATGTATTAATACAATATGGAGACCCTTAAAGCAGGAAGAAATAGAAGAAATGGGATTATCAATTAATGATTAATGAATAATATTATTATAAGAGATAGGAAATGCGCAATCTTATCTCTTTTTTTAATGCGGAAATGGGGCAAATATTTCATTTCAAAATTTTCATTTTAAAAAATTATAAGGAACTTTTAGATTTTTGATTTGAAAATTTTTGGTCAAAAAAATTCAAGTACTATGCTATAATATTGATATAATGGTGAGAGACAAAATTTAGAAAAAATACGTCAAAAAATTTTAGATAAAACACGTCAAAAAATTAGGGTGTATATAAATATATAGGGTCTAAAAATTTGACGTGTTTTATCTGATCAGATAAAAATCTAAAATAAAAAGGAGAAATGGAAATATGGAACTATACGATGGGCAAGAATTAACATTAAAAGATTTAGCTGATTGGTTCGGAATAAAAATAGTGTCTCTCCAAAGAAAAGATAGGAGAGAAAAGAAATTAGATATTCTATGGAGATATGCGGATTATCATATTGAATATTCTGGAGCCAAGAAACAAAAGATAAAGAAAATAATAATTGATAAAGTATATGTTAGTGTTTATTAGAAGAATTTAGAGAGAGTTGAAACGAGGTTGACAGAGTTTCTGTCAAGTAAAGATAATCTTGTTACAGGAGCGCAAATCGGTAAGGCTTTAAAGAAGAATGATAATATTTTAGGCGCGCTAAAAGAAAATACTTTAATTAATTATTCAACAAGAACTCTTTGCTCTTTTTATGGTAAACTGTATCAGAAAGATACTGGTACAAAAGGCTATAGATACCCAGTATGGTGTAGATACGAAGCTAGTTTAGATAGTTATTTCATGTTAGATGATAATGAGTGGGCTATTATTGATAAGATATGCAATGAGGAAGGATTGTTAGCGAATCAAAAGTTGCTAACTATGTGTCATGCGGAATTTGAAGATAAAGAGGAATTTAAGGCAAGTCGAGCTGAGGATATATTCCATGGGATGAGTCAATCTGTAGGTAAGGATAAGTATTTTAGAATACTATCTCGGGCGGCCGAGGTACTTGGATTCCGTCCAGTTCTGGCCTCTAAGTGCGTTGATACAATATGGATACCCGTTAAGGAGGTAAATTAATTATGTAGAGCAAAGAATTTGAAGAAAAGTATAGAGAAATAATTCTATCAAATGCGGAATTGAAATCTTTGGCATATGATTTTAATAAAAGATTCAATAAATATTCAAAATTTACTAGAAGCAAAGTGTTTAAAGAACTTCTTACTGAGGAGGAGTAGAAAAATGCTAAAGCTAGAGCATATAATCTTCTCTTTGAGAATGAAAAATATGAGAAGTTGTGGTCTGCAATTCACCAAGTGAAAGAAGAATCCGAACAATAGAATTAACTAACACAAGAGATGAAAGATAGCTAGTTTCATCTCTTTTTTATGCGCAATTCACAAAAAAGTTACTATTTGTTCATAAATTTTTAATATTTTGGCCGCTTTTAATTATTTTTTACCTTTTTTACTTGACTTTTAATGAAAAATATGCCCTGGGTCGCACTTTTCTTTGCTTTTTGCTATTGTCTCTGGTCAAAATCAGTTAAAATTCATAAAAAGTTCATAATTTTGTGGCAAAATTCTAAGAAAGTGCGCCATATGATGCGGTTTTAGTCAAAAATTCTAGGGATTGAGGCTATATAGGGGAGGTTTTCAGTTCAAGAGCACAAAGTAATGCGGTCGTGGAGTTAGTTAGCGTAAACTAACTTTTGGGAAAAAGTACGAGGGTACGTAATTGTGAAAATTCTGTGAAAATTTGGTGAAAGATATTGACTTTTGGGAAAATCGGGCTTATTCAATCAATTTTTGCCCGTTGACACTCAACCTTCTATTATACCATACTTTAGAGATAATGTCAAGACTTTTTTGGATGAAATATTATCATTCCTTGCATGAAAGAAATTCACCTTTGCTGCATAGAAAAGAGAGCTTTTCAGCTCTCCAAAAAAGCCCAAAACAGATAAAACATCTGCTTGGGCCGCGTCCTTAATCTACCGTAATTTCAACATCACAAGGAGTTGCGGGGGTATCAACATGAATGTATTCGAGATTGGTTTCTCCGCCATCGTTGACAGTGAAGCAAAGGATAGAGTCCTCCTCGTTCAGTTTATTAAAAAGACTTGCGTCCATCCATGCGCAAAAGGCAATCCTCCCATCCTCCAAAATGCAAGCGCTATTGTAATCAAAAATCTCTGCGATAGTGGGCTTCTTTTCTGCATGATTATTAGTAACTTTAACCACGATTATTATCCTTTCCTATTGTCTTTATAAACAGGGGAGACTATTGCCTCCCCTAATTCCTGTTTGCTATTGGCTCACTCCTCTACTTTCGGAGTCCCGTCCTCATTATAATACTTCTCGTCATAACCGCGGCCAAAGTAAGCCACGTTCTTCTCATGGGTGCATTTCACCAGACCGCCCTTGCGCGCCTTAATCAGGAGGCTATTCATGTGCTGATTGCTCTTGATGCCCTTTGCGGCCAAGTCACCAGCCTCCATCAGCTCCTTAATGGTTGCGGGCTGGCCAATCACGTCCATGGCTTCCAGGATCGCCTGAATCAGCTTTTCATTCTCTTCCTGCTTTGCAGTAGTCTTGCGGAGGCTGTTCTTCTTCGCGTCCAGAAGCTCCACCTCGTGGACCATAACTGCTTTCAGTTCCATCTCGTCCTTCTCGTCCAGAATATCAATAATCATGTTGAAGGCTTCGCGCTTAGTGAGCTTCTTTTCGTTAGTCATGTTAGCCATAGTAGTTACTCCTTTTCATTATTACCTTTGTCTATTGTTAAGAGGATTTCCTCTTGACGCTTTTATTATACCACGTTTTGCTTCGCTTGTCAAGTGCTTTTTTTAATTTTCTTATTTATTACCTCTTTCTCTTATCCCCCTTGGAACATCTATATTATAGCAAATTTTCTGCTTTGCCGCAATAGGTAAAGTACATAAAGAAGTAATAATTTTAGGATTTTTATTTGTCTATTTTGCCTCTTGACTTTCGTGCAAAAATATGGTATAATAGAAGGTTATAATAAAAGTCGCCGGCGCACAAATGAAAGCCGGCCGCCCATTATACCACATTTCTTTCCTCTTGTCAAGTGAAACTTCTTCATCTGTAGTATGAAATTTTTTCACCTTTGCCGCATAAAAAAAGGAGGGGCGAGCCCCTCCTTGAATCACTCGTTAACTTCTTCGTTTTCGTTCTCATTGCCAATAGTGAAGAAAGAATCCTTCTTAATCTTAACCCTCTTCACCAGACCCTCCTTGCGAAGCTGAATCAGCAGACTGTTCAGCTTCTGATTGCTGGCGTCACTCAGGCCTTCCACGTTTGCGGCGATGTCGTTAATGCGTTTAGGCTCACCCTCTGCGGTCAGGTACGCAACAATACCCTCCTTTAGTGCCGCATTAGCTTCCTGATTTGCGGTAGGCTTACTCTTAGAGTGAGAAGTCTTGCTCAGGCGCTCGACCTCCTTATTCACAACCTCCGCCCACTCGGTCTTGCCGCTCTCGGTCAGGAAATTTGCAATCTCAACGAAATATTCACGCTTAGTCATAATTATTTTCTCCTTTTATCTCTTGTTAGTTTTATTAGTAGGGGATTTTCCCCTTTCGTGCTTCTATTATATCATTTTCTTTTTTGTTTGTCAAGCCCTTTTAGAGAAGTGCTTCAAGAATTTTTGCTTGTCTCTCGATGTTGGTTCTAAAGGTGCTAGGCTTTGCGGTTTGCAGATACTGCAACATGGCGTTGTAGATATTAGATACTCCTTCTTTTGAAATTCGATTCTTGAAACGCGGATTGGTGGCAAAGTCAACAGTTGTACCAAGTGCGCGGAAGGGGAAAGCTTCAATCCCTTTTTCAATCTTTTTCTTTCTCTTGAAATACATCAAAAGAATTTGCGTTTCAATCTCTGCATCCTCTAGCGCCGTGTGCGCTTCCTCGAAATCATAGTTATTATCAACGTAGCGGAAAACCTGTTCCGCACTCGTCTTAAAGTATGCGCCACTGTTAGAGATTGCAGGATATGCGGCACAGTCGTTCTTGTAGTTGAATACATTCACCATTTCAGACGCAAGCCGCCAGATGTCGACCAAATCAAATTTTTCGCCGCGCAAAATAAAATGGTCATTATCTGGATTGATATACTTGCTGTTTTTGCTCTTGCCAGTCTTTGCGCCTTCTTTATTAGTCAAATACCACTTTTGACCGCGAAGGAATTTATCAAAAGAATCAGAGTAAAGCGCCTTGATATATTTTTCAGTAAACGGAATTGCTTTCTTAAAATCAAAAGCCGCGTTGTAGGCAGAAACAAAATTGCACTTTCTGCAATCTTCTAAGAGTTCGTCCATGATGTCGTTCCAGAGCGCCGTCTTGATTTTGCCGCAGTTAAGTTTCTCAATATACTTAGGTCTTTTGCTCTTGTAATAAGCAGTTTCAAAGACTTGTGGAACAAAGAAAGTTTCCTGCACAAGATAACTAGCTTTCTTTAAGATAGTACCGTCCTTTTGAGTGACCACCCAACCAATATCGTAGATAATGGGTCTTGCGATGGCAATTTTCTTGCGTTCCTCCTCCGTCACAGCCAACTCCTTGATAAAGGGAAGTGTTGCAGTCTCACAATCCAAAACCAGATAACTTGCTTTCTTACTCATTTTTTCACCTTTCTGCAATTCGAGCTTAACATCTTTTCTCGACTGCACTTATTATACCATAGATTTTGGCTTTTGTCAAGCGTTTTGGAACATATCAAATAGAGATTTTCATTGTATTATTTCCTTTCTTTCTTCCTTTGTTGTTCCCCTTAGAACGATTATATTATATCATATAATAAGCTACTTGACAATAGACAAAGTATACAAACATACGGCTCTTTCAGGATTTTTATTTGTACAAAATTACTACTTGACAAGGAATCAAAAATGTGGTATAATAGAGAGTTATGTAAAAAGATGCGGCCAAAGTAGATTTTTTTCTACTCCAGCCGCATTCCCTTTTTATTTTCCTTTTCTATGACAAGTGAGCGTCAAACTATACGAATTTTCCTTAATTTGGAAACTAATTTCCCTCTCTGGCTTTACGATTTTGATATTTTCGATGACCAAGCCGTTTGGAGAATTATCATCTGCGAGAATAGAAGCCAAGGCCGCAATAATATTTTGCTTTTCAAGATTAGGTTTTCTTTCTTTTGCTGCGCCCGTGCGCTTTTTATCTCCGGCCCCATGCTGAATCTTTGTCTTTTTAGCCTCCTGGTCAAGAGTTTCCAGTTCTTCGTTTTTCTCCACCCCGTTATCTTCGAGCCAAAGCTGAACCGCCTCCATTTTAGACACACCAAGATTCTGCATCTGTTTACTGAGGTAATCATCGGGAATATTGAATTTCTTCCCTTGTGGATTAGTGTAAAGCATTTAATCGCCTCCTATGCTCTTATTATACCAGATTCTTTTCCTCTTGTCAAGCGTTTAATGGAAAATTTATGCGGCCTCCTTTAGAATGGCTTTCAACATAGGAATAATGTTTTCGTTTGCGTCAATCGTTGCGCCAAGCGTCCATTTACTACGAACTTCCGCATTGTCATCTACCAGAATCTGGTACTTTGCTTTGCCGCGCGAGCATTTCGTTTTAGGCGTTCCATACTTTACAAGATGAATTTCATCATAAGGGAAGCCGTATTTCGCCAGCCATTCTTTTTTAGCTTCGCGTACTGCTGAATCGTACTCCTTCGTAGACCCCTTCGAGAGCCAAGAGGTAACAATAATGCGAAAACCGCGGTCTTTCAATTCAGCAATCAGCGGAACTAACTCCTCTGCATCATAAATGGGCTTTGCCGCACTATAAGGAGTAGCATCATAGGAGCGCAACTTTTCAAGCCATTCGGGAACGGAATATAAGTCCGCCAAAGTTCCATCTAAATCGAACACGATTGCCTTTCCCGCACACATCATACTAATTACCTCTTTCTATTGTTTAGTTATCCTCGTGATTGTATTATATCACACTTTGTCGCTCTTGTCAACCATTCTTTTTGCTTTTTCTGCAAGTTTCATATCTTCACGGAAGCTGTGAATAATCAGTTTTGCTTCTGCCATACAGATAAAGGAGGGATAGTTTTCGTCATTTGCGTTAACAGACGGAATAAAAATGAGAGTATCGGGCTTATTGTCATCGCAAACATTAGAATCAAAAGGCTCAGGGTTAGTCCCATCTACTTCATACCAATAAGATTTGAAGTTGTCAATGAAGGCATGGGCCGTCTTCGCGGAGGGGAAGATAATAGCATTAACTCTATCAGTGTTTAAGCCACTAACATAGCGGCTATCAAAGGCTTCAATAATATCTCCGATCCTACCATCGTCAAGAACAGTAATAATACCAGTATTATCTTGGCTAAACAGGAATTTAGCTTCAGAATTGAAGCACTCCTCATAATCATCGAACATTTCACCAGTATAGTCGTTCTGGTATTTAACAGTTTTAATAGTAGTCATATTTAGTCCCTTTCTTTGTTGATGTTTCGTCCTTCAGTGTCTTTATTATATCACGTTAGGCGGCATTTGTCAATAGCAAAATCAAGAAATTTTAGAAAAATAAGCTATATATGCGGTAAAAATAGATTTTTTTCTACTTTGGGCGCACTTATTGATTTGCTATTGTTTTATACCTCCTTAGTCATTATCAAAAAATATTCCAACCAAAAGGCCAATAGTCTGCTTTCGTTTTGAGGCAATTATTTTTATCAAAGTAATACTTCCCGGGCTTATTAAAATTACCTTCTGCAATAGTAGTAGAATAATAATCTTGGTCAATGTGCTTAAGCATCCAATTCAGAATATTTGCGTCAAAGGAATTTTCAATAGTGAAGTACCCACTCTCCTGATGGAGCATCAAATACTTTTCAATGTCATTCAAATCATTGCAAGGAAGCTCTTCATCCATCCAAGTGTAAAATTTAATCATTAGTCCCACTCCTTTTTATTCTTGAATTTCTGTCTGTTATATGCGGTTTTAGGTGTGAAACGTACGGGACGCAATACAGGCAACCTTACATGAGCTTTGCCGCATTTCTTTTTGCTATTATTCTTCATCCCGGTTTCCTCCTTACATTCAATATTATATCACACAAGGTTCAAATTTGTCAATGCCTTTTATTTCTTTTTTCTCAATAATATTAGCTCTAAGAGTCTCTTTCCATGGAGTTGTTTCTTTTACTAAATCAGCCAGCTCCCAAGCAGAATATTTGAAACTTTTTTCAACAATAGTCTTAATACATTCAAACAAATCATTATTGATATGAATATAATTTTTAGCTACTACGGGGTCATCAATATTAATAGGGGAGCCAATATAGCAACAAAAATCATTATACAAATCGCGGACAGATGCGCCAAAACGCCATGCTTCTATATCGTCTTCAAAAGCTGGTTTGTCAAATTTTTTAAGACTTGCCGCTTGAATATAATACAGGACTTGCTGCAATTTTAAGTTGGTAATTCCTTTGCCTTTTGCTTCATATAAACGAATTACAACCGAGGCAATTTGATGCGCTGTATAAGTCATTTTATTTCCTCCTTACGCATTCATTATACCACCACAAAGGAACTTTGTCAATACCTGTTTGAAAATTTTTTATGCAAGCGGATAAGCAAATGCTCCTATGCCATGCAGAACGACGAATCCCAACGCAACAAAAGCAAAAACCATAACAAAATTGCGCTTGGTCCCGTCCATGCTAAAAAGGGACGCAATACAAATGAGCGTTAAGACGGCGGCTGCCACACAAACAATCAAAAAGCCAATAGAAGAAAGAATAGTGAGGAACATAGTAGAAACTCCTTTCAAATTGCGGTCTAGTGGTTTTTGGCCGCCTTCAGTATCTATATTATATCACAGTCTAGTATCTTTGTCTATTGTCAGGGCGCACAAACATTTGTTTGTTTCAAGATTTTATTTTGGCGATTTGACTATTGATTTTCGTTTCAAAATGTGGTATAATAGACTGGGGTGCGCCTAAAACGGGAGTTAGTGGGCGCTAACAATAGCAACTCACTACAATACATCTAAACGCGGTTCATGAAATACTCGGAACTAAATCCTTTTTTTACATGCCGCTTTTTTATTTATTTATTTATTTGTTTACTTTTCTTTAGGAATGTAAAGAGTAACAACAATATTTGCGGCGGTGGCATTTCGGCGTTTGGCGGCTTTAATTGCTTCGATGGGAGACTCGTACCAACCGCGCATAACGACGGGCCGCGCAATTCCTTTTTCGTTTTTAATAGTGAAATAAATGTTGTATTTCTTTTCCATGCTAGAACCCCCAAACATTATTGATGATTGCATCCTTCTTGTTGTTGACGAAAATAATAAAAGCAGAAAGCTCGTCTTTATTGCCGAAGAGTTGCACATTTTTGCGAATCTGATTCGCGTTATAATCTTTGTACGAATATTCAACATGATAAACCATAATTAAAAATCGCGTGATAAAGTATGCGCGCCCCACTCTATATAGAAAGAGGTATTTGTTAATGTCCAATAGAAAGAAGATAATAGCTTCCACTATCAGTGTTTATACAAACCAGCTCAACAACGAAGTTCTCAGAGTTAAGATACCCCAAAATCACTTGCGGAATAGCCTCAGCTTCAATCTCAGCAAACCCCCATTCAACGTAATCAAGAGTGCCCTCCTCAATGATATCAGGAGCGACAGGAGACCAAACGAAACGTTTCCCACTCTTACTCCCTGCCTTCTGAATCAGACGGTCAAGGCCGCTCATAATAGAGGACAAATTCTCCAGAAAAGTTTCATATGCTTCAAAAGCCATAATTAATCCTCCCCTCTTTATCATTAAACCAAGACTTTTCTTCGATAATATCGTGAATCACCGAAGGAAGAATATAACAGCGAATAGTTACATCAGCAGAGCGAATGTTTGACATAAGAGTGACTGCATCTACGTCTATTTCGAGCTCCTGAAATGCCTCTCTGCACAGGTCAAGATTCGTCATGACTGCGGTAATGGCGTCTTCCTCGTCGCTGTAGTAGTATGCGTAAGACCCGTTACCAGTCACTCCCGATGCCCAAAACGCATCAGTAAGCCGCCACTCATAATCAGTCGCATCTTCGTCCTTGCGCGGCAAAAGTTTGTCATCCTCCTCGATTGCCTTCAGAACATCTTCTTTGACCGCATCATAATAATCATATTTTTCCATGCTATGTTACCTCTTTCCTATTGTTTCTCTCTGTTTCTATATATATTATATCATAAAATAGATTTTTTGTCAATAAGGAATTTTTTGCTTTGTCAAATGGCGTGATATGGTATGCGCCCCCACCTTCTCCTTAAAGGCAATCAGAATCGTTATAGAGCTCAGGGTCGCCATTAGCGCGGGCTTCCTCCTCTGCCGTCATGGCTTCCTCTGCGTCCAGATAATCAATCTGCGCGTCGATGCGGTCAAGCAGATTTTCGCACATATTGAAGGCTTCCTCATCGTCCATGGTATCGAAAGCGCAGGCCAGACGATCGACCACACTCTTCATTGCGTACAGCTCCTCCATGGTCAGAGTATTCAGTTCTTCAACGAAAGTCTTGTAGTTCATCATAGTTAGTACCTCTTTTTCTTGTCTTGGTGGATTTCCTATCCACGCTCTTATTATAACTCCAAGTGGTTATTCTGTCAAGCACTTTTTTATCTTTTTGTTTTTTATCTTTTGCTTGACCTCTTGTTGTTCCCTCCTTGCATTATCATTATACCACCACGCGGCAATTCTGTCAAGTCAAATATTTTTCCTCTTTTGCCGCGCCTTTTGTACAATGCGCCAAGAGTTAGTGTAGACTAATTTAATGGGTTCTCTCCCTCCTGCGCCCTCTCCTTGCCGCCCTTCTGATATTAGTATAGCACAAAATGGAGCGAATGTCAATAGCAAAATGCAAAAAGAAAAGGGGCTTTACAGCCCCATCATATAATCTTCATAGGCTTCAGCTTCCGCCTGCGCCTCCTCAAACATTGCATCCTCCTTAGCCGCTTCCCAATATGCGGCCTTTGCGAAACGCCGACCAAAAGGATAAGTAATATCGAGCGCCATTACTTTCTGATTTGCCATGCTGAAGTGTTTCATAATATTATCTCCTTTGCTCTTGTGTGTGTTTTTCTTGTCTCTGTATACATTATAACTCCGCGGCAAGTATTTGTCAATAGGAAAAAAGAAAATTCTAGGGGTTGACTTTTCCCTCGCCGCATGGTATAATAAAAGCGTAGAAAGCAAACAGCCCTAAAATAATAGGAGGAAATAAAGACGAAGGCTATCGGCTATAAGAGCATCAGCAACGTGTTTGGTATTGCGGTTTATGAAGTGAATGATGAAATGGCGGTTGCGGCTTTCGTCCAGATGGATAAAGCAGACGCGCCCCGGCGGCACAAAATCTATTATAATAAGGATGGGAACGCCTACTTTAATCTCCATGGTTGCCGTCACTATCTGAAAGACTTCATGCGCATTTAAGAAGGGTGAAACCCCTTCTTTTTTCATTTTACCTATTGACTTCTCTTTTGCCGTGTGGTATAATATAACCAGAAAGAGAGAAACACTTAGAAGAAAAAGGAAGAGGTAGAATTATGAAAAAGCTGAAAAAACTCATTATTGTTCGGTTCTCTATTGGAAAGGAAGAAGGCTGGTACCAGGAGTGCGAAGAGAAAGAATTTAACGAAGTTTTTCATGGGAGCATGGATGAGCTTATTAAGTATCATGAAGCGGCTGGCCATGAAGTGAAAAATATCGAAATTCAAAAATGTTATCCTTCCATCCACGAAATGAACGAGGGCTGAAAAGCCCTTGTTTTTATATCCATTAGTTAGTTAGCTTAAACTAACCGCACCTTACAATAGCGAAAGAATTAGTTCTTTAATTATTCATCCCGGCGGGCCAAAAAACTAGTGTTCATGCGGCTTTTCGGGATTTAGTTACTTATCTAATTTGTACGCATTTCAAAAATAAAAGTAGTTAGTTAGTCATGACTAACCAGCGCCGGGCCGCAACTATGATTATCTAAAATATAACAAAATAAGCCGCATTTCAGGAAGCGGCTTAACTTAATTAAGAACAACTTTTTGACGCATTTTTACACCAGTTAGTACGCGCTAACTAAGGCTCGGCTAAACTCTTTCGAGTTCAGCTTTCATTTCAATCATCGTTTAATGACGACTGCAAGAAGGTGCATAACTAGACCAGTTCACTTGAACCGCTTGTATCATCATGCGCGGATTCAGATAAAAATCCTGCTTTGGCCGCATTGATTAGTTCGCTTAAACTAACTGATGATAACAATATATCTAATGCACCATACTCCTTGGGAGTTAAACGCATCAAATAATCGTCCTTTCTTTATTCTTTATTCTATTGTTACATCTTTATTATAGCAAATATTTTTATAAAAAGCAAGGCGGCAAGAAGTTTGTGCACTTCAAGATAGATTTTTTCTTACCCCTAAAGGGACACAAAGTGCACATTTTATCTAAACAGAAAAATGTACCAAAATCTATTCCTTAGAGGTAGAAGTCAGTACATTTTTCTTTATCATAATTCATTTATTTTTGTTAGGCCTTTCCGCAATGCTTCAATATCTTTTTTAATATCAACAAGCATGATTCCTCTTTTTAAATTATATTCTGTAGTTCTAACAATAATATAACCAGTTTCTTTCTTAAAAATATCAATAATGTTTTTGAATTTAGATTTATACTTTTCTATTAGAGCAGAATAAACATCTGTACCATTAACTTGATTTAAATCAACAACTTCAGGTAACCCAAATAAATCTAACAAATAATTAGAAAAATCTAACATCTATTCTTCTGATTGCGGAAAGAAGTAATTCTTTAAGCATTTATTGAATAGCTTTATTTCATCTGCACTTAAAGCTCTATATTCATTCTTTCCCTCTAACTTAATAGCCCAAACATAATTCTTTACTCCATAGATTCCTTCTGTTATCTCTATTAGCTCCTTAAAAGTATATTCCTTTTTGGGATTAATAGTTGTACCAAAATATTTGTCTGCTATTCTCTTTACTTTTGTAATGATAGACCTATCAGACAATAGTCCATAATCTTTTGAATATATTTCTTTTAATACGGACGCCATACCAGAAAAAGAATTCATTCTATAGTTTGTTTCATCTCTTTCCTCTATATTAAGCTATTCTTGTTTCTCTGCATCTGATAATCTATCATATAAATAAGACAATATTCTATAAGCATCAATCTAATACTTTTCGTACGTTGAGAATATTACTTCATCAATTACTATTTTCTTTCCCTCTAAATGATAATCACAAAAAGAATTAAATAGCTAGAGTCTTTTTTCCTTAGTATGTTTGATTGTACTATATGAAATATTAAAAAATACAGCTAAATCTTTTAAAGTTAATTTATCGCCTTTTCTTATTTCCATTTATTTTTCCTCCATATCTTTTATCAAAGGTGCGTTGTCACATTTTGCTTCATCCCTTGCCCCGTCTTGTTGCTATTATTCTGAAGCAAAATGTGACAAATAAGAACTTTGTTAGGTTTATTAAAGTTATAAAGAACTATAAGAGTTAGCAAGTCTAACAAAGTTCTTTGTCTATAGTTTTTTGTTGAGTCAGAAAAAGGTGCTGTTTTACTTCATCTCTTATAGTGTCATTTCTCTTCTAATGAAGTAAAACAGCACCTTTTTCTGCTCTATCATTTTAGAATATTGTCACATTTTGCTTCGTTATTTTTTCTGGTTAGATTTGGGTATTGATTGTTAATCCTTTTATACTATGATAAACCTAGCAAACAATACCCAAATCTGATTCATTACATTTTACTAAAATTGTACTTTTTTGCTTTTTAGTTCTCTTTCACTTATATATAAAAACACCATAAATCCTCTTAAATAAAAGCGCCCAAAGTCATCTAAGGAATCTTTGGATTGCGTCTAAATTGCAGAATAGGCTAAGGCCGCACATCCTTTAACATTACGTACTCTTTGCTCTTGTGGCGAACGAGCGGTAGCGAGTGAGCTAGCGAATGCGAGTGGTTTACCACGAGCATGAGCGAATATGCCTAGTCTTAAGTATAATAAAAAGGCCAAGCCTTAAGCCTGACCATACTTCTGCATTAACTCTAGCAATACTTTACTTAGTTTTTCTCTTGTGATAATTGCGTCCCTGGTTTCTATAAGCGCCTGGCCGCAATACACTAACACTTTATATCCGTCTATACTATTCTCTATCCAGATGCTAATAGAACTATTATTTAATTTATATTTCTTTACACTAACCCATGTATCATTACTTAAGTCGTAATTAGTACCTTCTATAAACAATAGATAATTATGAGTATTATTAGTATTAGTCATATTATGGTTAATCATATATATACCTCCTATATACTTACTTATTATACTATATCTTTTATCTATTGTCAAGAGATATGAAAGTATTTCATTTATCGATAAGTTATGTGAATTTACTTCATCATATGATTTAGTTATTTATTGAAATGAAGTTAGTGCAAGCTAACTAACTATTGTTAAGTCGGGCGGCTTTGTCTGTTAGCCGCCCGCTGAGCATGACTGACTACGGTAATGTACCGGGGGAGTATTTCGGGAAAAAAATAATTTAATTTAGTGAAAAGGGTTTTATCACGACAACTTCCTCACAGAATTAAGTTTTGAAATCTAAAATCGGACAGAATTAAAATCTGAAATCTAAAATCATTAATTATTTGTTTCTTCTTTTCCGCGCCAATTAATAGTCAATTTATAAGTATCATAGCAGACAGATTCCCAATTATTTTTTGTAATAGAAACACAATACCCATTATTATTTAATACTTGTATAATAGCATCTATTTGAAATTTATTATACTCTTTCCCATTAAAATTAATAACAACAATATCATCACCTTTTTCCGCGGCCTTGTAGATTGTATCTTCTATTTTTTTATATCCTTCAGGCGGTACTGTGCTTAATTTTTCTTTATTCTTTTTAGTTATTTCATATGCAACTGATGCGTTCAAAAAATCAATCATGCGCCAGGGCTCGTCTCAGCATCGTTAAGATGAGCCTCTCCACCTCCTTGTGTTTAGTTAAATTAGAAATTATGTGGTCCAGCCTCCTTCATTGTTAATATGCAATTTGCCGCTGCTTAAATGAGCTTTGGCATATTTCTTATTCTTTATTATTATAACATAACTTTTTAAAATCATCTATCTTAGCCGCTTGTATTGCGTAAAATTTTATGCTATACTAAATTTAAGAAGTAAAGGAGGTGATATGTATTAAATTAGATTACTCTTTAAAAACGCCGCAAGAGCGGCTCGCCTTAGTTCAAAAGATATGCGCCTAGGCCCGTCCAGAAGATCTATCACCTTAGTATCTTGAGCAAATGACGGACTACCTAGTTTTTCCCATTGAGCGCGAAGAGCGCAAAAAGAAAGAAATTTTAACTGAAAATAGAATGGTCACAATTAACAAGAGAGAAACATCTTATTAGGGATTGGCGGAAAAATTTGAGGGCGGCGAGGACGAACTTTATAATTTGTTCTCTAACTTAGGAAAAACAACTATATTTGAACCAAAAAACAAAAAAATAACGGAACGAGATATAGAAGAAGTTCCTGGTTTAAAAGAGTTGCGGCAAGAGATAGAAAAAATAGAAGCGCAAGTAAAATCTGCCTCTGGCCGCAAAAAATATCTCTTAAAAAAGTAGTTAATATAGATGCGGCAAGACCAGTACATTTTAAAGAATGAGTATCGTTAGCCTCTTGTTACGAATAATATGACCAGTAATAATAATAACTTAATCAGTTATAAGAATTTGGCCGCAGATGAAGATAATAGCATCATAGTAAATGAAGTAACTGGTGAAGTAACAAGTACCAGTCCAATATCCTTATATAATGCTAAACATATTTCTGCGCTATTGTGCAATTATTCAAAAATTAAGCAAGAGTGCAAAGATGATTTTATGAGTGATGCGTATTATATAATAAAAAACTTAGACAATTTAGTAAACAATGTATTAAAACCCTCTTATCCTTTGCTGTTTGATATATTAGTATATAAGATTAAAGGAATGTCTAATTAGGAAATTTAGTCCGCAATAAAACAAAGATATAATATAAAATATTCACTTGAACATATTTCCTTCTTATGGCGGAACAAAATTCCTAAATTGTTAGCGCAAAAGAATCAAGAGCAATACCTCTTATGGTACTATACTTATAAAGCACCAGAGAGGGCGGTTTGGAAGACTTGCAGCAAATGCGGCAAGAAGAAATTAGCTAACAATGTTTTCTTTTCTCGTAACACAGATAGTAAAGATGGATGGTATAGTATTTGTAAAGAATGCAGAAACAAAAGGAAGTGATATATTAGTATGCCAGTTGAATTAGAGCGGAAAAAATGTAAAAAATGCGGAAAAACATTAAAAATTAGTTCTTTCTACAGAAAAAGAGATGGAGAGTATTTAGATTTATGTAAAGCGTGCTATACAATGCACATGGACTGCTTTGAGCCAGAAACTTTTCTATGGGCGCTTGAAGAATGCGATATTCCTTATATACCTTCTAAATGGAACTCTGTAAGAGATAAATATTTTGACCGCGACCCAGATAATATTAACGTAACGGCTATATTTGGTAGATATTTGTCTGTCATGTGCTTAAATTAGTGGAAAAAATATGGATGGGCTGATACAGAAAGGCTCCAAGAGGAACTAAATGATAAGTACGACGCTCAGGAAGCGGCAGAGCGCAAATAGCGTGAAGAAGAATTGAGAATGCAGAAAGAAGCAGGCGAAATCTCTGATGCGCAATACTAGACTTATATGAGTACAGAGACTCAATACTAGGAATATTAGACGCGTCCGCCCGCATCACAAGAGGAAGCAATAGGCGCAGACAATTATTATAAAGAAGAAGATTTTCTTGATTTAGATGAATTACCTGACCCGGCCGCAGGACTAACAAAAAAAGACCAAATATGGCTGGTAATGAAATGGGGTAATATGTATAAACCAGATGAGTTACTTTCATTAGAGAAAAAATACAATGAAATGATACGAGATTTTGACGTTAGTGAAAGTGATACAGAGTCTACTCTCATCCTATTGTGCAAGACCTATTTGAAAATGAACCAAGCCATTGACGCAAATGATACTGAATCATATAAAAAATATGCTAGTGTATATGACTCTTTGCGGAAATCAGCAAAATTTACTGCCGCGCAAAAGAAAGAGCAAGAAAAAGACTTTATAGACTGCGTTGGTAATCTTGTTCTCTATTGTGAAAAAACAAAAGGGAAAATACCTAGATACGATACATCTATTGATTATGACGTATTTGATAAAGTAATTAAGGATTTAAAGAGCTATAATAAGTCTTTAATATATGAAGATAAGTCATTAGCGCGGCAAATAGAAGATTATCTGAAAAAGTTGGATATACAGCAAAAGAGAAAAGCCGCGGAAAAGGAAGCACAAGAAAAAGGCATTAGAGCAAAAGACCTTCCTGTTACTGATGAAGAAAGAGCTTATTAGAGTGAGCTATTGTCAAAACAAAGAGAAAATGACGAAAAGGTTTATAAAGGAGAGATTTGATATATGACTTTACAAGAGCTAATGAACCTCTCTAAAGAAAAATCTGTTTCCTCGTAGTTTGCGATAACTGAAGAAAGAATAAATGCTTAGATAGATAATATAAGAAAATTAATCGCTTTCTTTAGAGAGTATCCTGATATATTTATAGATTTTATTAAAGGCCCTGATAGCAAATTTAAACTATATAATTATTAGCGAATTATATTAAGGGCGGCAATGCGACACAGGTATGTTTATATGACTTTGCCGCGCGGTTCATCTAAATCATTTTTGTCAATGCTAATACTAATGTTACGTTGCATTTTGTATCCTGGGTCGGAGATGTTCGTTACGACCGGCGGTGAGACGACTTGCCGCATAATAATAGCGGAATTAAGCTGGAACCCTGAAATGGGAATCAGAACCGAAGGCTGCAATATTGCGGTCAGGGGCAACGCATAGAAGGTGAAAAGATATAATCCTTCCACGAGGCCGCTACTCTTTTTCTATTGTTTAGAGAAAGATGAAAAGATATGCTGAGCTATTACAAATAGAAAGTAATAGAACTAAAGGATAAAAAGCCTTTAGGATAACAATATTGAAGGAACAGGCCGCATCAATTACAATATCGAAAATTGAGCAGTTATGTAGTTTAATTCCTGCTCTTGATAATGAGCTAAATAGAGAGCGCGGCCAGACGCGAAATTCTACTAAAGATGTTAAATACATATTTAAGAATGGTTCGACTATTGATGTTTTGAGCGCAACCGAAAAGACTAGAGGCTAGCGCCGAACGGGCGGTTTGATGGAAGAATGCGTGCTCATAGACTAGACCGCGCTAAATGAAATAATAATCCCCACAACTGTTATTGACCGACAACTTGCGGACGGGACGCGTTACCCTGATGAAGTAATTAACAAATCTCAGATTTTCATTAATTTTTTGGTCAAAGTTTACTAATTTTTATGAATATATCCTTATATATAATATAAAGAGAAATATTATACAGTAAAGGAGATAAATAATGAAATATTATATTTATAAAATAGAAAATTTAATAAATCATAAAGTTTATATTGGTTTAACTAATAATATAGAGAGAAGAAGAAATAGACATTTTTCAGATTTAAGACATAATAGACATGATAATCATTTTTTACAAAAAGAGTTTAATATATATGGTGAAGAAAATTTTTCTTTCTCTGTTATCTTTGAAAATGATATTACAGAAAAAGAAATAGGGGATAAAGAAAAATATTATATTAAACAATATGATAGTTATAAAAATGGATATAATCAAAATGAAGGAGGCAATTTTGGTGCGTCAAATGGAGGGAGTCATTTGATAGAAAAAGACATATTTGAAATTCTTGCAGCTATTGAATTTGCTCCAAGCCGCCCTGGTGAAATTCTTTCTTAGATTTTTGGAGTAACAAAAACAACTATTAGCAGAATTAGGAAGAGTGTAAATCATATCTATTATATTGAAGAATATAATAATAAAACGTAGGAAGAAAAAAAATAGATATATCAAGAATTTTGTAAAAGGACTAATTTTGAATAGAAAGTTCTATCTTCTACGAAGTTAAGAACAAAAAGAAGAATAAAAGATGAAGATGTTTATTTAATTTTATGTAATTTTGAAAAGAGAATAGTTTCTTTAAATACTCTAATGAAATACTTAAATGTAAGTAGTAGTAATACTCTTTATAGTATAAGAAAAGGAGAAAGCTATAAAGATTGTGCAGAACAGTATAAATTATTTACTGACGACCAAAAACAAAAGTTAGTGACCTTACTTAGAAATTTGTAAGTGAAAACCCCTTGAATTGCTGGAAAATCTTTTAAAATAGACAATCAGCAGCCAAGCCTCGAAAAAGAGGAAGGTTCAACGACTATCCTGAAAAGGAGTACATTGTAAGCGATTGACAATGGAAGCAGGGGGCACCCAAATAAGGGTGGTGATATAGTCTAATCTCATATGTGAATATGAGCTGCCGTAAGGCGCGTATTAAGTAGCGATTAATACGGAATATAAATGAACGACCGCAGGCTACCGGAACTCGTTTGCGTATAAGAAGTTGATTGAACTTTTAGTACAGTCTATACTAAAGCCAGATGAGGTAATGATTCTTGGCGGTACGTATCAGATTCCTGTTGTTGAGGGGTTGCAAGATGAGAACTGGTTGGATTAGTTAAAACTGCAAGATACATTCAACGAAGATTCGTTTGAACGAGAGTATAAAATAACATTGTACTCTATAAATACAATGAATTGCTGGAAAATCCTTAGAGCTTTTCTTACTACAGCACAAATATGAAATATGGTTAATTGCGACAGTGAAAAAAAGGAAAGATTGGACAATCAGCAGCCGAGTCTCGAATAGAGAAAGGTTCAACGACTATCCAAAAGGAGTACACTGTAAACTGTTGACAGTGGAAGTATTGTACATAGAAGATATAGTCTAATCTCATGTGAAAGCATGAGCAGCGAAAGCGCGTATGAAGTAGTGAATCATGCGGAATATAAATGATGAGCAAGTGGACTGGAGATGCCGATGGCGCATTCTACTCCTCTGAAAAATTTGACCAAGGCCGCGTTCTTAATTTACCAGAGTACGAATATAATAAACATCTATCTAAGTCCTCTTATTACGTTATTGGTGTCGATGTGGGAAGAATTGGGTTAATAGTTAGCTCAATTAAAATCTCTTTAATTGCTGGGAAGTCCTAACATCAAAGATGAGGGTAATCAGCAGCCAAGCTCTGAAAAAGAGAAGGTTCAACGACTATCCTGAAAAGGAGTAGATTTAAGTGAATCGAAAAGGGAGATTTCTGAAAAGAAAAAGATATAGTCTAATCTCATATGAAAGTATGAGCAGTTCATAAGAGAACGCACATAGATTAACGACCTATGTGGAATGCAAATGGTACGACTGAGGCTTGCGTCTTCAAAGTCACTCCTCTAGCTCAGGGCGGCACGGTGAAGAGTCTAGTAAACATATATACTTATAAAGCGGAACATTTTGAAACACAAGCTATTAATTTAAAGCGGCTATTCTTTTAGTATCGCGCTCGGACCATCGCTTTGGATGCGAATGGCCTGGGGGTGGGACTAGTTGATTTTATGGTAAAACCGCAAACAGACCCCGAAACAGGCGAGGTATTTCCTTCTTTTGGCGTCTTAAATGATGATGATGGACTTTACCGAAAATATAAAACGATTGACACCGTTGCCGATGCAATGTATTTAATTAAAGCTAATGCGCCGATTAACACGGAAGCTTACTCTTATGCTCAAGTCCAAATGGCGAGTGGACGCATTAAATTTTTAATAGACGAGGCCGCGGCAAAAGTAAAATTAATGTCAACGCGGCATGGTCAAAATATGAACGCAGATGAAAGAAATGAATATTTAAAGCCTTTCGTTCAAACTTCCATACTTAGAGAGCAAATTTTGAATCTAGTACAATCTAATGAAGGAGTTAATATTATCTTAAAGCAGTCTTCAAGAGGAATACCTAAAGATAAATTCTCTGCGTTCATCTATGGATTGTATTATATAAAGAAGGAAGAAGAAAGGAAGAAAAAGCGTTCTAACTTTGATATTTCTGATTTGCTATTGTTTAATTAAAAATTTTTGGGCAAAAGAGATAAAGGAATATTATGAATAAATTAATTATAATAAAGGATTTGATGATTCAATCAAGGAGGTGATTAATTGAATGAGGTCTAGTAGAGGAGAAATTAAAATAGAAGAAATTCTGCAAGCCGCAGGATTAGATTTTCAAGAGGAATACAGTTTTCCAGATTTAACAACTAATACAGGAAGACCTCTTCGATAGCCGATTTGATTTTGCAGTATTTGATGATTGCGGCAAGTTAGATTTTTTAATTGAATTTTAGGGGATTTAGCATTATCAGCCGAAAGATAAGTTTGGTGGAGTTGCTGGTTTGCGGAAATAGCAGTATAATGATATGTAGAAACGCATCTACTGTAAGAAACACGGAATTCCGCTTGTCTTAATTCCATACTACGATTAGAATCGCGTTAATTATGATTACATAATGAAAGCCGCGGGGTATTGCTAAATATTAAGATATTAGAAAGGAGGGAATGACTTATTAAAAATAGGATGGACGAGATAAAGAAAAAAGGATTCGATATGACACCAGATTCCTTTTAGTATTAGTCTCAAGATTTTAGTAAAATTAGAATCGGATAGAAAAACGTCGAGGATGCAATACTGAATCTTAGTGACTTTAAGCGTACTGATTCAAGACTAGGAGATAAAACAACTATATTGAATGCCATAAAAAATAATGATTAGCGGCTAATGAGAGAAATATCTAGCTTTTTTTATAGAACGAGTGGTATTTATAATCGGTTATGCAGGTATATGGCTTATATGTACAGATATGATTGGATGATAACTCCTTATATTAATTCAGAATCAATTAAAGAAGAAAAAATCCTTGATGGTTTTAACAAAGCACTAGCTTATTTGGATAATTTTTGTGTAAAGAAATTTTTAGGAGAAGTTGCATTAAAGGTTATCAAGAATGGTTCTTATTATGGTTACGTCATTAAATATTAGGATAGAGCTATTGTTTAGGAACTACCACCTAATTATTCGCGGTCAAGATTTGTTGCAGCGAATGGAACTCCTTTGATAGAATTCAACATGAGATTTTTTGATGAAACATTTAGAGATACAAATTAGAGAATAAAAATGATTAATGCTTTTCCTGAAGAATTTAGAAAAGGATATATATTATATAAAAAAGGTTAGTTACCTCCTCAGTTTGCAGGAGATATATCTGGATGGTACTTGCTTGATTCTAATAATACTATAAAATTTAATTTAAATAATGAAGATTATCCTCCTTTTATTGCAGTTATTCCAAAAATTATTGACTTAGATAACGCTCAAGGGCTAGACCGCAAAAAGATGCAATAGTAGCTACTGAAATTAATTATTCAAAAGATGCCAATAGATAAAAATGGAGATTTAATATTTGATGTGGATGAAGCTAGATAGTTGCACTTGAATGCAAAATAGATGTTAGCTTAGACTATTGGATTAGATGTATTGACTACTTTTGCGGATATTTCGGTTGAGGACTTAGCTGATAATGTCACTACAACTTCAGCTGATGAACTAGAAAAGGTTGAGAGAACAGTTTATAACGAAGCTGGTGTTTCGCAAATGCAATTTAATACAGATGGCAACATAGCTCTTGAAAAATCTACTTTAAATGACGAAGCTGCTTTGTATAATTTAATTCAATAGTTTGAAAACTTCTTAAATTATTTATTAGAACCTTTTAATAAGAATCCTAAAAAGATTTATTATAAGGCATCTATACTAGGTACGACTATTTATAATTATAAAGAGTTATCTAAATTATATAAAGAATAGACGCAAATGGGCTATTCAAAAATATTACCATAGTTAGCTCTTGGACAATCATAGAGTTCAATATTAGCGAATGCTTATTTCGAGAACACTATATTAGACTTGGTTCATGTTTTTATCCCTCCAATGACGTCTAATACTATGAATGCAGAGAGTTTAAGTTAGGTGAGTGGAAAAGAAAGCGGTCGGCCAGAAAAAGAAAATGATTAGAAATCTGAAAAAACTATTTAGAATAAAGAATCTGCAAGTTAAAGGAGAGTGAAATAAAGATGGTACATCAGTCAGTATCAGTCATAAAAGAACCAGAGTTTATCAATCTTTCTCCTAACGATATAAATCCATTGGTCTCTAACTGTTAGATAAAAGTTCTATATGTAGGAGAAAATAGAAATAGAAGCTACATCTCTAAGGAAGTTGCTGAAGATATGGCGAAATCTCTTAGAGGAACTCCTATTGTTGGATACTATGTAGAAGATAAGAAAGACTTCGGCGATCATGGGGAGCAATTAGTTATAGATGGAGAAGGATTTCATTTTAATACATTGACTAAACCTTATGGGTTTGTTGCGCCTGATGCAAAGGTATGGTTCTAGGACTTTGAAGACATGGATGAGCGCGGAATAAAAACTGTTAGAACCTATTTAGTTACAGATGGCTATTTATGGACAGGACAATTTGAAGAATGTCGTAGTTTATTAACGAATGCAAAAAGCCAATCAATGGAGCTAGATAGTGAAACTTTAAATGGCGAATGGTCAAATGCGGTTAATAATAATTATGAACTTTTTATTATTAATGACGCAATATTTTCAAAGTTATGTATTTTAGGTGACGATGTAGAGCCTTGCTTTGAAGGAGCTAGCATTGCGCCTAAAGCATATAATTTAGATTTTCAAAAGACTTTATTCTCTATGGTGAAAGATTTACAAGAGATAAAGTCAGAAGGGAGAGCAAATAGTATGAACACTGAAATTAATGAAAACAATGATTTAAATGCTGCGGCAAGTGCAGCAGAATCTGCTGCCGCAACTACTTTTACTGAAAACACTGAAAAAATCGAAAATAATCAAGAAAATTTGGGCAAAGCTAATCAAGAGGAATCGCCTAAAAATGAAAATACAATAACAGCGGAACAATTTTCTTTGTTAAGCCAAGAGTATGAAGATTTAAAGAATAAGAATGCGGAACTGCAAGAAAAATATTCTAAGTTAGAGCAAGACTATTCTGAGCTTTTGACTTTTAAGAAGAATGTTGAAAACGAAAAGAAAGACGAACTAATTAAGAGTTTTTATATGCTTTCTAATGAAGATAAGAAAGACGTTATGGAGAATAAAGAGAAGTATTCTCTAGATGAAATAGAAGCAAAACTTTCTGTTGTTTGCTTTAGAAAGAAAATTAATTTCGCCTCTGAGAAGGAAGAGGCCGAAGGAGAGCCAGCCGCGCCCGTTACTTACTCACTACAGGACGAGACTGAAGATGTTCCAGCTTGGTTAAATTCTATCAGAGACGCACATAATAAAAATAAGTGATTAAATACGAAAGGATGACATACTAGTATGAAGAGAGTTGGATTCGGGCAAGTAGAAGCTAATCACTTGTCTGCACAGAGAACTGGTCAAATTTATGCACAGCTTCCAGCTAAGAATGATATTAATTTACTGGAAAATGGTCAGTTCGTTAAATATAATTATGCTGATGGAGTTGTTGACTTCGAAGGCGAAGGCGAGTGGATGCTCGTTTATAACGAAGTTAAGTTATACGATGCGCCCTGGAGAGAGTCTTATAAAGATTTTGCTATGATTAAGGATAATTATACTCCAGGTAGCGATTCTATTACCCATGATGGACTTGGTCCTTTTAAGGGTCAAATGACTCCTCGCTTATTCAAGACTAATATTGGCGATATTTTTACGACTAACTGCTTAGAAAAAGCTAATACAAGCGGCAAGGCAGAAGTTACTTTAACAGATTTAACTGTTGGTGATGTAGTTGCTCCTACCAAAACAAATGGTTACTTAAAAAAGAGCGACAGTGGTACTACTACAGATGACACCGTTATGAAGTGGCAGGTAGTTAAACTCACCACAATGCCAGACGGCCAGGCCGCAGTCAAATTAATGAGAATACTGTAATTGGGGAAAGGAGGAAAATTTGATTATGGCTTTAAATAAGAAAGATTTAATTACCCTAGGTAAAATGGCTGCTAATGCAGATTCTTCTTCTCCTGTTGCTTATTCTTTTGGTGAAGAGAAATATAGTTATGAAGATTTAAATAATGCTTTTAGAGCACAATTAAAAGAGATTGCTGGGACACCTGCTCTGTATAGAGAAAATAAAAATCTTGTATTTGAATTAATGGAAGAAATTATTGATGATGTTCTTCCTAAGAAAGTTTTAGATCAATACAGTCAGTTTGCGGAAATTAAGACTTATGCTCAGGGAGACCGGCCTGTATTTACTCAGAGAATTACAGCTGCGGCTCGGAGACGTGCAAAGCAATTCATTACTAAAGTTGGTTTAGCTGGTAAGTACGAGGTCTTCAAGCTGGATGGACGGAGCTATGAAGTTCCTACTAGCGCATTCGGTGGAGCTGCCCAGATTAGTATTGAAGAATATCTGGATGGCCGCATCGACATGGCAGACGTACTAGATATTGTGATGGAAGGTCTAGATGAGGCTATTTATCTTGAGATTGAGCGTGCTTTAGTTGCGGCAGTAACCGATTTACCCGCTGCAAATCAAACTGTTCAAACCTCTTTTGATGAAGACGAAATGGATAAGTTAATTTCCATTGCTGATTCTTATGGTCAGTCTACTATTTACTGCACATACGAGTTCGCCGCCACAATGGTTCCTTCTGAAGGCTGGATTTCTGATAATATGAAAGACCAAAAGTGGAATAACGGATACCTAGCTAATTATAAGGGCCACAGAGTGATTGTTTTACCTCAATCCTACGAGGATGAGACCAATGCTAAGAAAGTTATTGACCCGTCTTATGCTTGGATTATTCCTACTGGCGCGGAAAAACCAGTTAAAGTTGCTTTTGAAGGTCAGACTATGGTGCGTGAATTTGAGAACCACGATTGGTCAAGAGAATTTCAAATTTATAAAAAGGTTGGCGTTGGCGCTATTTTCACCAACAATATTTGCGTCTATCAGAATACCTCTTTAACTAGATAATTTTATTGAGTGAGAGGAAAATTATTTCCTCTCCTTTTTTATAATACGGAGATAAAAGGAGTAAATAATTTATATGATTGAAAATAACGAAGTTATTAAAGTAAAAAATCGCGGAGCTTGTTCTGCTGGTTATAAGATTCCAGAGGATAGAATTGTTAGGAAGTTTGCGCCAAATGAGGAAAAAGAAATAACGATGGGCGAATTGAGAAAGCTTTCTTTCCAGCCTGGTGGGCAGTATTTGATTGAAAATTGCTTAATTATTGAAAATGAGCACGCAGTAAAAGAATTAATGCACCAAGTGGAGCCAGAATATTTTTATACAGACAAAGAAGTACAAGCAATACTTGAAAGAGGAACAATGTCTCAGTTTTTAGATTGTTTAGATTTCGCGCCGCAAGGAGTAATTGATATAATCAAAAAAGTAGCTGTTCAAATTAAATTAAATGATGTTGCTAAAAGACAAGCGATTAAAGACAAAACTGGCTTTGATGTAACAAAAGCAATCGAAATTAGCGAAGAGACTGAAGTGTTCGAAGATGCTATTCCAAGTGGTAGACGCACTGCCGCACCAGATTTTTCAACGACAGAGACTAAGCCAGAAAAGAAAAGACGTGAACCTATTTTGGCTAATTATGAAGTGATTATTAAGGAGTGATGAAAGATGGCCACTACACCATTTTCACTCATTTATGATTTATTTTTATCTAAGATAACAGATGACCTTTATTTAGAATTAACAGAATTAGATACTTATCGCCTTTTATAGGATTTGCTCTTGTCCGCAATACCAAAATTTGAATTCCCAAGAAAACCGCTAGACGATTATAATTTGCAAGATGTAATTGATGTAGGCACTTATAATGGTGTAGAAAGTAATTCTGAGGACTGGGAATTGCTTATATATGGGCAAGGACAATTTAATGTTTTATTAACAGACGAAGAAATGAATATATTAGCTACTTACATGATAGTTGAATGGATTGGCTAGTAGTTAGCTAGTATAGAAAATACGCGAATGAAGTATTCAGGGTGAAGAATCTCGCCCCGTATATAAGAAATTATATAATGAAAATTTTAGTAAAAAACTGGAACCCTGAGATGGGAATCAGAGCGGAAGTTAGATTTTAAAAGATTTAACACGCGCAGAGCATAGGATTATTAAACAATAAAGAATTTTTATTGAAATATAAATCCCACGAGACTAAAACATCTGAAAAGATGAAAAGATATGCCGAACTTACAAGAAAAAGAATTGTAAGAAGTAAAGATAAAAAACTTTACGATAACATATTTGAGGATTTTAAATTCACAAGCTAGGCCAATCATATGTAGAAACTAGTTACAGTTAAAAAAGAGTATGAGCGCGAAGGCTTTCATCTCCAAAGACTGTATAAACGCAGAGCGAAAGATAAAGATGGAATACCTCGTTCTACTTTCGGCGTAATTATGTACGGAGACCATTGGGCATGAGAGAGTTGTATGTTGAAAAAGATATAATTATAAATATGCTAAAGAAAAGACTTAATCTTATTTATAAATTATTACCGACAAGAGAAGAAAAATCTGATTGGGGTAAATTACTTTCTACTATTGTTGAAGAATTATCTGGATTATATATAATGTTTAATTCAGAAGAATTAAAGTATAATTTATTTATTATTATATGTAAATTAGAAGGGCTTAATTCATTAGCCGAGCCAGATGATTTTTTTGATTATCGCCGCATAATATTTGAAGTTCTTAACTTAACTCAATAGTTAATAGATTTAGTTGACGAGAAATGTCAGGACTAGATTCCCTTAAAACTAGAATGAGTTATTATGGCGGAAGTAATCAAGAGATAAGAATGTAGAAAGATAAATTAAGGTCTTTGCGCAAAGCGCTATTATATTCATATTAGTCTGTTACTATTGCTTTACCAGATGAAGAAGGAAATTTTTCTGAGTAGAGCCAAAAATTTAGAGCATTAATAAATCCAGATAAAAATAAAAGCGATTATGATGATAAAATACTTTCAATTCCTTACGAGGACATCTGTTTGAATGATGCGGCGGGCGGCGTCAAAACGTCAGAGGGGCTGACTAAAATAGACATTAAGCCAGGTTCTGTATTCGAATGGGTTGAAACAAAGACAAAATGGTTAGTATATCTGCAATTTTTAGAAGAAGATGCCTATTTCCGCGCTGAGATTAGGCGCTGTGATTAGCAGACTCAAGTAGGGGATAAAAAATATTGGACTTATATACGCGGTCCAATGGAAACGTCTATCTAGTGGAATCAAAAAGGCGGTATTGAGTGGAATGACTTGAATTATTCTCTAGTTATGTACATTACTAAAGACGAATATACATCTGATTATTTTCATAGATTCAATTTAGTGAAAGTACAAGAGCCAGATACAGATGTACAGAAAACTTGGCAAGTGGTTGCGGTCAATCCCTATTACGGGGACGGAATTATACAAGTTTATCTGGACGAGTATTTTGAAAATACTATAGAGGAGACTGGGAAAGAGCCTGAGCCAGAACCGCCGGTGATTGACCCTAGTTCCATCTATATAGAGGGACCCGATACTGCGGCCGCATATGATGAGGTTGTTTGTACTATTGTCAATGCCGCGGATGGGACTTGGGAAGCTATTTTAAAAGAAAGAGTTTATTCTGTTAAAGATTTAGAGGCAAATACTGATAAGAGTAATAATGATACTTGGGTTCCTGTTCAAAAGACAGACGAGCTTGAATTAGCAAGAATTGATGATTATTCAATAAAGATTTTCCTAAATATTTCTAGTGGTTCTATTGTTGTGAATTATTTAGGAGAAGATGATGGAATTCTTGCTTCAAAAACTATTACCGTGAAATAAAAAGAGATAAAAGGAGATTTTAATTTTTATGAAAGTAGATTTAGCTATGAAAAAGATAGATTTTAGTACATCTTTTCTCTCTTGTGAAAAAGATGCTGAATCTATTTTAAGAAAATTATTTATAGAAAGTAGACCTTATAGTGATTATTTAAAGCGTCTATTGGTTATTAATACAAAAGATTGCCTAGATAATTTAGATAATGAAGTCTATAATAAAAAAATTACTGAAATGACTTTGCCTAAATTGATAGAGGATGGTTATATAAAATTGGCACCTAAGATAAAAATGCCTGAACATGAAGAAATAAAATCTTATATTATCATTACTTTTGATGATTTTACTCAAACGTCAAATAATGAATTCAGAGATTGCACTATCAACTTTCATGTTCTAAGTCATACTGACTATTGGGACTTAGGTAAATATAGATTGCGGCCAGTGAGAATTGTTGGTTATATAGACGGAATACTAAATAAAGCAAAGTTATCAGGAATTGGACGATTAGAATTTTTAAGTTGCAGTTAGTTAGTATTAGACGAAACTCTATCTGGATATGTACTTAGCTATAGAGCGGTTCATGGTTCAGATGATAAAATAGAACAAGTGAATGAATAATAAATTATTATTCTAGTCAAATAATGATATTCCTTTTCTTGAAGCAAAAGTTGTTGTGCATTAGCCAACTATAAAAGAAATTGCTCTTATTGGAGAAGATATTTTCTTCAGAGGGAGTGAGCTATTAACTTTATCTAAAGAAAATATTCCGAATGTGGGCAAAAATGATTTAAAGGGTTTTAGTAATTTTGATATAATTATGTCAGTTATAAATAATAAAGATTTGAGTTCATAGAAAGAAAAAATAAATCTATTATTAACTTTGTCTCTTTTATTTCCTGATTATAAAATAAAATTATCTAATAGCTAGATAATTTTGACAAAAGATGAAAAAGAATTTTTTATTAATTCGTCTAATCACGAGTCTTTCAAGAAACTTTTAATACAAATGCTTTGTCTAGATTATAATAAGAAAGATGATAAAAAATATAATCCAGCAAATGGTAAAGCTGCGGAAATAGCAGAAAAAATAAGAAAAGGCAAATAGAAAGTAAACTAGTTAAAAAATAATAAATAGAATCAAGATATTCATATTTTATTATAGTATGTTTCTATTTTGTCTGTTGGTTTATAGAAAGATAAGAATTAGTTAATGGAATATACAATTCCTCAACTTTATGACGAATATAAAAGATTTGAAATGAAATATTAGTATGATATGTACGTTCAACAGAAAATGCTTGGAGCAAAAAATCTCAAAGAGATAAAATTCTGGATGGATGATATATATTAAAATTTATTAAATTAATTTAATAACTTTTTTAAGGAGGAAAAAATCTTATGAAATTTGGCGTGAAACTAAATTAAGTCTTGCGCTTATATACCTTATCCTAATACCATAGGGGTTCTTAAATAAGAGCTAACGGGGAATGGGTGTCAATGTCACCAGAATCCCGTGTCATGGCCGCAAGGCAGCGATGTAGAGACTAGAATATATTCGTAGGTTTGCTATTGGTACGCAAATCGAAACAGGTATAGGTGCGGTTTAAGGTCTGGCCGCATTTAAGAGATAGTCCATAGTTAATACTATGAAGAGAAATATGTAATGTTGTATTCCGTGCTAAATCTCCTATGAAGATTGGCAAGACAACATTCCAAACTGGACAACCAGTTATTATGCTTGATACTGCAACTGCTTCCACTCTGGAAGGCGCTGCAACGACAGTCTACGCGCAGGGTTAAAAATAGCTCCATATATAAGTGATTATATATGAAAACTGCTCTAATTGCTGGAAACTCTTATAAAAAATATAAGACAATCAGCAGCGAAGTAATTAAGAATAAAATATTTTGGGAGGCATATTGATTATGTTATTACAAATTAATTAGTTTATTCCTGAAGTAAAAGACCGTTATTTCATTTGTGACAATGGCGATTTATTTACTGATTTTGGTCAAAGAAAAATGAAAAATAGTACAAAAAATGGATATGTAAAGAACTCATTAGTCTTAAAAGATGGAACATCTAAATCATTTTTTAGACACCGTCTAGTTATGTTATGCTTTTGTCCCAACGAAAAAGCAAATGAATTACAAGTAAATCATATAGACGGAAATAAAGAAAATAATAGTATAGAAAATTTAGAATGGTGTACTAATCAAGAGAATAGAATTCATGCTGTAAAAATAGGACTTGCCGCGAGATTAATCGGTGAAGAAAATCCTGCTAGTAAATTAAAGGAAGAAGATGTGCTAGATATTATAAATGATTTATTAAATCATATTCCTTATTCTCAAATAATGAAAAAATATGAATGTTCTAAAAGTACTATTTCATCAATAAAGAATAAAAGAAACTGGTCTTATTTGACTAAAGATATTGATTTTAATTAAACGTTCAACGACTATCCTTTATGGAGTAGATTACAAGCTATTGGTAATTGAAATGGGCAGTCTCTCTTGGCGAGAGAAAGATATAGTCTAATCTCATATGTGAATATGAGCTGTCGAAAGACGCATATAGTGTAGCGAACTATATGGAATATTAATGGGACGCGGAAATGTTCGTTTAATTGCGTGGGATGAAAAGAAAATTACTCACCGGCTCACGAATCTTAGTAATAAGATAAAGAAAAATCTCGTGAATTGCTGGGACACCCAAAATCATTTTGGGCAATCAGCAGCCAAGGGGCGCATATAAAATAAATGCGTTCAAGGTTCAACGACTATCCTTTATGGAGTAGGGCTAAGCGGCCCGAAGCGCGAGACTCCTATTTTTAGGATGAAGATATAGTCTCATCTAAGTGGATATATAAAGACTTAGTAGTTCATTAGAGAACACATAGAAATTAGCGACTTCTATGGAAGATACACTCGTTATGAGGTGAGAAAACATTAACCTTCACCGTCACCGATGCTCTTCTCAGCGCTACTGGATTTGCAATCCTGTCTGGCGCTGGATTAATTACACAAAATACTGGAACTAAAGTTCACTATCATGTAACAACTAATACAACTTGTGCAGCTACTGAAATTGATTTAACTGATGCTCTCACACCTTTTGGCACAGGTGCTCAAATTTGTGATACTGCACCTATTTATGTCATTGAAACAGAAGCAGATGGTTCTATCACTGGAACTTTCTTAACTAACGTAACTGTTGACGTGGGTGGAAAGAAATTAAAGGGTACCTTTACAGCGGGTAAAGCTGTCACTGTTGACTATTATGTGCTAGTCGATGGTGCTGGTATTGACGAAATTCAGATTGATGCTGAGAACTTCGCAGGATACTTCTATGTAGAAGCGGATACTTTATTCCGTCGGCAGTCTGACGGTGTTGACCTGCCCTGCAACATCACTCTACCTAACGTTAAGATTCAGTCTAACTTCACCTTCTCTATGGCTTCAACTGGAGATCCAAGTGAACTAATGCGCTTGGCGGCTTAAATAAAAGCTGAAAAATTTAGTTCTTTAATTGCGGGAAAACCCTTAGAGCTTTTACAACTAAAGCAATATAGAAATATATTGACTGGCGAGGGTAATGACTAAGGTATAGTAAAATCGTAAAAGATTGGGTAATCCGCAGCAAAGATTTCGTATTTGACTTTTTATAAAATATAAGATATAATTAAAATAAAAAAAGGAGAAATGAAAGAGTGGAAAAACGTATACATGACTTCATTCCAGAAATAAAAGATTATTATACAATTACTTCAGATGGATTAATATACAGTGATAATTCTGGATTAATGAAAACTAGAGATAGAGCAGGAACTGACTATCAAATAATTAATTTAAGCAAATTAGACGGAAGTAAAAGGACTTTTAGGGTTCACCGTTTAGTAATGATGGCTTTCAATCCTGTTAAAAATATGAATGAATTAGAAGTAAATCATATAGATGGAAATAAAAAAAATAATAAATTAGAAAATCTTGAATGGTGTACTGCTAGTGAAAATCAAATTCATGCTTTTAAAACTGGACTAAATAAACCAAGAAAAGGAGAAGAAAGCAATCTCTCTAAATTGACTGAAGATGATGTAAAAAAAGTATTTGAGTTAAGAGAAAAAGGTCTTTTACAAAAAGAAATTGCTGAAATAGTTGGATGTACAAAAAGTAATATATCTTGTATTTTAAGAAAAAAGTCTTGGAAGAAATAATGTTCAACGACTATCCTTTATGGAGTAGCTCTAAGTAGAGCGAAATGGGAACTTAAAAGATATAGTCTCAACTATACTGAAAAGTATAGCAGTTCATAAAGAACGCATATAGATTAACGACCTATATGGAAGATATTGACATTCGATTTCACAATGGACGCCTTCCCTGGCGTTACTTATTTCAATCCTGGACGGCAAGTTTTGTGCGCAATGCAGGTGTTGAATAACTACAACGCTGGTGCGGATACTATTGAATCTGTATTCTTACATGATGATGCTGAAGTTATTGCGGAGGCAGAGAACGATTCTGCGGAAGGCGCCGGAGGTTAATAAGGAAGCTTTATAACAATTCCTTTTATGAGCAAATAAGTAGGAAAAAGATATAATAATTACAGGCTATGTCTTAATCAGGCATAGCCTTTTTTGTAAAATGGAGATTTATACGTTACTAATAAAAAAAGGAGCAAAAAATGAGCGCAATAGGAGATTACATACATTTGCACGCTGCGAATTATCTAACTTATGGAACTTTTAGACGCGGCCAAGGAGAAAACTCTTGGGTAGATAGTTATAATGCCTAGATGCAAATAAACAAAAACAGAATAGATGCCTTGGCCGCGCATAATAAAGAAATTAATGAAGAATTAGTTCGTTTAAAAGAAATAATTAAAGACGAAAGTTTAAATACTGAAAATACGGGCAGACAAGAGCTAGAAAGAAAATGGTAGCAGGACGCAAATCGAGCAGTACAAGAGTGCTAGAGTTATATAATAAACTAGATGTCTAATACCATAATAAGCAAGAGCGCAATTAAAAAAAATATTCAAGAATCATCTGATTAGACTGATTATAAAAATTTAATGAAAGCGGTCTAGGTAAGAAATAATATATATAAGAAAATAGACCAAATAAATAAAAACGATAATGCAGTTCCGCAATCAACTATTACTTAGCTATTGAATTTATTTGACGAATTCTTTGCGCTATTGGGGATGAAATCTTTTAGAAATGTTTATAAAGGAAGTCTTTCAAATAGAAATACTTTAAATTAGCTATATAATATGTTAAGGAATATGTAGATTAGTAAATTTCAGTTATCTACATATAATGGCGAATTAGGTGAATATATTATTGCCTCTTGCGGCAATATTGCGTTAAAAGAAGCTGGTCAAGCAATTAATGACTCCCTTACTTCCTTAATAAGAGGAGATGAAAAGTCTTCTTTCTCTTTAGATGAATCACTATTACCTAAAAAGATTCAAGAGGAATTAGTAAAAATTACTGATGGACAATATAACCTATACAGAATTTAGAATACTTAGAATAAAGTTGATGTAGAAATACAATTTAATGACATGAACTTAGGGGTTTCGGTAAAGAACTATAAAAGAAGAAGAAAATCAAAAGGTGCGCACTTACAAGATGTTAATCTAATATATCAGTTGGCTGCGGCGGCAGATAATTTTGGTAATCACTGGCTAAATATTCATTCATTGGATATAAAGCCTGGCCGCGATTATATGGACGATGCTTTGACTCAGTCTATTAGATATGAAGCATTGGTCAGTGGTAACTTAATGAAAGGCGCGAGTGCTAGTTTAGCTAATGTGTTTATTGCTATTGATGCGCAAAACGGTTCTGTTATAACTAAGACCTCTTATGATATTTTGACAAAATCTAATGAAATATCTAACTTTATTATTAAGCCATTGGTTTCCTCTATAAATTTATCTAGTGCAAATGTTTTTGTAGAAGAATCATACGAAGCTAGAATAGCGAATATATTAAACGCATTAAGAAGATATAAAATTGCTGTAAATTATAAGCTGAACTTCTAAACTCTGAGGATTCCTTACTTGACAAAAGAAAAATTTTATGGCATAATTAACCTAAGAGGGAAGGAAAGAAAAAATTTCTCAAACAAAAAAGAAGGAGAAAATAATATTATTATGAATAGAATTACTTTTAATAAATTAAATATAAAACAACAAGATACTATTAAGACTATTAAATATAATGATTGTACAATAGAAGTCTTACAATCATTACCTACTAGAGATATTAATGATTTTATATATGCGGTTTTAGCTAAATCTGAACAAGATGATGGAACTTATAATGAAGTATTACTAAATGCTTATTTTCATTTATATTTAATTTATCTTTATACAAATATTACTTTTACACAAAAGCAAAAGGAAGATGAATTAAAATTATATGATTTAATTAATAATTCTGGCTTATTAGATGCGGTTTTAGGTGTTTTTCCTGAAGAGGAATACAATGATTTACTTGATTATTTAAATAAAACAAGAGAAGAGAAATCTACTTATAAAAGGTCTGTTGCAGGTGTCCTAGATAAAGTAATTAATGATATGCCAAAAAATGCTGAGGCCGCAGCTAAAATAGTTGATAATTTTGACCAAGAAAAATATCAAAATGTTCTTAAATTAGCAAAAGCCACTGGGATGAAATAAATTCGGACAAAAATAATTAATTTATATACCTCTATGATTAAATATCATAAAGGTATTTTTTTTATACTTTTTCCGCGGAAAGGAGATAAAAGGATTATATGGCTAATAATATTAGATTTAATATAGGCTTTGATGTAGATAAGAAAGGTCTTGAAGAAATCAAGAATGAATTGAAATCTATTCAAAGCACTACAACAGAAGAATATCTAAAAATAAATATTAATTAGACTGATTTAAATTAGGTTACTAAAGATTTAGCAGAAATTAACTATGCGGCGTCTACTGTACAAAATGCACTAGATAAAGCATTTAATGCTAAATTAGATACTTTTAATATTTAGACTTTTAATAATTATTTAAAAGATGCAGATTTGACTTTAGATGAAGTATATTCATCTTTTAGTAAGTTAGGGACGCAAGGACAAAGCGCGTTTAGAAAATTAAGTTAGTAGATTTTAACAACTAATACTTAGCTTGATAAAACTTCTACAGTATTAGATGACTTATTTTAGACTTTATCTAATACTGTAAAGTGGAATGTCGCGTCAACAGCGGTAAATGCTTTGGCGGGTCAAGTATCTTAGGCTTTTGGATACGTTAAAAATTTAGACAGTTCGTTAAATGATATTAGAATTGTTACAGGTGAGTCTGCTGAATAGATGGATGAATTTGCTCGCAAGGCTAATGATGCGGCGATTGCGTTAGGACAACAAACAACGGAATACACGAACGCTAGTCTAATCTACAGACAATAGGGATTGGATACGGAAGAGTCCGATGTGCGTGCCAGATTAACTTTGATGACCGCCAATGTTACTGGACAGGACGCGTAGGACGTATCAGAGTAGCTAACTGCGGTTTGGAACGGGTACCAAGTATCCGCAGAAGAGGCTGAGATATACATTGATAGGCTTGCAGTTGCGGCAGCAGCTACAGCCGCAGACCTGGAAGAACTATCCACTGGTATGTCAAGAGTAGCTTCAACTGCAAACGCAATGGGTGTGCAAGAAGAGTAGTTAGCCTCTATGCTAGCTACAATTATCTCTGTTACTCGTCAGGCACCAGAATCTGTAGGCACAGCTGCCAATACTGTCTTAACAAGAATGGCTGATATAACCGCGGATTTAAATGACGAGGTATCTTTGGATAATTACACCAAGAAAATGAATGAACTTGGTATAAACGTCTTAGATGCTAACAATAATTTGCGCGAAATGGGAGATGTAATCACTGAGATTGGGTCTAAATGGACAGACCTCTCAAGAGAACAACAATTAGCTTTGGCGCAAATTATTGGTGGAACTCATCAATTCAATACCGTCTTGGCGCTATTCGATAACTGGGACCAGTATCTTTCTACTCTTGAACAAGTGAATAATGCAGAAGGCGCACTTCAAGAGCAGCAAGATATTTATATGGAGTCTACTAGAGCGCATTTAGATGCTTTAACCGCACAGTGGGAGGACTTATTTGATTCTCTATTGGACTCAGATTCTATTAATGGAGTAACAGATTTCTTAAGAGGATTAGTTGGATTAGTAACTAATTTAGTTGATTCTCTTGGCGGCGGTGAGGAAGTATTTATTGCTTTTGGTTCAGTTCTAACAAGAGTATTTAGTTCTTAGATTTCCGCTGGATTAAATACTTTCATTTCTAATATTCAAGTTGCGCTTTAGAATGTTTAGAATGCAAAAGATTAGTTGCAGTTAGGGCAGTCTTTAAGTGACGGGAACTATGATTCTCTTACTAATGAGATAAATCAAATGAGCGCCGCGTATCAAAAATATTCAAAATATTTAACTGAGGCGCAAAAAGAAGAAGTAAAAAGAACTATTGAATCAAGAGAAGCAATTATCACTGAAGCGCAAGCTTGGGAACAAGCAAAGAAGTCTCTTGAAGAATATTATAATACTTATGTACCCGCAGATGATAGAGTAGGTGGAGATAATACTTAGATTATATCTGCGGCAAATTTAGATTCTTATAGTGAAGATGAGCTATTAGATATTGAGACTTCTTTGGAGAACGCCCAAGACAGATTCCGTAGGTCTAATGATAGAGCTAAAGAATTTAATAATACTATTAATCAACTGACTTAGGGACTTAAACAAAATAGTTTAAGTTTGGATGAAATCAACGAAGGCTACAGATAGGTTTATATTGAACTAGATAGAACAGAAGAAGCTGTTCAAAATTATCTAAATAATTTAGACCAAGAGTCTTAGGCATATATACAATTAAATTCTCTATTAGACCAATATAGACAATAGAGAGAAAGAGTAGTCTCAACTTATGGCGAAAGTAGAATAGGTGAAGGCTTTGCTACAGATGATAAAGCTAGAATCTCTTTATAGAATTTAATAAGAGGCTGGCAAAAAGAAACAACTAATTCAGTTACTGCCGCAGAGGAGTCATTAGATACTGTATACAATGCTTTAGCAGAAAAAAGTTCTTAGATTAATGTTTAGATGCAAAAATCTAATGAACAGGTAAAAGCTCTTTGGAAGACTTTCTCTCAACCAGAGGCAATAAACGCCTTAACAGAAGTGGTTGCGGCAAGTGGTTCTGCTTTAAGTATTTTTACCTAGATAAAATAGTTAGGTTCTATTTGGACGGATGAAAATTTATCTGATGGTGAAAGATTTTTACAAACTTTATTTGGTATCGTCAACATTGGGGGCCAAGCTGTATCAATATTAAGCAGCATAGCAAGTATATCTAATGCTGCATCTGCCTTCTCCGGCATTGCTTCTGCCGTTACTTCTTTTGCCGCAGTTAATCCTATCTTAATTGGAGTGGGTGTCGCCATAGCCGCAATCGGCGGAGTTTATGTTGCGGCAACAGATGCCGCTGAAAAATATGATGAGGCGTAGAGAAGAGCGTTTTCAGAATCTCTAAGCGCTGTAGAGGAAAATAAAACAAAAATACAAGAACTTTCTTCTTAGTTAGAGGACAATAGACAAAAGATAGAAGAAATAAATGAAGCTGGTCCATTGTCTATAACAGATGAGCAAGATATAAGAAATCTATAGACTTAGAATGAATTACTTTCTATTCAAATAGATTTAGAGAAATAGAGATAGAAGGTAGCATATCAGGATGCCGCAGACACTTATAAAGAAACTGCTCCAACAAGAAGAAAAGACTATGAGAAGGCGGCAAATGAAACTGCTTATAGCGGTCTTGATGATTATAGAAGAAACATTGGTATTGCGGCATAGGGTGAGACTAGCCTATACGATATAAAGGCGAGTGATACTTAGGGATTTAACCAGTGGCAAGAGCAAAGACTGAATGAAATAAAAGAGTATAGAGAGAAAGCCGCAAAAGCTGGTTCTGATGTAGAAAGAGCTTACTTTGAAGAGCGCGCTGATTATATGGACCAGCTCTTCCAAGACGATATCGAAAGATGGAAGTATATCAATACTAATTTCGTCGATTATTTAGGCTAGGCCGCACAAGAGGCTACAAACTATCTTGCTCTTGACTCTCAATTCCAGGACGACGAGGCGGTTAAAGAAGCGCAAGAAACTATTCGTCAATACTACGAAGCAACTGGAGTCTATCAATAGAAAGTTGCGGAACAGGTAAATGAATTAATAACGGAGAATAAAGTAGCTTGGAAAGATTTTGTTGATGATACTTAGTCTATTGATTTTAATCAAATATTTGCTCAATAGAATCCAGAACAAGTTCTATAGAGCGTATTTGGTGATGATTTATTTGATGCAATTCAACAAAAGGCATAGGAATTAGGGTTATCCCTATATGCGTTCTTACAACCTCTAGCTGACGATTCAGGTATTATTAATCTTCAGTCTATTGCGGAATGGATTAATATAATAGCAGAAAATACTGAGTCCGCAACCGAGACCGCAGATGATTATGCTTCTAAATTAAGTTTTATAAAGACTTTATCTTAGACAATCTCTACTTCTGGAATAAGCAGTATTACTGATGACGAAGATTTAAAACAACTACAAGAATTAGAAAGTGAATATTCTGTTCTTGCAAATATCCAAGATAAAAATTCTCATGATTATCTTGAAGCACTAAGATATATCCAAGAACAACTAGAAGATAATCATAGAGCGGAACTAAATAATATTAAAGATGAAGCGTCTGAAAGAGCTAAGACCGCGGCTCAGAACCTAAAAGATTTGGAAGCGCGGAAAGAGGAACTGGAAGGGTTAAATGACGCTCTATCCTAGAGTGAATTAGACGACGTTATAGTTGATATACAGGCTAATACCAATGAGCTACAAAACGCAATTAATGACGTTATCAGCGCAGACTATGAGTTAAAAGTATCTATTAATGCGCAAGACCTAGCTTCCGATGTGTCTGATGCTTTTGATTTCGCAACAGAAATATCCAATATTGGTCAATTCATTACAGATGATTTAAAAGTGTCTGTCGATGAAATGAGACAGATTGTAAATGCTGGATATGGCGCAATGTTGATTGATGCTTAGGCCACAACAGATGGAATGGTTCAATTAAATGCGGCCCAAGTAAATGCTTTTATTGATGGAAAATAGTCTGAGGTAGAGGCGTCTCGTTAGGCTTATATTGCGCAACTAGAACAGTCATTAACCTACTTAAATGGACAAAGAGAATACATTTCTTTAGAGCTTCAAGCAGTAGAATCTGCTTTGGCCGCAAAGAATACTGCCTAGGCGCAAAGTAGTCTGTATGAATTGAGAGCTAGACAAAATGGTTATGAACATTATGTTTAGCTATTGTCTGAACAACTGAGCGCGGAGGATGATTACAGATACTAGAGTGAGAATATCTCAGACTAGCTGAACGAGTTTAAGGCGCAATAGTCAGAGATTGCTTATCTGAATCAATAGAAAGATGAAAGTGATGCAACTACTCAATAGGCGCAAGAAGTAAAGAGAAGAATTGAAAACCTTGAAAAATATTATAATTCACTTGTTTCTATTGGTCTAGCTACTAAACAGGCAATGTCTGGAACTGAAGTTACAGTTAAATTCTCTTCTGGTAGCCCAGTTGGTGGAGGCGGAATAGTTGATTCTGGTAATTTTGAAATGCAGAATCCGCTTGACCGCGATTAGAGTAGAGATTATGCTATTAATACCGACTTTGATATTGGTGCGTTATTAGACGAATGGATGGGCTCCGATTGGTCTGAGGCTGGGCGGCAAGAGTTAGAAGATTTAAGAAAAGGCTTATCAGATACTTTAGCTTCTCTTGATGCACAAGCTGGTGCGCTAAGAGGAAGTATTGAAGCGCTTAAAGCTGCGAACCTTGGCGTTGATTATTAGCAAGCTGGCTCAGGTGGTAGTTCTGGAAGTAAAAGCGGAGGCTCAACACCTAACTAGAAGGAATTAGACTTATATAATGATAGGCTTGATGTCTTCGCAGCAATAAACGAAGAAATTGATAAGTATGAAGCTGGTTTAAAAGCGTTACAAGAGGCAGAACAAAATGCTTATGGCGCTGAATACGCTAATAATTTAAATAAACAGCTTGACTTAATTAAAAAACTAAAAGAGGCGCAAGAAGAAAGACTTGAAATCGCAAAGAATCAAGAGTCTTAGCTAAAAGACGAGCTAAGCGGAATTGGTTTCACTTTTACTGACGAAGGAGTTCTTGACAGAAGCAGATTAACTGAGCTAAAGAATTTATATGACCAGGCCGCGACTGTTTATAATAATATGTCTGGTGAACAACAGCAATCAGAGTAGGGTCTTGCTCTTGAAAAACAATTAGAAGATTAGAAAGATTATATATCTTAGATAGAAACCCTAATTGGTTTGTGGGAGGAAGCGCAAAAAGAAGGTAATGACGCAACTACATAGATTTCCTCTTATGAGCAGCAAATTATAGAAGTAATGGATAAGCTCAAGCCAGGCGAACAAATTGAGCTTTGGGAAGAGTTTAATAAAGTAATTCAAGAATTTGGCGACATTACTGATTTAGTTGATTCAAAATTAAGTGCTTTATCTGACGAGCAAGATCATCTTGCAGGAAATGACTGGATAGAAAATATTAATAAACAGATTGATGCTCTTAATTTAAAGAAACTTACTTCCGTTGTTGATGCAGTAAAAGATTTAGGTTCTGTGGCTATTGATGTTAAAAAATCCTCAAAAGATTTTAAAGACTTAATGAACAGCTTAAAAGAGCTAGCTAAATAGAATGATAAGTTGGCGGCCTTTGATATAAATATTGACCCTGACCAAATTAATGCTAGTGCAGATGGAATAAAATATATATCAGATACTTTAATGCAGCTATTTAATGCCTACAATAGCATGGAGGCTGGCTAGCAGGATTTAAATTTATCAAAGACAATAGGAGATATACTTGGAGCAGCTTCTGGAAATATCTTAAGTATAATTTCTTTAGCAGTAGATGTAATAAATATTATAACTAATCTTGCAGATATACTACATAATATAAGAGAATAGATTATTGAATTGAGAATTGAAAAATTTAATAAACCAGTTGATGTTACTCTTGATTTATATGATATGCAACAGCAATGGAATGAATTTAGGCGGCAAGTGATAGATGATTTAGCTGAAGATGACTTTGTCGGCAAGATGAAACAAAGTTTACGCGAAATTAAACAATACTATGAAGGATTAGACTTTAGCATTGGAGATTCATTATTTGATGAAGACAGTATTAATGGAAGCATGAATTTAATGGATACTTTAAGTTCTCATCTTGGTCAAATTATGCAAGAAATTCAAGTCATGATGAGCGGAGAAAAATCTGATATATATGGAGATCATATGCAAGATGCTTTAGATGACCTTAAAACATATATGACTTCACTTCAGGATGCATTAATTGATGTTGCGGAACTAGAGGACGAAATATATCAAGCATACTTAGATGGATGGGACGATATACAAGACGGACTCCAAGATTAGTTAGATGAGTATGACAGAATTATGAACGAAATAGAGCATAATAAGAATATTCTATCTATGCTTTATGGAGACGACGCTTATGACCAAATGAACCAATTCTATGAGCTAGAAGAGAAAGCGAATAGTGGGCGTTTGCAGTATTTGACTTAGACGGTAGCCTACTGGGAACAAGTACGAGCAGAGATGGAAGCTTCTGGAGAAACAAGCGGAGAAGCATGGGATAAAGTAGTCCAAGCGCAAAAAGATGCGCAAGAAGAATTGAATGCGGCTTTGGAAGAAGCAATTCAGACAATCATTGATAAATACTAGAATACCATAGCTGGCATATTTAATGACATGACTGATAAACTAACTGGCGGCATGGGGCTAGATTATATAAGCGATTAGTGGGATTTAATAAATCAAAGAGCTGATAAATATTTAGATGATGTTAATGCAGCTTATGCAATATCTGAATTGCAAGCAAAAGTTCAGGATGCAATCAATAAGAATGACGGAAACGTAGAAGCCCAAGAGCAAATCAAAGATTTGATGGACGAGCAATTATCTTATTTGCAAGATAAAGAAAATTTAACTCAATATGACGTAGAGAGAGCTGAAAAGCTACTTGATATTGAATTAAAACGTATTGCACTATAGAATGCACAACAGAACTAGACCTCTATGAGATTGCGGCGGGACGCGAATGGAAACTATTCATACGAATTTGTGGCTGATGAAGATGCCGTCTCGTCAGCGGAACAAGACCTGGCCGCAGCTGAGAATGAGCTATATAACTTTGACAAAGACCAGTATAATTAGAATTTGCAAGAGATTTTTTAGATGTATCAAGAGTACAATTAGAAAGTTCAAGAAATAGCTTCTGATAATACTTTGTCAGAGGAAGAGCGTTAGAAATATATATTAATGTTAAATGAGGAATACTAGAATTAGCTTACTGCATTAGTGCAAGATAATGAAACTATTCGTCAGAATTTAACTCAATCTGCTTTGGCCGCGTATGCTGAACTGTATGGACTAAGTAAAGATGAGTTTATTAATATGACAGAAGAATAGAAAGAAGCATTTATGTCTAATTTAGTTGAAACATGGAATAGCGGACTACAATAGATGGCTGATGCTATTGCTGGAGAAGGTGGCTTTGAGAGTATAGCTAATGAGGCGCTAGAAAAAATTAAAGAAGCTCAAGATGCTTATAACGAATCTATTGAATAGACAAAAGAAGATATTGATGGACTAGATTTTACAGATTTTTAGACTTCTATTGATAATATATTAGCTACTACCGAGTAGACTATCGCATCAAATGAATCTCTAATTAATAGCTATAAGTAGGAGGCATCTCAATTAATTTAGACCAATCAATAGGCTCAAGAATATTTGGCTACTTTGCAGGCTCAAAATGAAGCAATGTATAAATAGATTGCACTAGCACAATAGTTGTATGCACAAAACGCGGCCGGAACAACTGAGGATGAATCGGCTCCCGGGTGGTTTGACGCCTTGGTTAATATAGCAGCACCAGGAGGACTAATTGGTAATATAATTACAGGCGGAGGCGTGTCAGATTCTTTATGGGAGGGAATTCAAAATTGGTTTGGATTCGACACAGGCGGATATACAGGGGACTGGAACGATAATAAAGGAAGACTTGCGGTCTTGCATGAAAAAGAACTAGTATTAAATAAAGATGATACTGAGAATATTCTTTCTACAGTTGACATAGTTAGAGGAATATCTGATTCTATTTCAGATAATTTATCTGCTTTGGCCGCATCTTAGACACCAATTCTTTCAAACCCGTTGCCGCAAGAGAAAGAACCCGATACTTTGCAGCAAGAAGTTCATATTACGGCAGAGTTCCCGAACGCAACAGATAGAGACGAAATTATGGCGGCTTTCGACAATTTAGTTAATGTTGCTTCCTAGAGAATTATGACTATTAAAAAATAATAAATAAACAACAGAGGGCAGAGAAATGAAAATCTGTCCTCTTTTTTTGGTCATTTAAGGTTAATTATATTTATTCTATTTTATATATATTTATAAGAGATAAAAGGAGATGAATAACACTAATGTCAAAATAGATAGAAGATATTTTTTGTGACGCAGTACAGTTGATGGTAGATAATGCCGTTAGTAAAGCTGGGTATGACGCAACAATAAAAGCGACTATTCTAAGTTGTTCTAATGCTTTGACGGGAGAATATAAAATTAAGTATTAGGATAATACTTTAACAGTTTATTCTCTTAGCGCTGATACCACTTATAAGAAAGGCGCACTCGTATACGTCCAAGTACCAAACAATGATTTAAAGAATAGAAAATCTATTATTGGCGCGGTTAAATCTGACGATGAAAATTATAGTATCTCAGTAGAGCAAGACGCAACTTATGACTTTATAGGGACTAATGTTGTATCTAATGGAGCTGCAACTCTAAATTCATATCATACAGAATCAAAAGAATTATATAATTATTCAAATGACGCAGAAGATAATGCTCTAACGTTAGATACTTTTGCTGTTGACGAGTATATAAAAGAAAATGGTAGTATTTACTGTGCGGCAGATTTTTAGACCTCCTTGCCGCAAGAACAATAGCTACAAGGAAATTATGGAATTATCTTTGCTCTTGATTTTAATAGTAATAATAATGAGGAGGATGTTATTACCAAATATTATTCTATTAATGTGAATAATATGACTGGCAATCCTTATAAATTATTATAGCCAACGCGGCAATATGCTTTTTTTGACATAAATAATGCTAATTTTATAAGAGTAAATTCTATTACTGCTTTTGTTTAGAATTTCCCTAATCAAGATTAGTTCAATACTGTAGAGGATATTTTTATAACTAATATATCACTTCAGGCCGCAAATAAGATGACGTCTGACGAGCTTGCTGGATATAGTATTAATTTAACCACACCTGAAGGTTCAATCTTTACGACAGAGGCCAGTCCAGATGCGGAATTGCCTATCGCCGCAACAGTTAAATTGCGCGGACAAGAGATAGACGATACTAATATCGAGTTCTATTGGTTCGTGGAAGATGCGACTATTAAAACAAATAGTTAGTATTACAGTTTATATGGCGGCCTAGGGTGGAAATGTCTAAACGAGTTATCCTCCACTGGTACTTTCATTGCAGGAAAGAATGAATTTAGCATAAAATTTTCTGATGCTACGGCAAGGAATAATACTTTCAAATGTGTAGCTGTCTACAATGGAAATATCTTTAATAAAACTATTAATATAAAGAATTACTTAGCAGTAAATGTTACGATAGTATCAGATAGCGGAACAAATTTTTATTATGACTAGGGCAATCCTATTTTATCTTGCTTAATAGACGGAGTGGCTCATCCTGAATATTCTTATATCTGGTTAAAGACGGATGATAACGGAGTAGAGGAAATAGAGAACACTACATATTAGTATAAAGTTAATATTGGCCAATTAACAAATTATGCAATTTTTAAATGCGCCGCGGTTAGCAATGGTTTTAGTTTAGGAACGGCATCAATAACATTAACGAATAGTTTAGAAAGCGAATCTGGTTACTCTTTGACTATTGTCAATGGAACGCAAGTCTTTAAATATGATGAAAATGGGGTAAGCCCAACTAGCTAGTCTAATGATGTGCCAATGGTATTAGAACCTTTGCGGCTTTAGTTAACATCTGCGGACGGGGCGGCGATAGCAGATAGCGTTTTAGAAAACTTGCCTATATCGTGGGAAATTCCGACAGAGGACACTTTGTTGATTGTAGAGGAAAATAGCCTATCAAGAATAGAACTTTCATATGACATTGCCGCATCTTATAGCTATCAAAAAACAAATAATACAATTACCGCTTCTGTTACCTACTAGGGTTAGCGGTTAAGCGCAAGTACGAATTTCTTATTCTTGAAAGATGGAGACCCAGGAACAAATGGTACTAATTTCGTATGTAAGATAATACCAAATGTAGCAAGCAATGTAACGCCCCCTGACCGCGTAATATATGATGTAACGCATGGAAGATTAAATTACACCCCGTCTGGCGCGAATACTTAGTGGGTAAGAGCTTAGCTTTGGGAAAATGGAGAGTTAATTTTTGATGGGGTAAGTAGCTAGAATAATTTTGATGTAACTTGGAGTTTATTAGCTAATAAATATAATTATAATACTTCAGATATTTCAACTCTTTAGATAAATTCCATTACTGGATAGATTAATTGTAGTGGATATAATGAATTAAATCACGTGGCTGACATTATTAAAGTAGTAATTTCTTATTAGGGAGTAGAATATGTAGGTGTCTTGCCTATTGTACTTGTAAGTATTAAAAATTTGAGTTATAATATTAGTATACCAGAAAAATCAGGATTTCAATTCGTTACTTATAGCTCAGATGGGACTAACCCCTCTTATGACAAGTCTAATCCATTTGAAGTACGAATTTTAAATAATGGTACTGATGTGAGCGAAAATAATAATACTACTTACACATGGAATATAAAAGGCGCAATATACGAAGACAATAGCTGGAAAGAACAGTCTTTATTAACTGTCTCAAATAATGATAGTGATGCTTTAAATAAGAATTAGTAGAATTTAAAACCCTCTAGCTCTTATAATGGACTATGTGTAACTAATGCAGTAGAATGCGTTGTCCGAATAAGCGGGGCAGAAACTGCGAGAGTTCATATCCCAGTATATCTAGGATTAAATCGTTACGGACTGGCCGCTTTAAATGGTTGGGACGGAAACAGTATACAGACTAGTGCGGAAGGCGGCTTTATTTTAGCTCCTTAGATGGGGGCTGGCCGTAAAGAAACAGATAATAGTTTCACTGGTTTAGTGATGGGCGAGGTCAAAGAAGGCGGTAGCTCAACTAGTGAAGTTGGTTTATTTGGTTACAATAAAGGATAGAGGTCCATATTCCTTGATGCCGAAACGGGCACTGCCGCATTTGGAGTAGAAGGGAAAGGACAAGTAATAATTGACCCAACAGAGGATAGAGCGCTATTAAGGAGTGGGAACTATAGACAAGGTTACTCTGGTATGGCTATTGATTTAACTACTCCTCAAATTACGTATGGGAACGGAAATTTTACAGTGGACAATGAAGGTCATCTGTATGCGTCCGAAGGAGAGCTGGGAGCTGGAAGTTCAAAAATTCACCTTGGAGGACAAGGGAGTAGAAGTTATGTCTATAGTGGCAATAAAAATACATTAACATCTACTTCTACTGGTTTCTATTTGGGAACGGATGGTTTTGCTATGGGCGCAGGAAGTTCTGGCTAGAGCGCGTTTTAGATTGATACAACTGGCGCGGTTAAAGCAACTAATATATCAGTTTAGAATGCAGCCACGAGTAATGGTAGAATTGAAATAACAGCAGGCAGCTCTTGGTCTTAGATAAACTTTTATTATGGAGGCTCAAGAAGAGGCTATATCTATGGAGGTTCTAATGGCCTAGAGATATGGGGATCTCCAACTTATATTGGAGGCTCTAGGATGGATATTTCTGCCAGTTCTTTAGATATTAGTTCTTCTTCTATGTCAATTACGTCTAGTGTATTATATCTTAGACCAGGCACTTTATATGCGAGAACAAATTCTGGGTCAGGATATGCCCCAGCTATTAGTGCTACTTACTAGGTTTTATCATTAAAAACCCATGCTAACCCTGGAGTACCAGGCTTTCCAACTTTAACCAAAGTTTATTATAATATGACTTTTTATAATGGAATATTGGTAAATACTTCTTCTGGAGAAGAAACAGATGAATAATATTTTTATGGAGGTCAAAAGGAGATAATATGACAGAAAAAGAAATTTATGATTTACAGAGAGACATATATTGGTATCTTTCAAATAGATTTTAGCAAAAAAATATTCCTCCTATTATTTAGAAATTAATAATAGAAGGTATATACTGTAAAATTTAGATGCTTGCAGAAAGTTATGATTGGAACCTTTTCATAGAAAAAAGAGTAAAAGAGAAAGAATTAAAAAATAAACAAGAAACTGAAATAATAGTTCCTGATTATATGAAAGATGAAGAGTAGTAGCCTATACCAGATTATATAAGGGATTCAAAAGGAGTAGCTGAAGAAACTTCAGAGGGGGTTACTTATAAATGAGTAGAATTAAAAGTTTAAAAATAAAGATAACTGATACTGATTTTGGTGAGCCAATTCCTCTTGGCGCAGATGCTACGAATGTAGATATGTCAACAGGCGAAAGTGTTGAGGAAGCAATGTTGAATAGAGTTGAGCAGGAATTCGATAACACCGCACAAGGGGACGCATCTTTAATAAATGCTGATACTGTACAAGGAGAAGGACTAGCTCATTTATATTCGGATTTCATAGTCATAAATGTTCCAGCCTCATCTGAATAGCCAAATTAGGAAGATATGTATTTTGCGGATGTTACTGTAAGCGGGATGACGCCTCAAAAAGCTATACTCGGAATACAAATGAGTTACGATACTAGTATAGACACTCAAAAAGCTAAGGCCGCCTACTCATGGGATTATTTAGAGACTGGAACAGATAAAATATCTTTTTATGGGACCAGCTCATGGGTTGATTCTTTTACTATTGTTGGAGTTGTGGTTTAGGCAGAGGAAGGTGAATATTAATGCCAGAAGCGCAATATTTAAAACCTTAGATTCCGTTGAAGAAGGGAGAAGATTACTTTTATCCCTTAACAACAGATGACTAGGTAATTTTATCAGATGGTCGAAGACTTAACTAGGTAGATTTTAATAACGAGCAAATAATTTTCGTTGGGTCAAATGAAAGTTTCCCAACAAGAGGAGATTCTGGTAAAATATATGTAAAGAATAATTATTTATATATATGGAATGGTGTAAATTATTAGATACTAAGTGTTTAGACAGTAAACGGGAAGTCTGGTTAGGTAGAATTGACTGCGGCGGACGTGGGAGCTTTAAACCATCCTTCTGATATTTCTGGTGCTGCTGTAGGGTCATATTTAGTCATATAGAGTATTACGAATGGAAGAATTAATGTAGGGTTTGCGTCAATGTCGGATATTACTGGAGGCTTTATAGAAGCAGCGAATGGTAGCGAACCAGATGTTTCGTCTAGGCGCGCAAATACTCTGTATGGTGTTCAAATGAGAGTAATTAGCGGAGACAATGAATAGTCTGTTATTAGTTATAATAACTAAGGAGGTTATTCATGGGAAATAGATATTTATGGTCGCAATATGACCTTGAATCAGTATATCGGTATGATTATAATGCAGTTTCTAATAAAATAGTCCGTATAGCAGTAAGTTCTAGTAGTAATCCTTCATACAGTAATTATTAGATACTAGCGATGGCAGATAGACCTGATCCAGTAGGACGGAATCGGTGGACGTATACCGGAAAATATAAAATAGGACGCACTTATATGTATACAGATGATTACCCCTACTGCATAGTTTTATATACAAAGGCCAGTTCTAGTTTAATAAATTCGTTGTTAGGTAAAACGTCTATTAGCACAGGCACATTTAGTGGTACTTTAAATATTGATTTTAATATTATTGGCGGAAGCACTAATTCTTCTCTCATTTGGGGAGGCGACTATATATATTGGTCTATTATGACCGCAGCAAAGACATGGGAAATAGATAAACAAGCATATACTGGTTCTTCTTCTGGATACGAAGGAGAAGTTATATTAGTATGTAGTAGTTCAGCAAATTCATCAGCAGAATCTTATAGACAAGGATTTGAATATCTTTATACTACATTAGAATATAATAAAGGAGATAAACTTGGATATAGAACTAGTAGTTCGTCATCTGCATATCCAAGTAATGATTATAGAGGCGGATATTGGTATGAATATGCTTATTACAGTGGTAATAGATATGACAATATAGACCCAACAGCTATTTCTATTCCAGATACTATAAATGCCAATGATTATATAACCGTAACAATTACACCTAATACCGCAGGTAACGCAAATAGCGGGATGGGAACTAATACTTATTATACTTATGAATATAAATTTGGTTCTAGTGGTTCATGGACTTAGTTCCAGCGAGCGACGACATCAACAACCGCAACTTTATAGATTCCAGCAGGAACAAAAAGTGTTCAAGTTAGAGCTAGAGCGTCAGATACTTTAGGATTCACTTCAACAACATATGTTACTTCATAGACCGTAGAAGTTATTAATAACTACCCACCCTCCGCGCCAGACTCAATTACCGTTACTGGAGTTCAAGTTGACCAAGAGGCGACTATAACCATAACGGAAGCAACTGATACCGATGGATATATTACTAACTACTATTGGGAGAGAAGCATAGATGGCGGGTCTTTTACTTAGATTCAAGAAACTACAAATTTAGTATTATCAATAAAAGATTAGATTAGTGCGGACTGGGGTACGGTAACTTATAGAGTTAGAGCTAAAGATGATTATGGCGAGTATGGCGATTATGCGACTTCAACTACTTACGAAGTTCAAGAAGGTGTTTTAATGATTTCAACACCTTCGTACAACTTAGGAGAACAAATTAGTCCATTTTATTTCATCTTTTAGATAAATGTCACTGGAACTCCTTCTGATACAAGCGTTCATGTGGATGTATATTTAGATGGGAGACCAAAAGAATCGAAAGATACAAACTTTGCAACTGATATATCAATACCAATAGACCCAAGATTACTAAGCGCAACAACGCATACCATAACAATTACAGCTGAGAAGGAGGGGTATACTACGGCGCAATCATCAAATGTTTTTTATATATCTGGAATAACTGCTCCAAATGGTGGAGTAGTTGAACAATTATAGAACCCTGCGGGCCAGACTGTTTTGCCGATGACACTAGGTCAATGTGTGATTGGACGAGACGGCAAAGACATGAATACTATTATAGAAGAAGTTGAGGCGGCCCAAGCAAAAGTTTACTCTGGAAGTTATGTTGGGACTGGAACCTATGGTTCAGGAAGTCCCAATACCATTTCTGTACAGGGGACGCCTAAAATGGCGTTTATTGCTGAGTCAGGAAGCAGTTCTGGTTTAATGTGGGGAGGAAGTCCAACCGTCGGAAATGTTACTTTTAATGCGGTAGATGGAAATTTGACTTGGTATGCTTCATCTGCTTCAGCGCAGTATAATACGACAGGAACTAATTATTATTATATGATATTAGTATAAGGAGGAAATATATATGAAGATAATTAAAAATACTCCATTTAAGAACGGAGCTTATCCATCTATTTAGAACTGGGACGGGATTTCCGCTCCAGAAGGCTATTATATATGGCTAGATGGGCTAGACACAGAAAATTTTTACCAGTATAATGGTTTTGTAACATTAAATGTTTTAAGAGGAGCTGTAATTAGCTATACTCCTAATGAAGAGGCTTGGGAGGCATGGAAAGCCACATTGCCGCCAGAACCAGAACCTGAAACAACAGATACTGAAATATTAAATATGCTTTTAGGAATGGAGGAGGAATAATTTATGGCTATAACAAGAAAACAAGCAGCTGAGCAACTAAGAAAAGCTATTCAACTATTTATAAATTCATTAGATGAAGAAACCGCACTAGAGGTTGCTACAGTCTATCCTGCGTGGAAAGTCAACACTTATTATGCGAAAGGCTAGATTATCAGTTATGGGACTAATTCTGTTGGGGACCCTCAACTATATAAAGTAATTACTGGACATACTTCTCAGGCGGATTGGACTCCAGACACCTAGGCCGCATTATTTGATGCTTTTGGTTTGGACGAAAGCGGCTACTCTATTTGGGCGCAACCCGCTGGAGCTCATGACGCATATAATATTGGAGATGAAGTGAATTATAAAGGTTCTATATATCGCTCTTTAATTAATGGAAACGTATGGGCGCCAGATGTTTATACGGCAGGATGGGAACTTGTAAAAGAGAGTCCAGAAGAGCCAGAGGGACCTGACGAGCCTATTACCGAGGAATATCCAGATTGGGTGAGACCTACTGGCGCGCATGATGCTTATAATATTGGAGATATAGTTAAGTATAATGGAAAACTTTATCAATCTACTATTGATGGAAACGTATGGGCGCCAGATGAATATCCAGCTGGATGGACTTTATACGAGGAAACATGAAAATAGTAAATCCTTTATTATATTAGGAAGTTTATAATACAGCTGTAAGCGTTCGATAGTAGGTGCCGCAAGAGATAGTAGACGAAGAAGAGGAGGAAGATGTGTTAAATGAAAATAATAAATAATTTGCGTTTTAAGACATATATTCCTCCTGTAATAAAAGCAACTAATTTATACGTTACAGAAGAAAATATAAATCTAGGTAATGATAATTATATTCTTACTTATTACTTAGAACCAGAAGATGTTGACACGAAATCTATTGATTGGTACTATTTGCCGAAGGATGGAAATTTAATTATTACCGCGTTAGATAATAATAGAATATCCATATATAGAGCGCCAACGATTTAGCCAAATACAACTTATACACTAGTACTTCAAACAATAGACGGAAGTAATTTAGAAGATTCTGTTTCTATCTTTATAGAAGATACTACTGTCTATGTAAATAATATTACTTTTAGTCCAAGGTCTTTAGAAATTCCTGTGGGCGGTCAAGGGCAATTTGCTTTTACGGTACTGCCGTCTGACGCGACGAATCGCAATATAGAATTAAAAGTAACGAGCGCCGCAGGTGGGAATACTAGCGGAATAACAGTGTCAAAAGAATCAAGTATTGTGACCGTTTAGACGACAGACTCTGCGGAATTGGGCCAGTATACAATTACTGGAACCGCGTAGGACGGAAGCGGTGTTACTGGTTCTTGCTCTTTTACTATTGTTAAGGCAAGTAGTTCTGAGGAAGAGATAGAGGAGCATAGAAGCACATGGCGCGGAACAGATTTATTATCTAGCGGACATTTTTCTGACATAGATGAAATTGCTGATGCTGTTGCGACAGGAGATTTTTCTGATATATGGGTTGGTGATTATTTCACTATTAATGGGCCTATATTTAATAATAGCAGTATCTTAGGTTATGATGAGTATAATTTAGTTGTAATGGACATTAATACTATTTCTAGTTTGAGTTAGCCTCATCTTGTTTTAATGCCAGACCACATTATTGGAGTAACTAATTCATTATAGCCAAATAGATATAACTTATATGAAGCAGCTGTTTCCAATATGCTGCAAGTTTATTCTCAGTCGTTGAAAGTCTATCTAGGAGAGAATAATTTAATTGATTTTACAGACAGGATGCCTACAGAAACTTAGTATTCAGCTACCTTCCCTGGAATTACGCTACCAAGTGTAAAGAGTTTAACTAATTCTTATTCTAACGTGAATCCTCTTTCTATGAGTTCAGTATTTGTATCAGTCCTTCCAGGAATTTCATTAAGTAGTTCAGGAGCTGGACGACCTACTCTTTCAGCTTTAGCTTCCTATTAGGCTATTGCCATGTATGCGGTTAGTGATTTAAATAATACGAATGAGTACTTAATTACGGTTATGAATAATGGATAGCTAATGTCTAATGCAATGTTTCAAAATATGTCTTTAGGTATTTGTCCATTATTAATTTTTGGTTGATAGGAGGGATAATAAAGAAAATGAGAATATATAATCCAATATACCCTTCCATTAAAGACAATTTAGAAGAATTATTTGGGAAGGCTCCTACCTCAATTACTTTAACATCTTATTCCGCTTAGTATTCTATTGCGGATCAAGGTACTTGTAAAATAAAAGGGTACGTTTATCCACAAGACGCATTAAATTAGCAGGTGCTAATAACTTATACGTCTTAGAAAGAAGGTTCTGTCTTAACATATTCTATTAACTATGGAGAAGATTCTACAGGAAAATATTTTGAGATTTCTGTTTCGACAACAATAGAAGATGTTTATAGTATAAGGGTTAAAGCAAAAGGGAATTCGTCTGTACAAGCAGATATTTTTACTTTGACCGCAGTTAGCTAAATATCTAGTTCAGGATATTATCCAGTCCGACTATGAGGAAGGACCAGTCTGTCCTATAATTATATTTGGCTGATAGAAAAATAAAAAGGAAATATGTTAAAATTACTAGAGGATGGTCTAAAATAGATTATCCTCTTTTATCTTTTTTCAATATATTTATAATAATTTTTAAGAGTAGAGGAGGAGGAGGAGGTCTAGCAAGATGATAGACTTATTAGAAAAATATTCTATTACAGACATTATAATATTTTTAGTTTTTCTTGCTCTTGCCGCAAAAGAACTAATTACCTTCATAGAATGGTCAAAAAGTAAAATAAGAGAAGCAGGGTTAGAAGCCACAATGGATAAGAGAGAAGAAGAGAAATTAGATGGTTATGACGAAGCTATAAGAAAGAATAATTCAAGAATAGTAAATTTAGAGAAGGAGTTAGAATCATTATCAGAAGAAGTAACTAAATTAGAAAAAGATTTTAATGAGCACTTAGATGAGACTAAAGAAATAAAAGATAGTTTAAGTAGATTGAATACTAATATTTCTTTGCTCTTGGAATCTAATAGAGATATTATTAAAACTACTTTAACAGAAAAACATCATTATTATTGTTATAGTAAAAAGTGGATTGATGACTACAGTCTTGAATGTTGCGAAAAATTATTTCAACATTATAAATAGGAAGGCGGGAACTCTTTTATTGAGCACTTCATGGAAGATTTAAGAAGTTTACCTACTTCTGAAGAAAAAAGGAGAGAAAAGGATGGCTAATTTAAATATTACTTTATACCCACCACAAATACCCACATATCAGAATGCTTTTGTTCTAACGTCTAAATGCCGCATTTATTTTTCTTTATCTATATACAATAGCTATAAAGATATATAGAATAATGCGCAAGTAACAGTATCGAATTAGAATACGAATCAATCAGTTCTTTCTTTAACTAAGTATCCTAATGAAATAAAGTTATGTGATGTGAAAATAGATAATACTAAGAGTTCTGATAGATATTATATAGAAATTGAGCCAGAAGACTTATAGAATGGCTTTTAGATAAATCAATATTATAAAGTTTAGATAAGATTCACTAGTGCGGATGCGCCGACTCCACCAGATTCTGCGGCTATAAATAAATGGTTAGTTGATAACGTTGACTATTTTTCTGAATGGTCTACTGTATGTTTAGTTAGAGCTATCAGTTAGCCAATTTTAACTCTATAGAATCTTTCTTCTAGCTCAGGAGAGGAAGGCTCTAATGTCGCTATTACAACGAATACCTTGGATATAGTAGGTAGTTTAACTTTTCAAGATTCACACGAGAGTGATTCACTAAGTAGTTATTAGATAAAACTATATGACGAAGATAATAATTTACTGACTGATAGTAGAATTATTTATACTAGTGCATACAACAATCCAAATGAAATAAATTATACTTTAAAATATATTTTAGAAAACGGGTCTGCTTATACAGTAACTATTGATATTGCAACTAATAACTATTATTATTAGACTTTTACTTATAATATTATTGTTATTTAGACACATGAAAATCCATTAAATGCGTTAGTTGTTGCGGAAAATGAAAAAGAATCTGGCCGCATTAAATTGACAATAGCTAGTACCACTACAGATACTTTCCAAGGTAGCGTCATTATAAGACGGACTTCTAATAGAAGTAATTTCACTATATGGGAAGATATTTATACGAGAGTTTATCCTACCAAAGAATTAATTAACTTTACTTGGTATGATTGCACTGTTGAGAGCGGAATCTGGTATAATTATTCAGTGCAGAAAAAAGACGTATCTGGACAAAGAGGGGAAGAGACGTACATCGAGAAACCGGTTTCAGCGTATTTCGAAGATATGTTCTTAAATGCGGAAAAACAATAGCTAAGAATAAGATACAACCCCGCGGTCTCAACTATGCGGCAAAACGTATCTGAAGCCAGAGCCGAAACACTTGGTTCTTAGTATCCTATTATTAGACGAAATGGATATATTAACTACCGTTCTTTAAATATTTCTGGACTAATTACTGCACTTGATGACTTTAAGGATATTTTTACAAGTAAAGAAGAATTGTATGGCAAGGAAGCAACATCTTTATATGATGATTATAATGAGGAAGAAAGAATTACTGAATATAATGATTATATACTAGAGAGAGAATTTAGAGAAAAAGTAATTACTTTCTTATATAAAGACAATATAAAATTGCTTAGAACACTTACAGAAGGCAACGTCTTAGTAAAATTAATGAATATTTCCTTAACTCCGCAAACTACTTTAGGAAGAATGATTTATTCCTTCTCAGCTGAGGTGTATGAAGTAGCAGAATGCTCTTTAGATAATTTTATCAACTATGGAATTATTGAAACAGAGGAAGATAATATAATATTTGAACAAGAGGAAGAAGAAACAGTTACGCGGAAAGAGGTACTTGGTTAGATTCAGGATACTATCTCCGCAGATACTAATATCGTTGAATTGATTAAAGAGAAACACGAAACAGATGCGGTTTCAGTTGAGTTGATACAAGATATTAAGTTCTCCTTTTATGATGACCCGTATTAGATAAAAGAGGACCCGTCAGGTAATTTATTGCCCCTGGCCGCAACAGATGATTAGTCTTTGTCTATTGGTTTAGGCTATATCATTTATATAAATGGAGAGTCAATAATGGTAAGCGAGGACGGCGTATATTCTCTTATGGATTTAAATGAAATGTTGACGTCAGTTACTTTTCCTATTGATTCGTTTGTGTCTATTGACTACATTGCGGTCTTAGCTGAAGAAAAAAGTGTTGAACCAGAGAGTTAGATAACGAGTTCTATCTATTATTATAATGATATTGTTGGTCAAATCTGGGGAGGCTTTAACTACGGAGAATCTTTATATGAGTATATTGAAGCTAAGTACGCATTCAATTATGATAACTATAACTAGAGATTAATCTATATAGGAGATATTTCAATAGAAGCAAATACTAATATGGTATTTTATATATAGACAGATGAAGAATCTACCCCTTTGCGCAATGTTATAAATGAAACAAATGTTTTAACTATTCAAGATAAAACTCTAAAAATAAGAGATATTTTATTTGGAGGTATTCATCTTGACAAAGAAACAGATAAAAATAAAGAACTTGTTAATTCAAATAAATATTATCAAGAAGATAAAGAATATAGTTCCTTGGCCGCAATAGGATACCCCCAAGCCAACCATGTATATGTAGTTGATAATGAGAGATATATATGGTATAATGAAAATTGGGAAAATATAAATGAGAATGATGATGTAGAAATTCCTACTAGCGGTCTTATTGATTATTATTGTAGAATTGTAAGGGAGGTTTATTTATTGAATGAATGATAGACCTTATTTAAGAGATAAAAATTTTCTAAAGACAATAGACAGAATCTCTTTAAAAGAAGAATTTGCTAAAATAACTATACTAAATTGGCAAGAGCGCCCAATAGAAGACATACAAGGAAAAGTTAGTTCTGGTACTTTAAATATTAATGGTAATTCCTCCTTGCGCCGCACTTGCAATCTAACTATCTTAATTGACGAAAATAATTCAAATATTACTAGTGTAAAAAATTCTTTGTCTATAAATAAAAAAATAAAATTAGACATTGGGATAAAAAACAATACTAGCCAGTATTCAGAGTATGACATTATATGGTTTTCTCTTGGGACATATATAATATCTAGTGTTTCAATTACAAATACAAATAGCTAGATAACCTCAGCATCTTTGCAACTGAAAGATAAAATGTGTTTATTAAATGGGGAATGTGGCGGGCTCCTTCCGGCGAGCGTTACATTTAGTTCTTATGATACTTTAGACGCCAATGGCGCATATCAAACAGAGCAGCCTACGATTTATACAATTATTAAATATGTTGTTAATTATTTTGGCGGAGAGTAGCTACCTAAAATTTTAATTAGTGATGTAGACGAGAGAGTTAGAAAAGTTATGAAATGGACTGGTTCTAATCCTTTATATATTACTCAATACACTAGCACAACATCTGGTGTATAGTATGGAGCTACTACAGATAAAGAGCAGGTAGACGAAGCACTTGCCGCGGGAACGATTGATTCTTATACAGAATATAAAAGCGGCCAAGATGTAGGATACATTTATACAGATTTTATTTATCCAGGAGAATTAATTGGAGACGCTGGAAATTCTGTCTGTGATATATTAGATAAGATAAAAAGCGCTTTGGGCAATTATGAATATTTTTATGATTTAGATGGGAATTTTATTTTTCAAGAGATAAAGAATTATTTAAATACATCTAAATCAACTACTGATTTGAATGACATGGAATAGAACAATTATTTAATAGATATTACAAAAGGAAAGTCTGTTTATACCTTTGATGATAGTTTCCTAATTTCCTCTTATTCAAATGCCCCTTAGTATAGTATGATTAAAAATGATTATATAGTGTGGGGGATGAGAGAAGATGCTACAACAGGAGCTACATACCCTATACGGTATCATTTAGCTATTGATACAAAACCCTAGACAGGTAATACTTACAAAGTGTTCTTTTATGATGACCCAGATGACGGAATACGAAAAGCAAAGCGGCCAATACAATTTTCTACTAGAAACGGATTTCCTGCTTAGGGCGCGGAAGATACATTTTATCTTGCTCTTGATACTAATATTGTATATAAATGGGATACTGAATAGAACACTTATGTGAGGTTCGCTACACAGACAAAAGATATAACAACTACTGATTGGCGGACAGAGCTTTATTTATCTGGAGCGCAGGCAGAAGGTTTTAGTTTAGATACAAACAATTATTATACTGAGTTAAATAATGAATGGCCTAAAATGTATGATATAGAGAACGGGGAATTTTATGAGGGATACGAGAAAGACCCCGCTTCTTTAGATTATTTTTTAGATTTTATAGATTCGTCTGCGGCAATAGGTGAACTTAGTATATCGAACATTGGGAAGCGTTCTAAAATAGTTGTAGACGAGGACATCAACTGCATATTTGAAAGAGAAATTCCTAATTTGGTAATGATAGATGCTAGTTAGGATTCTGCTATTGTAACGGAATAGAGAGAGGAAGCATAGCGCAAAGGGCAAGATTATATACAAGTCACTGGGGCTATTTACAACTTATTAGCTACTGGTGGGACTTAGAATTCTGCTTTTGAGCGGGTTAAGGAACTAATATATTAGTATACTAGTTATAACGAAAGTATTACTTTACAATGCTTACCTATATATTACTTAGATGTTAATTAGAGAATTACTGTTAATGATTCAAAAAGTAATATCTATGGAGACTATATGATTAATTCGATTTCAATTCCTCTTAATATATCTAGTATGATGACAATATCTGCAACGAGAGCGTTAGAAAGATTTTAAGGAGGCAAATAAAGTGATTGGACAATTAAGAAGAAATAAAATAAATGATTATATATCTGATATAGATACTTCTTTTTCAGATAATATTATTACAGGAAATTTTATTGCCGCAAAGCATTACTATATAAGCATTGATATAAACACAACAACTCAATAGGAGTAGAATATTTCAATAGTTTTAAAGAATTCTGAGAACGAACAACAAGAGCAAACAATAAAAAGAATGAAAATAATAAATGGAAATAATGAATCTATTGAAACGGTTTTCGTTCCTAATGCGGCATATGATTAGATAATTATAAAAGACTGCACTAATTACACCGTCGTTCTTAACTAGGCCGCAGAAATAAATAATGTCCTCACTAAACTTAATATTAATAAACTAACTAAGATTGGCGTTCAAGGTCCGTCTGGTTTAGTAATGGATATTAATGGCGAAGAAATTAGGGTTGGAAGATTTGGAATATATGAGTTAATAAGAAGGATAGATATAGACTTTATCAGTTTTATTGTTAATAATGATGATAATAGATTTTTTATTCTTGATTATTAGTATTAAATAAAGGAGGGAAAATACTATGGCTGATTATGGTTTTTATGGTGGTCGAAGAGGTCAACCATTTATTCTAAGAACGAATTTTCCTTCTATTCAGGATATGATAGATGCTTTTTCTTAGGGGAAAGAATATACAGAAGTAAAATTTGATGAATATGTTATTATAGACACTGCGGACAAGGGTAATGACGACAATGGAAAAATCTATCGGCGCGGGTATGATTACACTAATGACATGGGCGGTGCTGAATATATATGCTAGATAAAAGGAAGCGGAGGCGCCAGTCCGCATTTATTACTTACTACTATTGATAATATTAATTAGCTGAAATAGTAGCAAGATGTTTCATTCACCGGTGAAGGCGAGTACTCTTATACGGAGAATAATTTAGTTCCAGGTAAAGATGGTGATTCATATAATGATTCCATTACTTGGGCCTATTGTTCAGTGAAGAATCCTGATGGAACTGATACTATCTCATACATAGGATTCACTTTCCCTTATACAGTAATTGACTATGAAGCAGAAAGTGTTCCATATGATTATGAAGGTACTTTAGTTGAAAGACAAGACACAGCTGATCACCCTTTTTATGAGAAGTGGAAGTTAAAAATTCCTAGGGGCGCAAAAGGTGATACTATAGAAAATATTCGCGTCATAACTCCCACCGCGGAAAACGTACAAGATTATACTGGTAAAGATGATGACGTAGCTAATCAAAGACAAATTATAGTTTATGATTAGACCGCCTATGAAGAAAACACCCAGGGCGAAATTCAAACTTTATACCTAGGTGATTATAATATGATTCAAAGTCTTTCTATGGACGAGGACGGTCATATTACGATTCATTACACTCATGGAGAGGACTAGCTTATAACAGTAATTGCAAGATGGATTACTGCTGTTCATTTATCAGAGACTGGTTAGCTGTCAATAGATTATACAACAGGAGAATCTACTTAGGTAGAAAATGTTATAAAATGGATAGACACTATTAGTTTATCTGATGAAGGTAATTTAATAGTTACTTATAATGATGGAACATCAGACACCATCCAAGAAGGTATTAAGTGGATTACGGATGTTTCACTATCTGATAATGGAACATTTAGAATAGAATTTGGAAATAATTTACCTGCATACGAAGCGACAATTAAATTCCCCACATTAGTAACTTTAGATACAGGAGATGAAGAAGGGGAAGGCTCTTAGAAAGTTAAAGTAACATATAATGATGGAACATCTCAAGAATTAGGCAATCCATTGAACTATATTATGCGGATGGTTCTAAATGAAGAGGATTATCATATATTGGTGTTATTTAGCGACCCGGCTAAGAGACAATAGATAGTAGAATCTGGAGAAGCAAAATCTTATGACGGAAGAAACGACTGGTATGATTTAGGTGCTGTAAAAGAAGACTCTGGTATTCTCATAGGAATGAATTTAACATTAGACCATTTTACTGGCGGCACTTCAAATATAAGAATAATTAATTAGTTAAATCAGGAATATCCATCAGGACTCCCCTCCTCAGATGTTAATTTACATGGAAAAATCATTACCGTGGGTGACGCAGACGATGATAAAAAGTTCTTTGCTTTTGATTACAATACTGATTCTTGGTATTATGTAGGAAACACATCTGCGGCAGGTCAGGTTACTTAGACTCAAGGTATTATAGTTGGGTACGAGGATGATGATGAACTGATTTAGCAAGCGGAAGATTTGCCAGTCGGCACTGTTTGGATGATTGAGGAGGATTAAGTAAATGAGTAAGAAAATTTAGTTAAAAGGCCCTTTCAAAGCCGAAACAGAATTGTTAAAAGATTTATATGAAAAAATAAATAAGATTAGTATTTTTTGTAAACCAGAACATCTTATCGTCATTAACGGAATGACATTCGAGATAGGAAAGACTGGAATGCTAGAAATAGAAGGGACTAATATTGAATCTTTAAAGTTCTAGCAAGACGAAGATGAAAATACTTATATAGACTTTTTAGAATTATAAAAAATATGCTCTGCGGTCAAAGGAAAAATAAGCCGCAGAGCATTTTATTTTCTGATATAATAAGAAGAACAAGGCACAGACGATACTTTATTCATCTGTGCCTTTTATTTTGTGTATCCTGTTAATTTTAATAAAATATATTAAAATTTGGTCAAAGAAAGTAAGGAAATTTTAATTAAAATTTATATATAGTGTAAAGACATGAAAGAAAGGAAGGTTAAGACAAAATTGATGAATTATTATAATAATTATCCTTATAATTATAGCTTTGGAGTTAATCCATACCTCCAACAGTAGCCAAGTTATTCATATCAATAGGCGCCGGCCGCACCTAATAGCACTAATATACTAAATGGAAAAATAGTAGATAGTGAAGATATGGTAAAAGCAACTGAAGTCCCGATTGGCGGTTTTGGAATATTCCCCAAAGCTGACTTAAGTGAAATCTATATAAAGTCTTGGAATAATAATGGTACAACAAATTTAATAACTTTTAAGCCATATATTCCACCTGCCGCAGAACAAAATAATAATAGCAATAGCTTAGTTGACTTTACTATTGTTAATGAGATACTAGAAAAAGTTTCTGCATTGGAAGGGAAGATAGATACTATATTAAATATTAAAAGCAATGCTCCAGTCTCAATAGCACAATAGAAAGAAGGTCTTAAAGCAAATGGCTATTAATAATTTTGGAATGAATCCTATGCAATTATTTCAGTTCGTCCAAGCGCAGAAAAATCCCCAGCAATTTATGCTGAATGCTTTAAAGCAGGGAGGAAGTAATAATCCTGTTTTAGCAAATATTGTTAGTCTAGCGGAGCAAGGAAAAACTAATGAAATTGAATAGGTAGTAAGAAATGTCTTTAAAGAGAGAGGTCTTGATTTTGATAAAGAGTTTACAAGTTTCAAGCAATAGCTTGGAATAAAATAAAGTAATAAAATAAACGGAGGTAAAGGTATATGTTTAATAATGCAAATGGTTATAGTCTATCAGACATTGCGGCAGTTACGAATGCTGAATCCAATAGATGTTGCAATAACGGCAATGGATTTGGCTTTGATAATGGCGCCTGGTGGATTATTATCCTGTTCCTGTTCTGCTTTGCGGGATGGAGCGGCAACGGAATGTTTGGAGGCGGATTCGGTGGAAGTCCGACATACCAAGGCACAACAACTCGTGAAGAAATTGCTTACGGATTCGATATGAACGGCTTAGAGAACGGAATCCGTGGAATTTAGAACGGGCTATGTGATGGATTCTATAATATGAATACTAGCCTATTGACTGGCTTTAATGGATTACAAAATTCAATGAACCAAGGTTTCGCTGGATTAAATACTGTAATCAATAATTCCACTTCAAACATCCAGCAGGATTTAAATAGCATTAATATTGCTAATATGCAGAATACTAATGCTATTACAGCTCAGTTAAATGCGCTTGGGACTCAACAAGCCGATTGTTGTTGCTAGACTCAAAGACAGCTGGAACGCGGTTTCGCGGATTTGGGGTACAATCTTGCAACACAAGAATGCCAGACTCGTCAAGCAATAAACGACAGCACAAGAGACATAGTAGATAATCAGAATGCTGGAGTTCGGTCTATCCTTGATTTCTTAACTCAGGATAAGATTGCAACTCTTCAAGCTGAGAATCAGAGTCTGAAGTTTGCGGCATCTCAAGCTAATCAAAACAACTATTTAGTTAACACTTTGCGGCCCTGCCCAATTCCTGCATATATTCAGCCAAACCCTTTCTGCAATTATGATTATTTAAGTCTATACAGAAATGGTTGCTGCAATAATACCGGTTGCTGCTAATTAAATAATAAGAATGGAGGAAAGATAAAAGTATGGAAATTACTGCCAATGCTTTACAAACAGTAGAAGCAAACCAAAACGTTTTATTTACGGATACCGCAGTATGTGGTAGCTGCTCCATAATTCACAGAGATGGAAGCGGACTAGTCACTTTACGCGCGTTACCAAATAATCAATGTAGAGCTAGATTCAGAGTGACCTTTGGCGGCAATATTGAAGTTCCAACAGGCGGAACATTAGGTCCTATATCTTTAGCTATTGCGGTTAATGGAGAGCCAGTTGGTGCTACCACTATGATTTCAACCCCGGCCGCACTAGAAGAATTAAATAATGTATTTAGTAGTGTTTTCTTAGATGTCCCTATTGGATGTTGCTCTCAAGTGAGTGTTAAAAATACTAGCTCTTAGTCTATTGGTGTATAGAATGCTAATTTGATTGTAGAAAGAGTTGCTTAAGGAGGAGGAATAAAGTATGGAAAGATTAAAAAACATGAAAGAAACTCTTCTGTCAGCAGCTCAATCATAGATGGGGAATCTTGCGGCTGCCGATACAAAAGAGTTAGGTCAAGTAATTGATATGATAAAAGATTTAGAGGAAGCAATTTATTATTGTTCAATTACAGAGGCTATGAAGGAAAACAAAGAAAAAGAGAAGTATAGTCAAATGTATTATCAGGAGAGATATTTGCCAATTCCAATGATGAATGAAATGTATCAAAGAGATATGGATAGAAATAGCTATGGAAGAATGTATTACCCAGACCGCATAATGAACAATAGAGACGAATCTACTAATAGAGGTGGTTCTCGCTATTATACGGAAAGAGATTGGGATACATATCCAATTAATACAAGAGACAGTAGAGAAGGACGAAGTCCTTTAAGCCGAAAAAGCTATATGGAAGCCAAAGAACTACATCAAGGTAAAGAGATACAGATGAAAGAACTTGATAAATATATTCAAGAACTAGGTCATGACATTACTGAGATGATTCAAGATGCTTCGCCAGAAGAGAAACAAATGCTGCAACAGAAGATTAGTGCTTTAGCCACTAAAATAAAATAATAAAATGAAATGTTTAATATTAATGGTGAAGAATGGCGCATAGTCTCTGTTTCATCTAATCATCCAAAACTATATAGAAGCAACGGTTCTTTAGCTGTGGCAACGTGCGATGACAATAGCAAAACGATTTATTTAAATAATACTTTAAAAGGTAAATTCTTGAAAAAAGTTCTATGCCATGAAATTACTCATGCGGCAATGTTTTCTTATAATGTAGATTTGACTATTGATTAGGAAGAATTGCTAGCAGATTTAATTGCTACTTATGGAGAGGAAATTATTCAAATTACTAATAAAGTATTCAGACGTATGAGAGGAAGATTCTTATTTTGACGGAGGAATCTTCCTCTCTTTTATTTTATTTAATTATTCCCAGTTGTATTCAGAATTTTCTTTTAATACTTGACTATATGCAATTAAAATAGCATCTGCTTCATCATCATTAACGTCTTTCCCAAATTTATCTTTTACAAATTTAATGTCTGCGGCTTTCAGTTCTGCACGTTTTATACCGCGTCCCGTATGTATCCCGACGGCAGCCCGCCACGAATTAGGCATTATATATTCTATTTCAATACTAGGAAAATTATCATGTACCATTATTGCTATTGCTCCTTGTAACCACATAAGAGCTTTATGTGTTTTAATGTTTCCTTTAGTATTTTCTGGCAATACTTCTTCTAAAATAATTTTATCTATATCAGGATTCTATCTAATTGCTTCCTCTATTGAATCAACCATCTTATGAATTCTTTTAATTAAATCAGAAGAGGTCGCGCCACAAAATCCAGAGTACACTAGCTTCTATCCATCAAAGACTGCAATTCCGCTCATCTTGGAGCTTCCATCAATTCCCATTATTTTCATACTATCACCCCCTGTATATAGTGTAGCACAAAAAATATTATAAAACAAGAGCAAAAAGAAAAAGAGCTGAAACAAATCAGCTCTTTCATATCTTTCATTTATTCAATCACTTAACTCCAGTAGAACCAAATCCGCCTTCTCCGCGTTCAGTATCTTCCAAAGAATCTACTAGTTGAAAATCTGCGGTTACATAAGGCATTATAATAAGTTGACAAATTCTTTCTCCACGCTGAATCGTTTGCGGCAAGTCCGTGTCGTTGTGCATTGGGACTAGTATCTCTCCACGATAATCTGAGTCCACCACGCCGATGCAATTCGCCAACCGCAGGCCGCGTTTAGAGGCAATACCAGAGCGAGGGAAAAGTCCGCCAAAACATCCGCCAGGAAGTTCCATTGCAAGGCCGGTATGAATCATTGTAGTGCAGTGGGGTGCAATCAGAATATCATCAGACTCGGCCGCATAAATATCATAACCTGCGGCACATGAGCTTCCGCGAAGAGGCATTTGCGCATAATCATTTGTAAATTTAACTTTCATCTATTGTTATTTCACCTCATAATTGATATCGACTTCATTCAGAGGCTCTTTAAGTTCGTTGAAGGCTTTATTTAAGCTAACTTTAAAGTAGGTATCGACGATTTCACCTTTCAGTTTTATATCTTTCTTCTCTGTTGTATACTTCAGCAAATCAAATTTATCGTCTGTTTTTGCGTCTTGAATCAACTGCTCTGCCTCTGCTTCACTGTCTACTCGATAAATTTCAGTTGTACTAATCAAAAATTTCATAATCAAAATACCTCAATTTCTAAATTATTTTTATTATACGTTGCCATTTCTTTTTCTTTAATCTTTTGAACAATTTTTTCTGTAAATTTCTTTGGGCCTACAATAGTTATTTTGCTAAAATCTTCATAATGGCCGTCTGTAGTAATGATACCAAAAATATCGTTTGGTATATTAGAAACTGTGCTATTTACAGAAGCAAATTTATGACCATTTTCGTATCCCTCGACTTTCTGTGTCATAGCAAAAGGTTGAATCATTACAATAATCTTCTTCATTATATCTCAATTACTCCTTCGTTGTAAGGAAATAGATAATAACATAGCATACCTTTTTCTGCGTCCTTCAACCAAATTTCTATAGCATAATTATCTTCTGTATTTTCTATACTATAGACTTTTCCTCTGTTCTTTAAACAAATCCTTAATTCATCACAAGCTATAAGAATTGGTTCGTGAAAGTCTAAATAATTGCGAACATTGAACAAGGTATAGTTATTATCTTCTTTACACAATAGCATAAAGTAACAATTATCAAAATCTTCTTTATTTATTCTCTATTCAATATTTTTTTTGAAGAAAGGGGCCACAATGTAATCTAAAGCATCATATAGATTTTCATCTGTCATAGGATTTTCTGTCTATTCTATTATCTATTTATTTAAATCATATAGAGTTGCTCCGCTTATTTTTGTTTTTTCACTTTTCTAAAACTCTTTAATTTTATTATTTGTCATAGGCTTTGCTCCTTCACCTTTTTATTTTATTATAGCATAAAATAATATTTTTAACAAATATTTTCTTTCTCTTTATAAAGAGCAAGTCTTTCTTTTATTTTCCCTAGCGTTATTTCTTCAATCTTTTGCTTTAATATATTATCTATTTTGTCAAAATATTCTATAGCTATTGGATTTCTGCTAATAGTTTGAAGTCCAAAGTATTCTTCTGCTGTTTTTCTACACCATATGGCCTCTTGTAGAGTTTCAAAATGTGGAAAATAAAATCTTTTTTTATTAAAATAAAAATCTACTGTATAGCTATGCCAGTTAGGATGGTATGTTATTCCTCTTATTTGAGTTTTACTTTCCTTTCTAACATTTACATTCTAAATATTTTTCAATCTAGTGACAATTCTTAAATTTGATTTTCTATTATCAAAAGAATTGCTGCTTATGTGGTCAATCTCACACCCATCTGGAACTTCTTTGTTTAAAATATATTTATGTAAATAAATTTGTTTTTGTCCATTTTTGCTTTGTCCAGTAACAGCGTATACTTTATTCTTTTTATGGCTAGTTCTCCAGTGATATTTTTGAACTCTTTCGATATCATCTGTATCAATTATAAAATCATACCAGATATCTTTATACTAAATTTTTAGTATGCAATACTCTTCTTGTTGAATATATTGATTTGAATCTTTTTTATACATTATTTGTTAAAACTCCTCGCTTAGTTATTCTTTGATTAGTAGACCCTCTAAGTTTTAAAGTTATATCTCGCTTTTCTTCAAGGTATGGACCGTCAATTAAAATATCTATCAAAGGAAGAATTGTTTTTTGTTCCTCATTAAAATTTTCTAATACATACCCAGTCCATAAATATATCTTTATATCAGGATAAGTATTTCTTACTTTTTTAACGATATAAATAGTATTATTTAAATTTTGTGCGGCTAAAGGCTCGCCACCTAGAATAGAAAAACTCCTTGCTATTCCGTTTTCTCTTAATGCGGTGATAATCTTACTAACTAATTCATCTCTGTCGATTTCTTGACCACCATTAAAATCCCAAGTTTCTTGATTGTGGCACCCTTTGCAGTGAATAGGGCATCCTTGGCACCAATAAGAAACACATATCCCATTTTCACAATCTACTATATCATTGTATTTTAAAGCTGCATATCTCATTTTTTTATTTCTCTCACCAATCAATATGAAGAACTCGTTCTTTAATTTCTTCTGTGCGACCTTGATTCCAGAAATTAGTTCCGATGTATCCACAAGTCCGTCTAGCAACACTCATCTTATCTCGGTCCCGATTTCCACAGTTTGGACACTCCCAATACAGATGACCAGGTTCTCCTTTGATTTTAATCTCGCCGGAATAGCCACAACATTGACAATAATCAAATTTGCTATTTATTTCCGCATACATAATATTATCATAAATGAACTTAAGAATTTCCAGCACTGCGGGAATATTATTACTCATATCTGGAACTTCTACATAGCTAATTGCGCCTCCCGGAGAAAGTTTTTGAAATTCAGATTCTAACTTCAATTTAGTAAAAGCATCAATTTTTTCTCTTACATTCACATGATAAGAGTTGGTGATATAATCGTGGTCGGTTATTCCCGAAATAACCCCAAACCGCTCTTTTAAACATTTTGCAAATTTATAAGTAACACTCTCGATAGGAGTACCATAGACGCTATAATCAATATCCTCTTCTTTTTTCCATCTGGCGCACGCATCATTTAAGGTTTGCATTACGGATAAAGCAAATTTTTTACCTTCTTCTGTGGTATGAGAGACACCGAGCATCGCCATTGTACATTCATAAAGCGCAGCATATCCTAGGCTGATAGTGGAATATCCATGATAAAGTAGTTCATCTATTGTATCATCTTTATTTAGTCTTGCTATTGCCCCGTTCTGCCATAAAATAGGAGCTACCTTAGATGATACGCCTACCAGTCTATTATGCTTACATTTTAATGCCTTATGACATAATTCAAGGCGCGAGTCAAGAATAGTCCAAAATTTATTCATATCTCCTTTTGAACTTAATGCCACGTCAGCTAAGTTAATGGTAACGACACCTTGATTGAATCTTCCGTAGTATTTATGTTCACCCTCTTTATAGTTTAATGCATGAGCATAATTCTTAGTGGTGCGGTCTGTAGTTAAGAAAGAACGGCATCCCATGCAGGTGTAAATATCTCCGCCTTTCAACTCTCTTTCGACTTTATTAGAAATATAATCAGGAACCATTCTTTTAGCTGTGCATTCTGCGGCTATTTTCGTTAAGTAATAATACTTACTGTTTGGATAAATATTAATTTCATCAAGAGCATAAATAAGTTTTGGAAAAGCTGGAGTGATATATACTCCTTTTTCGTTTTTCACTCCTTTAATGCGTTGGCGAAGAACCTCCTCGATAACAAGAGCTAAATCCTCTCTAGCCGGACCGTCGGGAACTTCATTAAGATTCATATATACAGTAATAAATGGCGCCTGTCCATTTGTCGTCATCAAAGTAATAATTTGATATTGAAGAGTTTGTACGCCAGCACTAATATCATTTTTTACCATCTGCTCTATCATCGCATCTGCCGCAGTCGGATAATCTTTTTTAAACTTTTGACGAGAGCTCTCAACAAACGGACTCAAATGAGCTAGACTAATAGATTGACCTCCGTATTGGCTAGATGCGACTTGGGCAATAATTTGAGTGGCAATATTGCACGCAGTAGAAAACTTATGCGGCTTGTCTATTTTTGTTTTACTAATTATAGTTCCATTTTGCAACATATCTTCAAGATTAATTAAGCAACAATTATAAATAGGTTGCAATATATAATCTAAATCATGAACATGAATAAGACCTGTATCATGAGCTTCTACAACGTCTTGCGGCAAGATTCTACGTCTTGCAATGTCAGTAGACACTGCGCCTGCTACATAATCTCTTTGAGTTGTAACTAATTGAGCATCCTTATTAGAATTTTCTGTCATCCAATATTCATTAGAATTATTTACTATTTCATCAATAGTTTTATCGATGGTGTTCTGCCTAGCATTATCTCTTTGTTTTCTATAAAGAATATATGCTTTAGCAACGTCTTTTCTCTTTAGACTCATTAAGCCGCGCTCTACATAATCTTGTATTTCTTCTACGCTCAATTCGTCTTTAGAGGTAGAAATAGAAGCAATATAATCTGCAATATTTTGAGCCTTTATGCTTGCATAATCAGTAATTTCGCCATCAACGACCAGAAAAGCTTTTAATATAGCATTTATAATCTTCTCCTTGTTAAATTGGACTATACGTCCATCTCTTTTTAATACATTCATTGTTTTTATCCTCCTAATTAGATAATTATTTTAAGGTTGATAACTTATACATAATAATTATACCATATATAATTGTTAAAGTCAATAGGCTTAACAATATATATGGTTTTTGTAGAATTTATATTAACTATTTTTGACCAATTTTATCAAAACTCTTTTATATACATTCTTACCATTGCAAATGAATTGACCGTCTGAAATGCCAGCTCCGCCATCACCGGTTAAATCATGGTCATGACCTATTAATTGGAACTGCTCTGGACAATATTTACTTAAGAAAGTAACAGGGACTCCCATTAGTCCGTCATAATCGCAAGGAATATTAACTACTTTAGATACTTCAATAGCATCATAGTTATCATATTTAGGATATTTCTCCTCATTACCATAATATTTTTCTTTTAGCGGGATGCGGCAATGCCTTTTTTCATTATCTAAATTTGTATACCAAATGATATTACCAAATTTCTTTTCTGTGCGGTCTGGCGTTAAAAACACTTTAGGGCTAGTATTTCCGAACCATACTTGGTTATTTTTAAAGAGCGGGAATATTTCTTTATAGGTTGCAGCATTCATATTACCTATAACAAGAAACTTCTTATTATATTTTATAAGTTGCGCGATATATTCGCGGAAGAGGCTAAATGGCGGATTAGTGATAACGAAGTCCGCACTTTTAAGTAATTCAACGCATTCTTCTGAACGAAAATCCCCATTGCCGCACAGTTGAGTCCTTACTTCTTTGCTATTGTTATCAAACTCTGTTTTATATGCCGTTTTATTTAATGACAAATTTGTTGCAATGATTTTTTTTATTCCTAGCTCATAAAAATTCTCTTTAAAATATTTATAAAAATTTGAATACTCTACATCATCACAATTACAATAAATAATTTTATCTTTAAAATATTCTTTATAATTAGTTAATTCTTTTTCTATATCTTCTAATCTTGTATAAAATTCATCATTTTTAATGCGCTTGGCCGCAGTTAGATTTTTATTATCACTCATTATTTATTCTCTCCTTTGTCCAGTTAACAAAAGATTCATAGAAGTTAAGTCCTTGTAAAGGCAATTCATAAATCTTATTTGGATGTTTTTCTATATATTCCTTTTTTGCGCAATTAAATTCTACGTCATTAAAATCTTGCTTGTCCGCTAAAAAGCGTCTACAAATTTCATCACAATTAGGATTTTTTTCTCTTCTTAATGAGCGCATTAATCTATCTTTATCACTAGCTGAAACCTCAATAGCCATTAAATCAAAATGTTCATCATTGTCTTCAAATAGTTTTTTCATCCAATAGAGATTAAATATTCCTACATTAATCTTATCATTCTTAATAGACTCTCTTGCTATTGCATAAATCCAATTATTATAATCAATAGGCCAAAGGAAATTATCATCCCTTAAAATATCTTTCTTTTTCTTAAATAGGTAATCAATACCGTCAATTTCCTTTTCGCGCGGCGGTCTGGAAGTAGTTAAAAGAATTTTGTTTAAATCAAAGTTATTTGATAGGTGATTCAGAAAAGTATCTTTCCCTGCCGCGCTCATTCCATAAATAGCTAAAATTTTAGGCTTTACGCCCATATGGCATCATCCTCTCTCATGCTCAATAATAATATCTTGACCATTGTTAATTACATCTTTGATCCTATAAAGTTGATGAGTTGAAGTATGCGAATAAGACTTAGCTCTAAAAGTGTCATCAATTCGATACCCAGTTACCATGATTTTCGTTCCTCTTGTAAACCAACTCTTATCAATAACTTTCTTAGTTCCATCTAATTGAACTTCACTTAATTGACGATTATAATTCGCATAATATTCTTTAGTGAATTTAACATCTACGACACCTGTAGTAGTTAAAATCGAAACCGTTGAACGAACATCATTCTTGCCAAGAACTGTTCCAATAATTCTTGTCGTTTCATAGATAGGAATTTCTTTTCCTTTCCTCTTGAAGAATTTTTCTGCTTTAGGAACGGTAGGAAGTTTATTAAAATCACTTATTCCATATTTAGAAGTATTAACTTTTGCCAATTCATGTTCGTGATAGTAAAAACACATACTTTCCATTTCCCATGCGGAAACAGTTCCTGCTGCGTACTTATCCCAACATTCTTTAAATAATAAATCATTTAATTCATTTAATACTCTCTTTTGATTTTCTTTTAACCATTCTCTAATATTATTCATCATTTTTGAATAAATATTATCCCATTTGCTTTGCGGCAAAAGATTTTCTCCGTTAATGATAGTTAAGTCATCTTGAGAGAAGTGCTCCTCGTAGAATAGAAAATCGTCCTCTTTTAACAGATAATATTCCTTGCCTTCCTTTTGATTCTTCAATTTTTTATTAAGCAAGAATACTTGCCTTTCAAGAGACAAAGAATCTGGAATGAGATTTTTCTGAATCAATATGCTCAGATTTTGTAGAGTAAGTTTTTTCTTTGGCTCACAAATCTTTGAGATATAATAAGCCATGATTGCGCGGCGAGGGGCAGATGGATTAACTGATTTTGCCCAGACTTCATCAGTTTCATCAAAAGCTCCTGACTTAATAAGAGAAATCATTACCGTTTTATTAAGAGGACATTTAACTAAGAAATCATTTAGACTCTTATATTGTCTGTTCTTAATAATATTCCCAATAACATCTCCGCCTACTTTATTAAGAGCATTCATCGCATACAAAATTCTATTATTTGCCGCGTCTGGTTTAAAACTATAATCTGATTCATTGATATTTACAAGAGAAACAGAAATACCGTTTGAAATGATTTTACCTAGCGCCTTGGCGATTTTAGCATAGTCTGTTTGCCCTTCTGACTCCTCCAATGACTCACTATCAACAATAAGACAAGCCGTATTCCAGTATATAGGATTCCAATGGGTTGCGAGGTATGCTGTTTGGAACCCGATAAAAGAATACGACATCGCGTGTATGTCGGAGAATGAATATCCCAGCTGAGTGGATGCGATATTGTCCCAAACATAATTAGCCATCGCAAGAGAGGACGCCTTTTCGAATACTTCAGATTTCAACTCTGCGATTTTATCCATGCGTTTCTTGCTTACGACTTTTCGTGCTGAGTTGGCTTGGGCTAGGCTAAACCCGCAAATATCGGAATCCATCAAAGTCCGCATTAGCTGTTCTTGTGAAATGCCAATACCATAACTTTTACCAACATATTTATTCAGTGCTTTTTCCTCTTGTTCGGTCAGACCATATTTTTTCATTTCTTTATGGACTAGTTCAGAATTCTTCTTAAATCGCACATACTTTTCCATTGGTGGCTCACCACCATCCTCCGCCATAAGGCGAATCAGTCCATTGGTATTACTTAATTCCTGCATATTCTTAGGACGCACTTTTTTTGCGCCTTGACGACCAATAGTAGAATCCAACTGAAACAGATTAAGACTAGAAGCATTTTGAATTGTGTTCCAAGTATCTTTATCATCAAGCGGCAAAACGTCAGGATGAAGATATTTGTTATACAACTCGCGGAGACTCAATCCTTGTTCAAGAATTCCGTCCTTCTGCATCATAAGAAGCGTCTGAACGAACATGTCTTGCACAGAGGTGACCAAGGCGTCCAATTTGGTCAGACCACAAGCTTCGTCCATATGCAAATCATACTGCGTTACAATTTCGCCGCTAGTCGCGCGCATAAAGCAGCAATGTTCATATGGATCATTCTCAAACATTACGACACCAGACGCGTGTATGCCGCGAGATTTAGTTAACCCCTCCACGCCCATAATAATATCCAACAATCCTGGGTACTGGTCTACTTCATTAATAAAAGCGGAAATTGGTTTTCGTCCTTTCTCGTCATTTCCGTACACCACATCTCGTATCGACCAGACAAAGCCTCGTTCTGATGGAATAAGACTAGATAAATATTGCGCAATATCAACGTCAATTCCCTCTGGGAACTCGTCACTTCTATAGCCGCGACAGGCCGTGAGTACCGCAGACTTAGATGATTCTGTGCCGAAAGTTGCAATCATAGTACATCCAAGATTTTGTTTCTCTTGTTCACTAAGACTGGCATTCAAATATTTCTGACGTTCGTCTTTAATATTTTTGATAATTAGAGGTCTCTTTGAAGGTGCTAAATCCAGGTCAATATCACCAAGTCCATCCGTATCACGATTCATATAGCGGAAGAACGGGAATTCGTATTGGATAGGGTCGAGCTGCGATATACCTAACAAATAATGATTCAATGCGGCACAAGCACTACCTCGACCTACACCAACCGTCGAACCGCATTCCCAAAACATATCAATGTAATGCTGCAAAAGAAGCGGGTATCTAAACATATTAGTATTTAATTTATCACCAACGATTTTCTTAACCTCAGCCTCTTCTTCAAGTTCATCTAAATACTCTTTTTTATTAAGTAAATCTTTTTCCGCAAGTTTGTTCCAACATTGATTAATCCAATTCCGTTCAACTTTATCATCAGAATTGAACATTCTATCTAACTCTTTATATCCAGTTTCTTTCTTTTGTTTTGGATAATCAGAAATTTCTACTTCAGGAATTTGTTGAGAATGTTGCAAAGAATAATTTTCTATTTTACTATAAATTTCCATACTATTCTTAAACATTTGCTCAACAAAAGAAATATCATAATTAGATGCGGCCAAATTTTCGATTATCTCTTCATTACTTTGAAGATACGCATACTCGTAAAAACTATCAACTTCACGCTCTCCGCCTTTAGAGTTAAGATATGCTTTATGCACATACCGGTCCTCTTTCCGCAGATAGTGCGCGTCTGTACAAACAATCATCTTGAGCCCAAATGCATGAGCAATAGAAAGAAATCTTTGGTTTACTTCAATCTGGTCTTTAGAACAACCTGGAGCGCACTCCAAATAAAAATCCTCACCGAATAGTTTTTTACACCAGAGAATAAAATTAATGATGTGATTGTGTGCGGCAATGCGGCCAGACTCGTCCCCGTTGCGCTCAGCTTGAATTAGTTTTAAAGTGGTTTTAGATACTTCGCCGTTCAGACACGCGGTACAAGCGACCAAGGATGAGGGGAATTTTTGAACGATTTTTTCGAGGTCATCGTAAGTTGTTACGACTCTTTCCATTCCTCTATCGGAGTAAGAATTTAGCCATGCTTTAGAGGATAATTCTCTTAACGCTCTATGCCCTGCCGCGTTTTTCGCAATAAGAATAAAATGGTAATACTCTTGATTTTTCTCTCTATTTGCGCACAGATAAATTTCGTTACCAAGCGCAATCTTAAAATCAGGATATTTTTTAATTAATTCTTGCTGATAAATATTTAATTCAGGGTGAGCGGCTAGTGTCTCGTGATCTGTAATTGCAATACCGCTAAGACCCAATTCAACCGCTCTATCCACTAAGTCTTTCGGCTTATTGATGCAGTCCAGCAATCTAAGATTAGAATAATGACTGTGAGAATGCAATTCCATCCTTTGATAAACTAAATTAGTTCTCTTGTAACGGTTCGAGAGTTCCATCTAATCTAATCCTTTCATCTAAAGAAATAGCTTTTATCATATCTGAAAGTCCGCTATAAGTATAGAGATTTTTATATCCTTCCTTCCATATATTTAAAAGTTTTTCCCCATTAGCAATTCTTTCTTTTATTTTTTGTTTTTCTTTTAAAGAAATTCTTCTTCTTAGTGACCCTTCATATTCTCGTGAAAGGTGAATTTGTTTTTCTCTATTCTTTTGAGTAAAAACTTCTGGCATAATATCCTATGCATTCTGTCCTATCCAGATAGCTTGAAATCCTCTCTTTGTTATTTTATTTTTAAATTCATTTTCCCAAATATAAGAAGCAGGATATTTGCATTCTAAATATCTTTTTCTTAAATAAATTACTTCTTCCTTTGTTAATTTACCATAAGATGCTCTTGGGTCTTTAACAGTTATACCTCCGTCTCCTCCTTCAGTTTCATTATATCCATTATTATAACTATCATAATAAGAAATCCAAAATTTCTCCCTCTCGTTACATTGCTCATTATAATTTGCATCTAATACTTCTATTATTTCAAAAGAAAAATTCTGAACACCATATTTCCTAAATGCTTTATAAAGCGTTTTATTCCACTCTCTAATTGATTCATATTTTTGTTTATGATATTCCCATCTTTTTTTAATATCAGAAGACTTTCCAATATATTTTTTGTTATTTATTTTATTTGTTATCACATAAATTCCTTTTATTATTTCTTTTTCTTTCATTTTTTTTTCTCCTTTAGTTTACTCTTTCTTATTATAACATAAAAATAGATAAAAATCTACCTTGGCCGCTCACTCATTCAACACTAAAACTAATTTCTTTGCTGCTCTTGTTACCGCAGTATATAGACATTGCTTATGTAATTCTTTCTCAAAAGGAAAAGATTCATCAATAACTAATACTTTATCCCACTCGCTGCCTTGGCTTTTCCATGTCGTAATTGCGTATCCATAAGCAAATTCCTTCGGCACTTGTCTATGGAAGAATTTAGAGTGGCTCATATTTCTTTCTACTTTTGTATTAAGAGATTTTTCTCCAGTTAGGAGATATTTATTATCAATTACTACATCAATAATGTCATTTCCATCAGTATATAATCTTGCTCTTGTTTCATCTACATATGGTTTATCATTTTGTGCTCTATATTTAAGCGGCAAATAAATTTGTCCTTGCTTTGTGATATTGATATTTCCTAACGTACCATTTATAAGAGCATTACCTTCCTGTGAAATTTCTTTCCAATAGTTACGGAGGCAAATCATTTTGTCTCCTTCAACAGGATAGGGAGTATTGTATCCTAAAAGACGTCTTATTTGCTCATTTAGATTATTTCTAGTTTTGTTCATATTACAAATAACTTCGTCTGCCCACAAGAGCATTCCGTTACTTAGTTCTTCTCTTGTAACGATTTGGACTTCTTTCCCTTTAAAAGGCTTCAATGGGCGGCCAAGGCGTATGTCAGTACTAACTCTAATAATCTCTGACTCTGCGGCCTGACGCATGATTTCAGTTAGCCTCGCGTGCGGATGGTCTAGTAAGTGATTGTCAGAGTCATCAGATACGGGCGGAAGTTGATGCTCATCGCCGAGACAAATGACTTGCGTCTCTTCATGACTAAAGAGTAAATCCATCATCTCCCTAGGCGCCATCGAAACTTCATCAACCACGACAAGAGAATAAGGCAAAAAATCTAATGGCTCATGAGTAAATGTACCATCCTCATTAGGGATTGACTTATACAATAACTTATGCAAGGTCATTGAATTTCGATTGCCTTTCTTCTGAAGAACTTGTGCGGCCTTGCCTGTATAAGTTGCATACGCGACCTCTGCTTCATTAAGACCAAGCTCTTCAATGATGGCTCTAACTGTAGTTGTATTATGAGTGACGATAAAATCATTTGTTAAGTACAGCTCTGTTGGACTATCAACTTTGATACAAACCATTTCTTTATACTCGTTAAGAGGATTTATTTCAGAAATAGATACTCTATCATAATTTCTATGCTGTTTTTTATTAATTGCTTCTTCTGCAATACTTCTTTTTCTCTTTAACCTGAACAATTTATATTTCTCAGAATTAGGAATGTTAATTGAAATATTATAACAAATACCTGCACGATATTTTTCTTTCCTATTATCCTCTGAAATACTTGACACATAACCTAAACTAAATAGGATTTCTCTTATATCGTCAATTAATTGTTTACTAGTATTAGTAAATCTTATAGTATAACGATTTCCGTTTACTGTGATAGAACCATCTGTATCCATTAATCCTTGAATTAATTTATATCTATCTTCTACAGAGGCATATTTGTAATCATCTGGTATCTTCTTATTAGCAGAAGCACAAATAATATACTCACTATATTCGCCAAAAAAGTCATTTGTTTGAATATAACTTTGACTGGCTACACTTTTTATCCGATTATATTCTTCCTCTCCATTCTCGTTTTGAAGGAACTGCCAACTATAATTAGTTAAAGAATTCCTTTTATAGCTTTTCGCATTGATTAGTTTAGCAACTTCAGCAACAAGCTCTTCGTCAGAACTAGAAACTGTTAATTGTCTTTCCAAACAACAGCCATCTCCAAGGAATACTCCAAAAACATAAGGGTCAATAGGAAGTCTAAAAGGATATTCTTTATACTGCACTGGTGTTTGGCATACAGGAATTTTATATTTGCAAGTATTATCTTTCTTTCCAGAATATAATCCACTATCAAGAATTTCTTGTGTAGTTAGAATTTTAATATTCCCTTTTTTAGTTTGGACTTGCCATAAATGTTCTTTGCAACAATAAGTTTTTCTTTTATCGCCTAAAACAACTTCATATACTTGCTTTTGTCCTTGTGGATAAACACCAATTATTTTTACTGGTTCCCCATACTCATTAAAAACATAATCTCCAATTTTTAAATCACCCATTTGTTTCTGACCAAGCGGAGTTGGGATAATAGTATCTACCGGTTGAGCTTTTCCCGAGCCAGCGGGACCAGATATAACTGTATATCGTTTTCCGTCCTTAAATCGTTGAACTGCAATTTTGAGCGCATTAATTTGACCTTCATTTAATTCCATTATCAAACCTCCACGTACTCATATCTCATTTTATTCATTTCGCCCTCATACTTGCAAAGCGGACAAACAGATTCATATTTATCTCGAAGAGTATAATACTGAATGAAAATGGTAGTTTTAACAAAAGAATATGAATATTCTCCATCATTTGCTTCAAATATAGTTCCACATTTTGGACATTTTAATATAACTTTCTTATTAGGGATTTTACCTTCTTTAATAATTCTCATAATTATATCATCTCCTTATATAATTATATCATTTTCCTTGTTTTTTGTCAATAAGAAAAAATCGCTTTCAAAATATCTGAAAAGCGATTTACATTTTGGATTTTCTATTGAACTCAGTCCAAGCAACCCATCTAATATATCAAAAGTAGTAATCAACTTGATTAACTATTTGATAATCTGTCATAAATATTTGAGCAGAAATATTTCCATTCCATACATTTTTATTACAAGAGCCAACTAAATTAATTTCTATATATCCTTCGTCTGTTGGAGATAGGGATTCATATTCATCTACAGATGATTTAAACTTCATAATATTTATTTTATTAGGTAGCGTTATTCGAAGGGTTGGGTTTTTATCTGGAGACAATAGAGTAATCATATTTTTAGTTATTTTTAATTTTTCTATTGCAATTAAAGGCTCCTCAACGTCTTTCCCATAAAGTTTTCCTAACGCGGCAATAGCAAGAATATCATCTGAGTCAACATTTTTCTCATTATATATTTTATCTACCAAATAAACAGATTCTTCATCTATATCTTTTAGTAGTTGATTTGCGGCCAGGACGAAGTCATTCACTCTTTCTTTTGGTATACTTAATCCCGCAGAATTATTATGCCCCTACACCCAGTTAACGCAATGCGTTTTTTCGCAAATGTCTTTAAAGTTAGTAATGCCTGAACGCTCATATCCGCGCATACTGCCTTCATAATTGTCTCCATTAAGCGCAACTATGCAACAAGGACGTTGGTATTCTTCTTTTAGCTTATTGGCAATCAGTCCTCTTAATTCAGATTGAACTTCCTCTGGCCGCGTAATGATAAACAATATTTTATTAGAATCTAAGTGTTCATCTTTAATCTTATTCTCTAATAGAGCGAGTCCTTCCTCTTGAGCTTTAGTTTGTCTCTTTTTTGCATTAGTCACTGCTCTTAATGCTTGAGCTAGCACGGTTTCTGTCTCATTTAGTTTATGTCCTCTCTTAGTTGAGGGTATTTTATCATTAGCTTTAAATTCAAGCATCGACTCAAATACTATTTCTTTTTCCTCTTGCGTTCCTGACCGAGTAATTGCGTTTACAAAAGGAACAATATAGAAAGCAACGCCAAAAGGAGTTATTTCACCTTTTAAAGAGTATGAATTCTTTTCTACCGTTGCGGCCAAGAAAGGATTTTGGATGCGTTCCAATCCTTTTTGAATTAGATGCTTAGTCTCTATGGAACGCAAACTCATCACGTCTCCAACGAGCCCCGCCGCAACTAAATCAAGAAAATCATCTGCGCATTTATCTTTATCATCTAGTTTCTGGTCAATATATCTACAAAATTGCCAAGTAACACCAACGCCAGATAATGCTTTATTTGGATACTCGCAGCACTGGTTATTAATAATTATTGCATACTTATAAGTATCAGGATTAGCTATTTCTGTTTGGTGATGGTCTAATACTATTACTGGTATATTTGCATCGAATAATCTTTTGTGCTCAGCTATATCAGATGACGCACTATCCGGGCATATGACTAAATCATATTTTAAAGCCTCGTTTACACAGTCTTTTAATCCATGTTGTTTACTTGTATGATGTAGCCAAGATAAATTATTTTGGACCCAAGTAGGAAACAAACGATTTAAATAATTAATAAAGAGAGCACTAGATACATATCCATCCATATCGCAATCCACAATTACCAAGGCTCGTTTATTATCTTTTATAGACGAAAGTAAAACACTTGCCGCATCATAAAGTCTTGCCTCACCTAGCAATTCTGGCTTACTAATATCTTCATCTGTTGTATTTAGATAATGATTTATTTCGTTATAAGGAATTCCTCGATTAATTAATATTTGTTCTTCTATTGTATAATTAGGATTTATTTCGTTTATTAATTTATACCTCATTCATAACATTATCCTTTCTTTAAGTAATTTCATAAATATATCTTTTCCTTTGTCTATTGGACTGTCTTTATATCCTAATAAGCCTCTCCTATCAAATATAAAGCTAATTTGAAAGAAAGATTTATATTTATCATTTATTTTCTTTAATTTATTAGTCCAAGTTTTATATTCCTCGTCTCCGACTTTCTTGAATTGCCTGTCAAAAGCTACCAGTATTTCGTTCACACCAAGAGCAGAAAGCAAATTGGCTTGATAGTTAAGTAAATTACTTCCGCAACACGCAACACTAATATCACTCTCGCGGCCAAAAAAAGTCCTATAAGACAAAGTTGCTTTTTCAGATTCAAATATAATTGCCTTTTTAATAATTTGTATGTTTTGTTTGCTATTGTTCAGATTGTATAAATTAAAACCTAATGGGTGAGAATAAAGTACTCCATTTAAATAGGCAGGACGATATTTACCATTAGATTCTTCCTCTTTAATAAGCGTTCTTTCTCTTATTCCGATTAAGCGATTATCTATGTCATAATGAGGAATTACTATTCCTTGATTAATTGGGTCATAACAGATATTAGCTTCTTTAATTGCAGTACTTGAAATACCTTCTCTTTCCCAAGGTATGATGCGCGGTCTAGGTAAAAAATCTAATATACTAGTATCATAAATTTTTAGATTAATTCTTTGCTCTTGCGGCAGGTCAGCTCTATCATTATATTGTTTTAATATGTCCCAGTCTGGTAGACTTGATGGTAGTTCATCAAAGTCTAAATGTTCCTCTTCTATTGCTAATCCAAAATAATCTGCGGTGAAAGTAATTGCTTTGTTTAGAGGAATTTTTTTTACTTTCATAGTAAGCTGGTATATATCAAAGCTAGGTTCCTCGCATCCAGTGTAACAATGGAAAAGGTGAGTATTATCATAATAATATAACTTATAACTAGCTTCATCATAGTGGGCAATGTCGTTATGACAGATAGTCCTACTAACGAAACTATTGCCTTTGTCATACCTCGGTTCTCCTCCTAAATATTCAACAAACTCAAATACTTGTTCTATAGAGAGTTCGTTCTTCAAAGTATCTTTATTAAGCATTATTACTTTTCATCCTCGTCCTCAAAATTCATAACTTGGATATTTGTCTCCTCAATAGGCAATAATTCATAATTATAATTCGTTACAAATATTGGATTAATGCGGCAAGTACTTCTATCTGCTTTACACCATAACAAAACACCTTTCCATCTACCGCGTCTATTTTTATATATACTTATTTTCATTTCAGGCATTTCAATACCTAGTCTATTTACAATATCTATTAATGCCTCTTTATCTCGTTCAGTTGTATCTAGCGCAATCATGCCAATATCCACTCTGTCTGAAATCGCTTTCGATCCTCTCAACAGGTTCTGGTCAAAAACGTCTGCGTCGGCCCATCCGCCATTTAACTGTGTGCTAGTCATGATGAAGACACCATACTCATTACATAAATCCTTTAGCCGCGTACTAATCATAAAGAGTACATTATCTTCACGCAGATTTGCGACTCTAGCTTTGCTACTAACTTCACTCAGAATCTTCATTGACGAATGCAAGTAATCAAAAAATACATATTTAGTATTCCAATCATGAACAGCAAATTTAATTGTATTTTCAATATCTTGCAACGAAAAATCTGGCAAGTATTTGATATGAAGAGGAGAACTCTTTAACACATTAGCAGCGTAAAGTACACGCTCTTCTTCATTATCTTCATACTTCGCGGTCAAAATATGCTCTTCATCTACTTCCGCCAAAAATGCGAGAATTGCAGTTTGAACTTCATCTAGTCTTTGTTCTGTTGTGATGAATAAAGTAGACTCTTTAATTCCGTTTTTTCTCCATTCTCCTTTAGTCTTATCATACAAAGTGTCGCAAGCCATATTACAAGCATCAGCCACCATCATTCTTGTATTATGCGTTACAATGAAATCATTGGCTAAAAACAAATGGTCTTTATTGTCTACAGTAAAACAAGTCATATTAGTATATTCATTAGTAGGGTAAATATCTACAATAGGAAGGAAGTCTTTCTTTTCTTCTCTCTTCCCATTGTTTGCGTACGCCTCTGCGATAACTTTTTTTCGTTTTAAAGAGAAAAGCATTGGCTTGGTAGACTTACAACATTGAATACGAACAGTATACCCAACTCCTGTAGTATATTTCTCTTTTCTTTTGTCTAATATAACGGAAGTCATCATTCCTAAACTTCTGCATAATTCTATTACATTGTCTTTCAGCTTAGAAGAAATTGTATAATAAGAGATTCTTCCCCTCTCATCTATATGTCCGTCCGTATCCAATAAACCCGCAAGTAATGCGTATCTCTGATAAATGTCGCTCATTAAGTATTCTTCTGGAATAAATTTATCTTCTGATTTAGTATTCCAGAGTTCTGGATAATTACATAGAATTTCTTCTACCCACAAATTATGCTTAGGATTTTCAATCGGTTTAAATGTATAACTATAGTTAAAATTACTATTTTTATGCGGGACGATATTTTTACCTAGTTCTTTAGCGACTCTATTTGGCAATTCATCATCTGCGCTACTAAAAGAAAGACCTTTTTGACTAGAATCATACCTAAAACTACCATCTCCTAGTAAAGCGCCCATAGCATAAGGACTTGGATATAACTTTTTCGTAGTATAAGCTACTGGCTCATTCATTCTAACAGCAAATCTATATCCTGTGTCTTTAAATCCTCCTCTCTCTTTAGCTCTTTTATAAATTTCTTCAGTAGATTCTACTTTTAATAAATTACGTTTTCTATCATATCGGTATTCCCATAGATGGTCTTTACAACATTTTACGGCCCTGCCATCTTTAAAGACAACTTCCCATACTTGTTTTAACTCTGATTGAGGATGAATAGCAAGAACTTCCGTTGGGTTGCCGTCTTGTCCAAATAAATAATCTCCAGGTCTAATATCTCCTACTCTTTTCCATCCGTTGGGCGTAGGAATTAGAGTGTCATTTGGAAGAGCTTTTCCGACTCCAGTACCGGCGGAACGAAGATAAAATTTCCCGAGACGAGCTCCGCGCGTAACTGTATTAATTAAAGTGCCGTAAAGAGGAGAACCAACCTCTGGCCGCGTCTTTAAACTCTCAATTAAGTCGTCAATACCTTCCGCGGCTTGGTGAAAGTCTTTTTCTGTTATATTAGCATATTTTAATTTAATTTGAATAATTTTATCATCAATAGAATCAGCAATGTCACTTAAACTTGTATTATCCAGCCATTCTTCTTGCTTTTGTTTTTTCTTTACATCAAATACATTATCTACGTCATATAAATCAGAAATATCTAGTCCTACATCATCATACATACGAAGTAAAGTAAATTTCTTCATTCTATTGTAGTAATAAGTAAAAGCTGAAGGCTGAGCCATCTTGCTTACTTGCTCTAACCACTTTGCTCCGTTATTAGCTTTATAAATCCCATAATTCTTTGGCCGCGTAGACAGGAACTCTTCAATAGTAGATACATCTATTTGACGAGCACCTAATTGAAACAAATTATAGATAGAACCAAAAATTGTTTTATGAAAATCTTCTGTAAAGTCATCAAGAGAAAAAGAATACTTATCTGATTGCTCAATAAGAGACGGATTTAAATATACACATCCAATAACTTGCATATTTGCTTGAATGTCTACAATTTTATTTTTAGCTCTTGCCATATAATATTTAATTATCCCCTTTCTCGAACGAATCTATATCTAACATCTTAATATTTCTTATTGGTTGCGGCTCAAGGATTTTTATCTGCTCTGACTCTTGTTTATAATTATCTAAAGCGTTTTTATTATTTACATAAATTTTTTGATAATAGCTCTTTGCTTCCTGATAATATCTAGCTACCACATTTATGTGTCCGCCTAAACGAAAACGATCTATCTGTTTTACCTCAAATAAATAAATAAGAGTTTTATGAATCCCGCTTAGAGAGAAGCCCATCTGTTGAAACTGTTTAATTTCTCTTCCAATAACCGGCCAATTTGGATTCATTCCTTTGAACGCTTCATGAATGTACTGTCTTAAAGTGTTCATATCAGTCTCTCGTTTCTCTTCTTCGCTTAAATTGCGTATCCGATGTGCATGAAATTTATCATAACATTTTTTATGGCACCAACGAGAATTGCTGATTTGAATAATTCCTTCACCAGATTTTTTTATGCCTTTGCCGCAATACACGCAATGAACTAGTTGATTTTCACTTGTCGTCATAAGCATAACCTCCCTTTATATATTATACCATAATAAAAGAAAAAAGTCAAACAGATAATTCTCTTAATCTGCTTGACTATTGTTTTAATTAATTACTTAGATATTCATCTTTAATTTCGTCTACTATTGTTTTAATTAACTCTACCTGTTCGGGAGTTGAGTCAGAAACTTTCTTACCTTTTCCAAGGATTTTATTTACAATAGCAGTAATTCTTGGCCCATAATATTCTTTGTCTTTCTGCATCAAAGTTGATACTATTTCATTGAAGTCTGCAATCAGACTATCATAATTAAGAACTTCTGCTTTGACCGCAACATTTCTTTCGTCAGTGACGAATTTATTATCATTCATCTTGGCTTCTTTGTCTATTGCTTCGTTCACAGCATCTACTAATGCGGAATATGTAAAATCAATAACGGGAGGAATATACTTAAATCTACATCCAGTATCAATCGTTCCGTCTTGAGAGCGAAGAACTAGTCTTACTTTAGGAGCTCCATCCTCTCCTTTATACTTTTGTGCATATCCGTATATATCCGCGGCATTCTTAGCAATATCATTAAAACTGCTTTGACACGAAGGCCCAATCTGAAGAATTTCCTCACCATTAACTTTTACAATGCGTTCCTTGTCATGTGAAATGAATACTAGTGCATAACCAAGTTGCGTTATTGCTCTGCACGTTTCCTCGAATTCGCGTTTCATTTGACTATAGCCGCCGCCATAGGGAACTTCTGCTATTTTTTCAACTGAGTTCTGAGCGCATATATATTTTTCACACAATGAGCCAGCAATATCGATAGTATCAATGATTACTGTTTTAAATCTTTCCTTGACCGCAGGCTTCTTCAAATCTCTTAGTACCGCTCTCATTTCGGACCAAGACGTAACATCTTGCGGGATTACCTTCGGAATTGCATTATATCCTACTTCAAACGCCAGCAGGATGGGGTCGGGGAATTGTGAAGCGAGTGTAGTTTTACCTACTTTCAATTTGTTATCCTAAAGGCTTTTTATCCTTTAGCTCTTATACTTCCTATTCGTATAAGTTCGGCATAGCTTTCACCCTATAATATACAGGGGTGCAGTCTCTTGGATATATTATTTCAATATCTATGCTCTGCGCGTGTAATAATTAATTCTTACTTCCGCTCGGGTTAGCATCTCAGCTTTCCCGCTCTTACTGCATTTTAACTACCTAATTACTTAGATAGTGCCCAAAGTTTTAGGCCCACCATAAATGTAAACTATATACCCGCTCAAATCCCTACTAACCTTATGAGGTTGTAGGGCTAATAAGTCAATCGCCATATATTAGCCCCTCCTTATTAAAAATCAAAACTAGTGTCCATCTTAGGCTGAATCTTTGGATTCATAGAACTAGCTTTCCGAGCTTCGTATTCCTCCTTATCCCGACGAATACCAGCCAGCTTAACCTCTCTATCTTGAACCGCTTTCTTCAAATCGTCTGCGGTCATAATTGATTCATCACCAAATTCATACGGAACAGTAATCATACCAGTAATCAGCCATTCGCGCTGTTTATTTTCGTACGTCTGTACCTCAGGCTCACCAAACGCAGATTCAGTGACGCGTTCTGTCTTAATTGTCATGCAATTAATACGACCCCAAACATTCGTATAAGTAGGATTGCTCACACTAGCATCCATGTCCTCAAAACACGCCATTCCCTGCTCATTACGGCAGACGAAAGTGACGGGAAGCAATTCGTTCTTGAAGTTAAAGACAGCTCCGCCTACACGAACAAAATCTTTGTCAATGTTCTTTTCAGGATCCGCTTCTACCCTATTAACTTTATTAATCAGCATATCCATACTGAAAGTATTTCTCTTTTTCGGCTCAGGAAGAGAACCATTAATCATGTTCAAGAAACCGCCATCAATGCGAATCGCTGAAACGACTTCGTTTGTACGATTAGAAATGAATTCATTCAATTCGAGTGCGCCACTGACAGAAACCTTAAACGCGTTCTCCTTGCCGCCCATAATCCAAGTCTTATCTGGATTCTGGATAATCTGCTTTAGATTATTAAAAGTATCTTTCTTCTTATCAGCAGTTACATACATAAAATGGACAGTAATGACATTCATTCCATCTTCATCAACCGCAATATCAAGATTACCAGAAATGAACTCTTTACCATAATTTGCAGAGTTTGCGTTCTGCACAGTTTTAACACTCAAACCAATTCGCGGGTCTTGATTATTCTGATACACATAACCAGCAATTTTTACTTCGTTCTTACTTCTCTTTTTCATATATTCCTATTTTCTCCTTTATAAAAACATTCTATTCTTTATCATTATCATTACTGTAATTATATTATAACATAATTTTTCTTAATAATCATTTTTCTCTTGGCGGCTTGCGACAACTCTTTTTATTCTCAGGACAATAGCCAAATATCTCACATTTTGGAACGAAATATTCATCAACAATAGTAGCCCATTCTGTAGAATAATTAGCTAAGGCCGCCTTTATATCCTCCATCAGTTCCCTGTATTCCCAGTACGCCCTGGCGCACATTCTTTGATGACTCATATCAATAAGATTGCGCAGATTAGTTCTTACTACTACTTTTGTCGTCATATTAAGCGGTAAGATACCAGACGCGTCTTCATTTTTAATACCTAGCTTTTGCAATCTATCATACGCATCCAAAATATCTTGCATGACTGCGTCATATGTTCTACAAGCTTCCTCATTATTAACAATAGAATAAGGTGTGATGTAATCAAAATTTTTATAATTAATGTACCTCGTTGAACTCTGCAAACGAGTCGGCATCCCGCCTATATGAGTGTAAAATTCTCTAATAACTTTCGCGGAATAACCATCTAAAATCATATAAACTTGCGGAATTTCAAGAACGCGGCCGTGATTATTTTGTAGACACTCAATCCCACGATTATAGTTTTTAGCATCTGAACTAATATTAGACCCATAACAAATTCCGGCATAGTAGCCCATTTGAGTAATAGGATTAGTCATTGTATCTACTTGAATTCGTACTTGCCCCATTTAGCTTCCTCCTTGTGTCATGTTGTAACCAAATTTATCTGTTTGATAAAGTAATATATAAAATTTTTCTCTTTCGTTTAATTGCTCTTTAGAACACTGTTCTATCAATTCAAAAGCAAAATTCCAAACACCATATTTTTGCATTGAGTTATAGAGTATATTGGTATGCGAAGCATCTATTCCTAGACCGCATTTTATATGTTGCTTTATTCGGTCTTGAATATTAACACTTTGGCCTATATAAGACTGTTTTGTTGACAGATTGGTTATCTTATAAATGCCGCAGACAATAGCAGAGCCATAGATTCTATTACATAGTTCTGTTGTATTCCTTTGAAAGTATTCGCTCCATATCAATTTACTTATTGCTCGCTCATTCCTAAAAGAAGGTCTTAACTCCAATAATCTCTTTACATCAGCTAAATCTTGTTCAGAAATAGTTAATTTATAAAACTCTTCTTTTTCTTCTATTTCTCTTTCTCTTAACTGTGCGGCCTTAGCTGCGGCGAGTTTTTGACTAATATCTTTGATATTTGATTCTAGTCCAGACTGTTTTTGAGCTAGAGCCGCGCATTCATTTTCAAGTTGTTCTTTCTTTTGTTCATACTCTTTATCTAAATTATTATAGTTTGCTGTTGCTAAATTTATTGAATCAGTTAATTGTCCTAATTCTTCTTCTTTCTTTTCTAACTGCTCCAGTATCTCGTTATAACTATTTTCGTTCTTCTCTATTAATTCTATATATGTCTCAGAATTCTTTTTTAACTTTTCGTTTATTTGTTCTATTGATTTTTTTCTAATATTTGCTTTATCTATTTCTTCTTGAACAGAATTATACGATTTTTTTATATTAGAAAAAGTGATTGATTGTGACCATAGATATAGTAAATAGATTGAAACAAAAACACAATAAGTAAAAATAAATCCAAATATTATTGCCTAGCGCATATCATACCACCTTATTTTATTTATAAAAAAAGCAAGGCTTTCACCTTGCTAAACATTTTATTGCTCGTCTTCGTCAGCAGGAGCACAAGCTGCTTCAATATCGAAGTCTCGTCCCGCATCAGTCAGCCGAATCAATTTAATGGGACGATGCAACCCAGTATCAGGGTCAACAGCCTCAGCGGGAATTCGCTCCATCAAAGGCTCAGGATTCTTATTTGCATCCTTGTGGCGGCAGAAAGACTGAGTTACGATACCATTAACACTCTTAAGGGGAATACCAGTCTCATTTGCAATGTCTTGAGCAGTAATATTCTCGCCGTCATGAGCCTTTACACACATATAAACCATCTTAGAAGTTTCTTTCATCATAATTAATAATCTCCTTTTTTCTTTTCGATAATTTTATCTATATAATTATAAATTTCAAACATTTCTCTTGGAGTCAAGTCTTTCATTAAGTCAGCCATTATTTCTTGTTTCTTTCTCTCTGAAAGATTTTCATCCAACTCGTATTCAGCAATTTTACTTGCCAGATTTTTTATTTCTTTCTTTTTCATGTCTTTATTATACCATAAAAAAAATTATAAATCAAATTTTTTCTTAAAGTCTTTTTCAGATAAAATAGGAATATTTGCTTTCTTCGCGGCCAGATTTTTTGCTGAAGTAGAATTTATATCATTATTAATGAGGTAGCTAGTCTTTTTATTGATGGTCTCAACTACCCTGCCGCCATTCTCCTCAATGATGGATTTGAGTTCCGCTCTGTTCTTATACTCAGTCAATTTCCCAGTGATAACAAAAGTCAAACCATCTAAATGCGCCGAAAGTAGATTTTTTTCTGGTTTGGCCGCACTAAAAGTAATCAACTCTGCAATTTTATCTGCCTCTTGATAATCAAAATTCATTATCTCATATGCTTTACTTAAACCAAAATTTGGGATTTGAGTGAAATCATAATTGTTATTAATTGCGTCTCTAAAGCTCTCATAGCTACTAAAATACTTTGCAATGTCTTTAGCTACGTTCTGACCAATAAGCGGGATACCAATAGCAGAAATGAATTTATTTAACTCACAACTTTCTTTGCTTTTGTCTATTGCGGCAAGAATTTTATCTACTGACCGCGGTCCAAAGCCTTCCTTCTTTATCCATTCGTCTCTATGCTGTTCAAGGTTAAATATATCAATCGCAGAACTAATCCAGCCATAATTAATTAGCTTCTCTAAGGTAGCTCGTGAAAGTCCTTTAATATCTAGTCCCTTCTTGCCTGCAAAATGGTCCAGCCGCACAACAAGATTAGACTCGCATTCTGAGTTATTGCAATATAATACGATTGACCCATTCTCATTTTTTTGAGTTAGCTTCGCTCCGCAATAAGGACAAATTTCAGGAATTTCAAAGTATTCAACTCGAACAGTTGGTTCGCTTTTGTCTGCGGAGTAAATTTGAGGGATAATCATATTAGACCTATACACTTCGATAAGCTGGCCTTGGTATGGCTTATCACCAAGTAGTTCATTCATAATACTAATATTATGTAGATTAGCTCTTGATACTACTGCGCCCTCAATTTCAATCGGTTCAAAAACGGCAACTGGAGTTAACGTACCAAGTCTACCCATAGTCCACTCGATATCGAATAGTCTACTTGAATAAATTTCATCGTAAAACTTAAAAGCTAATGCTCCACGAGGATGATGTGCAGTATTACCAAGAGAAGCTGAATATTCTTCATCATCGTATCTGACTACTACACCATCAATAGGAATAGAATAATATGCAGCCCAAGACTTAATTATCTCAATACCGTCCTCTAAAGATTTCGTTTTATCAGGGATAATTGCGGTTTCATAAAATCCATTAAGGAACAGATGATGCAAATTTGCATTAAAGGAACTAGTCTTAAAATCACTTTTAATAAGCGCCCAAGCCCAGAATTCTAGTCCTCTTTTCTCGCATTCCTTCGAATCCAGAAGCCGGATACTACCTGCGGTAAAGTTGCGTGCATTACTATACTGGTCTGCAAAGTTATTCTCAAATACATTTTGGCGACAAAGGATTTCGCCATCAATAATTACTTCTTCACTCTTGTCGTTAATTATCTTAGGAATAGAAGAAATAACCATTGCATTGTGAGTAATATCTTCGCCAACTTGGCCATTGCCGCGAGTCTCAGCGCGTACCAATTTGCCTTTCTTATACAATAGAGAGCATGATAAACCATCATATTTAGGCATGATTACATACTCGCGGTCACCAATAAATGACTTTAATACCTCAATATCTTTCGTTTTATCAAGACTAAGCATTGGATGATTGTGTTCAACTTTTTTAAGTTCAGATACTACTTGATAATTAATCCCTTGACTATCTACTTGTCTCTTGATACTAAAATATAAGTTATCCCACTCTTTATCCGACATAATTGGATGACCTTCATCATATGCTTTAGTCGCTTTATTTAAGAGGTCAATTTTATCCATGTAATTATTTACCTTTCTTTCTTTTCTTATATATATTATATCATAATAATAAAAAATTGTCAAGGTAGGAATTTACCTTGACAGATATGTTATATTTTCATAACGGATTTAATTTTATCGTCTTTCGTTACAATAACTCCAGTTGTCATTCTGCCTGTCACTGGTATATCATTTGCGGCAATACTCACTGTATTATTTTGACCAATAATTAAAATATTATCGTCTTTCGTTAAGATAAGAGCAGAAACTAATTTCCCCTTTTCTTCTGACGGCTTATATACAAAGACTCCTTTGCCATTGCGGCCCTGGATATAAAATTCGTCGACACGCGTTAATTTACCATACCCATTCTCAGTAAAAGTGCCAATACATTCGTTCTTCGGATCTCTAATTGCGCTTGCCGCAATGACATAATCTTGCTCTTGCAGTTTCATACCTTTGACACCGATTGCGTTTCTTCCTATTGGCGCAATATCTTTAGTTTCTACCTTGACCGCAAGACCGCACTTCGAGATTAGCATTACGTCCTCGTCATTCATAAATTCTACATTAACTATAGAATCCCCTTCTTGCAATTTAATTGCGGTAATACCAGTCTTTCTTTTTACGTTTTTATATTCATCAATAAGACTTTTCTTAATATACCCTTTTTTAGTAAAGAAAACAATATATTTAGAGAACGAGAAAGAAGATACTGCAATCAAAGAATCATCAGAGTCTAGTCCAACTAGATTTCCTACACTAGTATTCTCATTCGCGGGAATATCATTTACTAGCAATTTATACATCTTACCTTTTTTGGTAAAAATAAACAAATAATTCTGCGTATTTACCTTCAAAGAAGTTAGAATAGACTCCTCTTTAGTTTTAGACCCTTTCCCGCCTCTTCTTTGTACTTTAATTGATTTTTGAGGGACTCGTTTAACATAGCCCTCGTTATTAAAGATAACAATTACATCTTCTGATGGAATTTCTTCTTTAACTTTCTCTTCCTCTTTTTCTTCTAACTGAATAATTTCTGTTCTTCTCTTGTCTCCATACCTTTTTACGATACTAGAAAGACGTTCTCTAATAATTTGGTGCTGTCTGTCTTGGGACGAAAGAATATTTTCATACTCTAAAAGTTTGTTAGTCAACTCAGCCTTTTCATTTTGTAATTCAATCTTTTCCAAACCAGCTAAACTACCTAATTTCATGTTGACAATCGCTTGGGCTTGGTTCGTAGAGAAAGAATATTTCTCAATTAATTTATTACAAGCATCTTTTGAGGATTCAGCTTTCTTTATCAGATTAATAATATTATCAATATCTTCAAGCGCTTTTAAAAGACCATTAATTATTTCAAGCCTACTAAGCGATTTCTCTTTATCAAAGTTAATTTCCTTAATTAAGCAATCTATATTATGAGATAGATATATTTTAATACAGTCTTTTAATCCTAATTCAGTTGGGACTTTATTGACAAGAGCAACTTGGTTATAGTTAATAGACTTCTGCATATTCGTCTTTGCAAAAATCTTTTTAACTACAGTTTCAATATTTGAACCTTTGCGACACTCAACAACGATTCTAACTCCTTTTTTATTACTCTCATCATGAACGTCAATAATATCTTCTATCTCTTGTTCACCTAAAGCTCCAATTTCTTTAATCAACTCTTCAAGAGTAGTTTCATAAGGAATTTCATAATAGATAATTTTATTCTTTTCTATTCTGTACTTAGCTCTTACTTTAACCGCGCCTTTGCCGCAAGCAATAATTTTTGGTAACTCACTCCCATTGATAATAAGTCCACCTGTGGGGAAATCAGGACCAGGAAGAGTTGGTTCTTTACCTTCCATATAATCATAAATAGCATTAGCTACTTCAGGCAAGTTATGCGTTAAAAAATGGCAGCTAATTGCGACACCAATTCCCAGATTTGGATTGCACAATAGATTAGGAAAGATTGCGGGAAGAGTGACTGGCTCTTCATCGTTCTCGTCATAGTTTGGAACAAAATGAACATTTCTCTTTTTAATATTAGCTAGCAAGCCATCCTCTGCAATCTTAGCTAACCTAGCATTGGTATAGCGGTACGCGGCAGGGCCGTCTCCGCTAATATTGCCCATGTTACCATGAAAGTCAATTAGAGGATAACGCATTACCCATGGTTGAGAGAGATTAACTAATGCACCGTATATGGACGAGTCACCGTGAGGATGGAAACGGGCCATGGTCGATCCGACGATATTGGCACACTTCACATGTTCATGATTAGATGTATACCCCTCATCATATGCGTCCCAAAGAATACGACGGGCAACTGGTTTTAATCCAGACTTAGCATCTGGAATTGCTCTGTCCGTATTTACTGCAACAGAGTACTCAATAAAATTTTGTTGTAATTCATTATTCAAATCATTAAATTCCATATTGTACAGCCTCCTGAGAATGATTTTTAATGAATTCTTTACGCGGTTCAACAGCGTTCCCCATTAAGTCATCAAATAATTGATTAGCTTTTTCTACATCGGCTACCGTTACTTGCTTAATGATACGCATTTCAGGATTTACAAGGATTTCAGTCTCGTCTTCGGACATTTCGCCTACGCGATATTCCGCTATTTCTAGCGGCGCTGACTATTTCTTCCGAGTAACTCGGTCTACCGTTTCCCAGAACGTACCAATAGTTCCAGTACTTCCCTACAAAGGGAATAGTCGATACAGGATTTAATTCCCACGAGATCATCATGCTAATTACTTAGTTTAGACTACCTCGTTAGCTTAGATAATATATATAAACCCCTATGGTCAATAGGAAAAGTAGATAAGGGCCAGACTACCTCTTACCCTTTTAAATGCTTAACACTATACTTTTTAGACTTAGCTTCTTCTTTATACTTAACTAAAGCCGCATCGTCTTTAAGATAAATATATTTATCTTTGCCTTCCGTTACTTTATACAGAGGCGGAACTCCGGCATAAACATATCCATCAATGATAAGCTGAGGTGCAAACGTCCACAAAAAGGTGTAAAATAGATTCTTGATATGGGACCCGTCGCTGTCCGCGTCACTTTCGATTATAATTTTACCATAACGCAATTCATCTTCATCATAAGTCAATTTCATTGTCTTAGGGTCAACTTTAAGGCCAAAAGCCTCAATCATTGTCATTATTTCTGCGTTCTTTTGAATTTTATCTAAAGAACTTTTTCTCACATTGAGCAGTTTTCCTCTCACGGGAAGAACAGCAATGAACTCATTATCTCGCGCGGATTTCAAATTGCCTGCGGCGGAGTTCCCTTCCACTACATAAATTTCACACTTTTTGCGGTCAGGACTGAAACAATCCGCAAGTTTGCTATCAAATTTAAGAGCTTTAGTTTTCTTTTTAGTACCTTCTCTTACGGCTTCTCGTGCTTTCTTTGCTGCCTCTCTAGCTTTTCGCGCATTAAGCGCCTTCTCAATTATTATCTTAATATCTTTCTCTTGATGAATAAAAATATTTTTAAGCGCTTTAGTTGTTAACTTCTGAACATAAGTGCGTCCTTCTGAAGAACTTAACTCTTCTTTATTCTGACCTTTAAATACGGGGTCAATCATTTTAAAATTAAGAATAAGAATTTGACCTTCCTCAAAATCAGAACCTGTTAAATTATTATCCTTATCTTTCAACATTTTTTTGTCTCTTGCAAAATCATTAAGAGCACTAGTCCATGCCATCTTAAAGCCTGTAAGATGAGTTCCTTTCTCTTGAGGAATGTTATTAGTATATAATTTTACAATAGAAGAATAGCTATTATTGTAGCCAAGAGCGACTTCTATTTGATAACTATTTTCTGATTCAGTAAAATAAATAGAATTACAAATAAAATCTTTATCTTTATTTAAATAATTTAAATAATCATACAGACCTTTCTCAGAATAATAAGTTCTTACAATGTTATTTTTTTCATCTGTGAAATTAAAAGTAAGTCCACGACAAAGATAAGAAAATTCCTGAATCATATTTTGCAGTTCCTGACTGTCTGCTTCGACTGTTTCAAAAATATCTGAATCAGGATAAAATAAAACAGAAACGCCACTTTTATTTTTATCTATTGCTTCTGTACTATATGAAACAAATTTTCCTTTACTAAACTCAACGATTTCTTTCTCCCCATCTCGTTCGGTAGTTACTATCATCTTAGTCGACAAAGCATTTACAGCTTTGCCTCCTGTTCCATGCTCCCCTCCAGATGTATTATATCCAGACTCTCCCGTTGCATTATTGAATTTTCCTCCTGTATTAGCAATGCCAAAACAGGCTTGCAAGATAGAACATCCACTTTTATGCTTTCCATGCGGGATTCCTCTACCATTGTCTTTTATATAAATACCACCATCTCGTTGCAGAACTATCTCAATTTGAGTCCCCGCTCCATTTAAATATTCATCAATGCTATTAGAAATAATTTCTTTAATACAATGATGTAATCCTTTAATATCTTTCGAACCAATATACATACCTGGGTATCTTCGTATATGTTCAAAATAATCAAGCGACTCAATACTATCTTTTGTATAAAGTTTTTCCATTTGATATTTCACTCTCCTCTTTGTTCTTCCTCAAAATATCTCCACTTAAATCCACCACAAAAATTTCTTCTTCCCTTACAGACTTTAATAATAGCACTCGAATCACAATTATTCATCCGACTAGCTAAAGCCGCAGTATCATAAATATCTATTATTTCATTAGTATTTGGGTCTATTTTTACAACTTTCTTACTCTTGGACTGAATTTGCGTTGTATTTTTATCTCCTTTATACTAATATCCAGTATAATTAGGTATAGCCAGTTCATTATTATCATTTAGCCAACAAAAATATCTATTAGAAGTTGTTTTCTATTCTCCTCGACAACAAGCTGCTATCTTTCTTTCATCGCATCCTGTCTATTCTGCACAATCAACAATACTTCTGTATATATTAATAATATTAAAATTCTTATCAATTTCTGCAACACATTTTGCTTTATTTCTTTTTGTCTCTCTAATTTTTTGATAAGTATTAGCGTCATTTATAGGATGCTCTGTATTAATGGTTTGATTGTAACCATTTGGAGATAACGAATTCATTTTTATGATATAACGCTATTCTATTTCACGAATTTCCTGCTCAGAGCACTCTTTTTCTTCCAAAATTTCAAATTTAAAATTATTTATTCCATATTTTCTTATTGCCGAATATAAAGGATAATTATATTTTGGATTATTTTTATGAGTTGCATTATATATATGCTAATTAAATCTTCTTTTTGGTTCGTTTATTGTAGAGCCAATATATTTTTTATTATTTATTAAATTAGTAAAACAATAAATATAATTTTTCGCCATTCTCTTTTTCCTTTCTTCTATATATTTTATATGATAATTATAGCATATTTTCTTTTGTACGTCAAGGTTTGTGCCGCCGTGGGAAAATCATCATTACAGTAAAATAACTTTTAAATTTTAGCACCTCGTCCCTTGCCCGCATAAAAAATAATAAGAGGACAAGACCGCCCTCTTATATATCTTCTGCTTTATTCACTATATTATTTACTTTAATTAGTTGATAATACTTATTCTTATCTAATGTAGCTAATGAATCAGCTATCTCATTTTCTATTGATTTACTATGCCCTTTAATCTTTTCTATTCTAAAATTAGGAAAACTTATTGTTAGATATTTATATATTTCTTTCATCAATTCAACATTCTTGACGTCTCCTTTATTTGCGGTTTTCCATCCATTATTAGCCCAAGTATAAATCCAGTCGTTACACGCATGCACACAATAAGCAGAATCGCAATATATAACGAATTTTTCGGAGACATTAGCTTCATCTTGAGTAATTTCTAATGCTCGTAATACCCCATTTAATTCCGCTTGATTATTCGTAGTTAAATCATATCTCTTATACTCTGACTTAATCAAGATTCCATTCTCGTCAAAGATGCAAACACCATACCCCCCTACTCCAGGATTTCCTCTACTAGACCCATCTGTATAAATTTTCTTCATCATCATACAACACTCTCCTTTGACTTATATCTATTATATTATAACATATCTTTGCACTTTTCTCGTCTATACTTATATTCCTTCTAGTCCTCGGGATCCCTCACTTGACAAAGAAAAAATTTTTTGCTACAATATTACCGGTGGGTGGATGGAAAATAAACAAACAAAAAACAAAAGGGAAAAGGAAGTTATTATATATATTATATTACTATATATTACTATATATTACTTATACTATATGTATATATTATATATCTTCTCTTTCCCTTATTCTCCTATAAGCCCTTTACAATTTGTATAATCTTTCTATCATATTACAATACATAATATTATAAATACACTCCACATATAACACACATAATTAAAAGGTATACGGTTTTCCTTTCCGTATACCTTCTTTTATTATATACAATTTGTTATTCGGTCTTAGTAGGAGTTATAGTTCCATCAATTACATAAGCCTTTACTTTTTCGTTACTCTCTAACTGATTATTCATCCATTCAAGAGCTTCATCTACCCAGGTACTAAATGTCTCAAATGTAATAAATTCACCAACCCAAGGGAATTTTTCTACAGCCATATCATATACATCTCGTAATTTTAGTTGACCAGTACCGCTCCCTAGGGCCGCCTCAGCCTCTGTAACCGCAAGTTTTAACCACTCTTTTAGGTTTTCAATTTGTTTATCAGATGGTGAGCGTACAAACTGTACAACTTTAACAATAAAAACTGCTAGGGCCGCAATACTTAAAATAATTGTCAGCCAGTTATTCATAATAAATCCTAAAATATCCATATCTAATTATCCTCCTAATGCCGCCCATGTTTTAGTTCCAACTATTCCATCAACAGCTAGTCCATGAGCTTTCTAAAATTCTTTTACTTTCGTTTCGGTTTTAGCTCCAAATATGCCGTCCGCAGTAACTCCTAGGTGTCGTTGCAATGCGGTAACTGCATAACTGATTCCATTGCTATTGTCTCTAGCTCCTTTTTTAATAGTAGGCATTATTTTAGATACTGAGACATAAGCGGTTCCAGATTTACTAATCCAGCGACTAGACCAAGACCGCGTATCCACATGGACAAATCCCGCTTTTAAATCCGTCCTGGAGTAATAGCCAATCCCGCCCTTGGCCACAAATTCTGGTAAAGACGCAATATATAAAGCAACAGCCAATGGGTCAGTATCTTTTACAACAATATCTGCGGCAGTTCCTTTACAGTGTTGGCTATTGGAACTTCCACCAACTTTTTTGTTATAAGAGCTAGTCCTATATGCGCTATTAATTGTAACCGCTTTACCGAAATGGTTGCGTACCTTCTAAAGAACTGATACAAGAGCATCATCAATTAGCACTCTATCTGAGCCGTTATTACAAGCAAACTCTCTTACATGAAAATTCGCGGAAAGAGCTAAGTTTCTTTGAGTTGCCATTGAGTAAGTTTTTACACTCATAACTTTATTTATCTTACTCCTTTCTATTGTTTAGTCATTTTTTACTAATATTTCAATTATATGGTCGATTAATTCACTAAATTCGTTGAAAGATACTAGCTCCTAAAATTTTAATTCTTTAGGAATAATCTAGCATAGAACAGTATATAATGCTTTCTTAACTGGCGCAGTCTGCTGATATAAAACTCCTAAAAGCGCGTTAAGAAAATTATTATTACCGAAGTTAATAGAGTTTTCTTCCTCTATTTTCTCAGTAATATCTATATTATATGTATTCTTTAGCTCTTGTTTTAACAATAGCCAAAAGTTCTATTCAAACTCAGTTATTTGATTCTTTAGATTCGTCATCAGTTATTCCTCCTTGCCGCATTGCGGTTTCATAAGTGATTCCGCCTTTTGTGTTTTCTTTAGTTGCTTTAATAGTATATATTGCGTATCCTATAACTTCAGTTACTACAGCTCCAATAAGTGCGGTCAAAGGAGAAAAATCTATAACAGAACCACTTGCCGCATATGATTTAACAGCAATATATAAAATAAAGCATGAAAAAATCTCTATAATGGTACAATTAATAAAAAGAAAAGAGATAAGAAATTTTGATGTGTTTGGCTTTTTAAATTTTATCTCCAATTTTTTCCTTTTAAGCTATTGTTCCTCTTTAAACAGGCGTTTTTCCATTTTGAGCTTATGTTCTCTCTATAACAGAGGTTTCTATTGCTCCCACAATTTTTCTTCTGCTGAAATATCTTTCTCCTTTTCCTCTATGGAGCGCCTTCCGATTCTAATGATTATTTCCTTCACCACCTTAAAAAAACTCTATTCTTCATAAGGTACATGAAAAATAGAGCAATTAAATTATCTTATTATGACCAGCCGTAATGATTTTTCAGGTCTGTAAGTATTTCTTCTTGTGAAATAGGACAGCTATTATGCGCGTCTACAGAAACGTTATACACTAGCATCTGACTATCAGAGGACGGGAAAATTAATTTAGAATGAGTATGTCCATGAATACTAACCATTTTATGCCTGCTAATATTGTCACCACAAAGAACTGGATAATGGCACAGGAAAAAATCTTTAGTCTTGCTAATATTGTGGACAAGAGCGTTAGATACCCATTCAATATTATTGCATTCACTTGTAAGAATTTTTACTTTATTGTCTGTGTCATGATTGCCTTTGATGATGCGCAAATGCCCGTTTAAGCGCTTGATGTATTGAACTCCTTCATAAATATTTCCCATTACTAAGTCGCCAAGGACATAAACTATGTCGTCTGGACGGACTAGTGAATCATGCCGCTGAACAAGTGCTTCATTCATACTCTCAATATCTTTAAATCCGCGCTCTTTATAAATGAAATCTTTATTATGATTAAAATGCCAGTCCGATGTGAACCAAATATTAGACATAATTAACCCTCCAATCAACATAATCAGAATTAACAATAGCATTAGATACAGCAAAAATAATTGCGTCCTTGTAATCAGAATTATATATTACAATAGGAAAAGTACAAAATGCGGTCTTAGCCTTAACGTCGTTGACACTAAATTCAACAATCGTCAAGACGCCGTCCCGCATAGTCCTATTAATTTACTTTACATAAAAAATATCTGTTTCGAGCAATCTACATAGCTCTCTATTCAGGCGTTTAATAAAACGGTTAATTTCTCTTTGCTCTTGCTTAATCTTTTTAAAGTTAGCCATTACCTCTCCTTACTTTAATTAAGTAATCATCAATTTTTGCTTTAGCTGCATTGATTTCATAGATGGATGCTTCAATACTTCTGTTGCTGTCTGCGCAGTCAAAATGGGAATATGCAATATTAAGTCTGTTAATTAACTCCACCCACTCTTTATTTGTTGAATAGTTTGGATTCATTGATAGCTTCCTCCCACTCTGCTTCAGAAACAGTTCTATAATAATTCTCAAGAGACATAGAATAATTTTCAATGTACTCTGCAATATAGTGAAGAATTTCATCTATGTTGGTATTATCATAGATAACGAAAGCAACTGGTTCGCAATTATTTCCGCAAAGAGTTACTCGCTCCCATAGACGTTCTGTTCTTCTATTGTATCCATTAAAAGGAAAATCAAGAAAGTAATGGTCTGCGGCAAGGAGCTTTTCCTGATTAAGAATTTTATTGATTTCTCGAACAATTTTATTAATCTTTCTCTGTTGCTTCTTACGATTTTTATAACAAGCCATTAATAGTATACCTCTGTCTGCTCATAAGGACTAGGTTTTTCTCTCCATACATCGCAGTAAAAAACAATAAAATCGTTTAGTAGCACATAAATATGATTTTCAAATAAGGAAAGAGGCTGATACCAGCTTCTTTTTGTTTTACCAGTTTTTTTATCAACGAATTCTAGCTCTACATAAAAATCGCCATCGTCACAAAAGCCTTTCTCATAATAATCTCTAGGAAATGGATGATAGTCGCTTCGGAGCTGTTTAATCTGGAACCTACCGCGCCAAAGACTATCATCTTTCATTCGCTGATTAACTTTTTTGATAATTTTGTTCATTTTACGCTGCTGTTTTTTTCGGTCTTTAAAGCAAGCCATAATTAAATCTCCTTATCAAGCCAATTATCTTCCAGTTCCGCTTTCGCCATGTCACTAAAATCAATATCTTCTGGGTCAATTCCGCGATCTTTAAACATGGAATAATTTTCTTTATTATACTCAATAAAGTTACCTAATGAAACGCCATACCACTCCCAGTTATCAACTCCACCATTTACAAGCGCGCATAGACGCATATCAGATTCAATAAGGTTAAGGAGTTTATCTTCTGCAATTTTGTAATATTTCATTGTTTACACCTTTCCTTTCTATATAATATTATATCATAAAACAAAAGAAAAGTCAATAAGCAATTTTACTTACTGACTTTATAATATTAAGCATTAATAAGTTGTAAATTTATCATTTGCAAGAAAGTCATTTAACTCAATTAATTTATCATTAAATAGCATTAGATGTTTGCGGCCTAGCTCATCTTTACCATAATCGCGATACTGATGAAAATGACCCCAGCACCATGCGCTGTAGGATGCGCTTTGCCGCACTTTCTCCAAAAACCTTTCCATTGTTTTATCCACTACGTTTTGGTCTAGGTTTGGAATAAATAAATCAGAGGGTTCAAACGAAATAGGACAAGTATGCGATATAATAAGGTCAAAATGCTTAATTCTGTGCAGAGGATAACTTATTACTTCATCCATTTCCTCTTGTGTAAGTTGTTCATCTTTAAACCATCTTAGTCCAGTTGCTAAACGATAATATTTATCAATAGAGTAAGCACCTGGAAGAGAGAAAATAGAATATCCATTTAAAGTAAAAGAACAAGGTCCGTCTGGCAAGTACCAGATATTAGGATAATTCTTTTCATAATAGTATTCAATATTGGTGATAGGGTCTGTTGCGTACCAATTATCATTAGGGACTAAATACTCATATCCATGGCTTTCAAGTTTATTACAGATATATTTATAAGGATATTTAAGTATCATATTGCTAATGCGTTCTTCATGATTACCTCTCATCACAAGAATTGTACAACCTAAATCGTTTATCTCTTGTTTAAATTCTTCCTCTCTTAGATTTCCGTTACAAAAGTAATTAGCGCCAAAGTCTCCTAAAAAAATAATGGTATCGGTTTTATCAAGGTTTATATTGCGTTCGTGGAGTCTATTAATGAAATCGCGCACTGGGCTAATTTCTTGATGTATATCTCCACATAAATAAATTTTGTTCATAAAAATAGAATTCTCCTCTTTATAGAATTTACAATAGAAAAATGCGAAATGCGGTCTTTCGTTTCGGCGTTCGGGGAATTCAGTCCAAAGCGTTCCGAGGCTACGACCGCGAGTAAAAGAAAGAGAGCCCTTCAACTCTCCTTGATTAATTTAATCATGTACTCCTGAACTTCATCTTTGAAGGCTTCCCTATCAAATCCATCAGGGAGTGCAGTATAGAATTTTTGGCTATACGCCTTAGAGAGAAAGTCTTTAGTGTCCTCAAAGAACTGACTTAAATCCCCGTGTTCTTTTTTCGCTCTTGCCGCATTAAAAATATCTTCTCTTTGCGTATCAGTTGAGAGATATGGATTATAAATATTGTTTGAGCTAACGTTATTTAGCATAATTGCGATTCGGTAAAAATTCCTTACCCCTTTCTCGTCGCAACGTTTAAGGTAAGTAAAAGCCAGTCCGTTTGCCGCGTTGAAGAATGAACTAGGATTATATTTCAAGAATTTTTCTCTCTCGGCAATGAAGTATTTAAAGCTCCAAAAGTAAATTGAGTATTTAGTATATAATAACTCAATAGCATTAGGATTGGATTTAAGCAATTCATTCGCATAATTACGAATGTCTTTAATGGTGCAGTGCTCGTTACTTCCATCATCCATAATTAACTGATGATTATTCGGAGAGTTGACAATAGCAAAATCTACTGTAGGAACGTAAATACTTATAGTATCAACATCTGACTCTGCGGTATCTAAGTTATAATTTTGAGAACCATGAAGGAAAGTGCCGATAATATATCCACCTTTCTTCTCAACATAGTCCCATGCGGCCTGATGATGTAGATTCACTCGTTCCATGATATAACGCTCATTACTTTTCATCTTATACCTCATCTTTTCTACTAATAAATTTAATGTATGTACCATTGACGCCTTGGTTCTTTATTTCTATTAGACCGCATTCTTTAAGTTTTTGGAATAGACTTTTATATACGGGTCTTGAAATTTTTGTGTCAAAGCATAATTGAGAAATAGAAACAGAACCTTCGCCTTGCGGCAAGTAGTTTTTTAATTCAGAAAAAGCTTTTTGTTCTGTCTTAGATAATAGTTTTTCAATGTTTATGTTGCTTGTCTCTTGTCCTTTTATTTCTTTGATATGCGTTCCTTGTTCCATGAGTTTTAAATAGCTCTTTATGAAACTAGAACTTTCATAATTTTGATACGCATATAAAAAATTGTCAAAAGCGTGTTGATAAGAAGGATTAATTCTAATTAAAGAGTTGTTTGCGGCCTCAATTAAATCTTCAAGGTATCCCGTCCTAAAGCCGGAACCATCGAAACCTATAGCAACTCTTATATCTGTTACTTTAAAGTATTTCTTATCTGGAGTACATTTATCTATTAATGGATATATATTTAAAAGTTGCTCGTATGTTGGAAATATAATTGCGTAAAAACAATTACTGTCATTAGTATTGACATAGACACATACTAAGTATTTACCGTAATCAGCCAAGGCCGCATCATATACTTCTTCTATTGTCATTATTATATTATCCTCCTTTCTATATAATTATATCATTTTTTTAATTTTTTGTCAATTATGAATTTTTCTGGTCAATTTTATTTTATCTTCTTTTCATTCTTTTTAAGAGAATAAAAGAGAATAATGATTAACAAGGAGGCCATATAAATCATGATTTTAAATGGACGAGTGGGTCAAGTGCTTGGCCCTTTTGCTGCTAATGTAGATTTATTAGCAGAAGGCGGAGCTATTTCAGATTTTACTCCTGAAGCATCCGCACCCATTATCGAAAAATTGGGAATACAAACAGATGTTGGCAATCTTATTGAAATTAATGGAGTTCAAATAAAGATAGGAAAGACTGGCATCTATGAATTAGACAATCGCGTTGCCATTAAATCATTAAAATTTCCTAATGGCGCAAACGCAGATACCATAATTGATTTTGTCTATTGATTTATAGGAGGTGAAAATAGAGTATGACAAGTTTTTATGGCGGAGGAGCCCCTTCTACAAGTGGAGGTGGGTCTACCCCTACTAAAGGTGCGCTTATTTTTAAAGGCACTTTAGGTATTTCTGATGACGGGGCTACAGTTCTTGCTTTGCCAGATACGCATGAAGAAGGTTGGACTTATCTAGTTGTAACAGCTGGAACATATGCTGGACAATTATGCGAAAAAGGCGACTTCGTTATTTGCGTGAGTTCAGGTGAGGCTGCTTCCGATTTAGACTGGACTGTCGTTCAAGGAAATACTTTCAGTACGTTACCAACTCCTACAGCTTTAGACGAAGGAAAAATTATTTCTGTAGGGGCTGATGGGAATTATATATTAATTGACAATCCTTCAAGCGGCGAAACAGAAAATTTACCAGACCCGTCTGAAGCAGATGAAGGAAAGATTCTTTCTGTAGGGGCTGATGGGAATTATATTTTAACGGATAATCCAGCAAAAGATAAGTTAGATAAAAATAATGGTACTGCAACAGGTACAACTACTTTTGATAAAGCGCAAGCCAATAGCCTAGAATTATTAGTCGATGGAGAAAGTATAGGCGGGTTCCGTTCTATTGATTCAACTCTTGCTGTAACAGACAAAGGAGGAGATTCTGGCTTCAAATTTGTCCCATTGTCTATTGGCGAACCAACAAAAGACTCTCATGCCGCAACTAAGAAGTATGTAGATGATGAAATAAAGGATAATCTTTCTAATATTAATTTAGATGAATTACAAAGTTCTATTGAAGATATTAAAAATGAATAGCAGACATAGAATGAAAATATAAGCTCCATAAATTCGTCAATAAATAATCTTTTACCAAAAGATAATCCTACTTATACGGGATTACTTTCTGGTGAAAATTTAAATATTTCTGGTAGCATATCTATTCCTATAAATCCCGTTAATGATAATAATGCTACTTCTAAACAATATGTTGATAATAAATTAGAAGAAGAAAAATAGACAAGAGAAAGTGCGGATAGTAATAACTCTGAATAGATTAATACTTTACGAGAACAAATTACATAGTTACCATATCTATCAAATAATGGAGATACAGCTACTGGTATATATGACTTTACAGGAGCTACTATTAATGTATCATAGCCAAATTCAGATAATAACGTAGCTAATAAAAAATATGTTGATACTAAAGTCGCAACAATACAAGGAAGCGGCGGAAGTGAAGTAAGTTATACTCAAGGTAATGGAATTACTATTTCTTCAGAGAATACAATTTCTATTAATCTTAATTAGAATAAAGCTAATGGATTAAAAATAGACTCAGATGGACTTTCTTTAGAAAATGCTTCTTCTACTCAATCTGGTGCTATGAGCGCCACTGATAAATAGAATTTAGATACAGCAATACAAGATATTAATAATATAAAAGCAGGCTCAACAGATCTTCCATATATAAAAGATGAAAATGGCTCATTCTCTGGAACCTTAACAGGAGAAAACACTATCTTTACAGGAAGTGTTCAAATTAGAGAACCTCTTGAAGATAATGAAGCAACAAATAAAAGTTATGTAGATGATTAGATCAAAAATATAAAATTATCTTATTATACTCCGAATGTTGATGAAGATGGGAATTTAACTTGGACAGGAAATAACGAAGGAATGCCTCCTGTTGATAGTTCTAATATTATGGGACCTCAAGGGCCTAAAGGAGATTAGGGATAGCAAGGAATTCAAGGACCAGCAGGAGAAAATGGCGCCGCAGGCGGCTTTGGTACGCCGACAGCCTCTATTGATGCGTCAACAGGATCTCCTTCTGTTACTGTTTCAGCATCCGGGCCAGATTCCGCAAAGATATTTAATTTCTAGTTCTCTGGTTTAAAGGGCGAGACTGGGGTAGGAGCACCTGGGAAAAACGGAGTTACTTTTACCCCTACTGTCTTAGAAGATGGAACTTTATCTTGGACTAATGATGGAGACTTAGATAATCCTGACTCTGTTAATATAAAGGGCCCTCAAGGACCGAAGGGCGATACTGGCCCATAGGGATTATAGGGTGAAAAAGGAGAAAAGGGAGATATTGGCCCACAGGGGCCACAGGGTGAGCTTGGCGCAGATGGAAGAACTCCCGTTAAAGGAACTGATTATTGGACTACAGAAGACAAACAGGAAATAAAAGATGAGCTTAAAGGAGAAGTAGTTTTATCCGTTAATGGCAAAAGCGGAGAAGTAGAATTAGTAGCTGACAGCCTTCCTTTTAATAATATAGGCACTCCTTTTGTTTCCACTACCGTGCAAGACGCAATCGAGGAACTATTAGGTATTGATGGCGTGGCTGTTTCCACCATTACCGTAACAGCACCAGCTGGCGCTATTGTAACCATTTAGAAAGGCGTTAAAAAATACACTCAGACTGTTGATGAAGATGGAACAGCGCTGTCCTTTAAAGTGCTGGAAACTGGTGAATGGTCTGTTACGGGAACGCTTAACGAGCAAAAAGATAGCGGCAGTGTGACCGTTTCAGAGATTGGCGGCGCTTACAGCATCACTCTTGACTTTGCCCCATATCGAGCTTATATCAAGGTTACCGCCCCAGATGGCGCTACTGTAAAGGCTACCAAAGGCGATAAGTCCGTGTCGGGTCAAGCATCTGGCGGGTCTGTAACTCTTACTGTCAATGAGGATGGTGAGTGGACTATTACTGCCTCTTACAAGGACGGTATTGCACAGGCGGCAACAGCCAATGTGCTGGAAGAAGGCGAAACCTACACTATAGAAGCAAAATTTGCAACTTTGACTGTAACAGCACCTGTAGGCTCTACGGTTGAAATCAAAAACGGTGTTTCAACTCTGACTGGCACAGCAGACAGCGGCAGTATCAAGTTTTGGCTTCCCAACACTGGTACATGGACCACAAAAGCGACACTGGGCGAACAGACTGCCAGCGGCAGCGTGGACTGTTATGCATATCAGGATTACAGCACATCTCTTTCCTATTTCAGCGCCACAATTAAAGTGACAGCTGTTCAAGGCGCCACTGTAAAAGCCGTTCTGGATGGGCACACAGTAAGTGGTGAAGCCGGTTCCGGTGGAGTTGTTACTCTTACTGTCCTGCATCCTGGCAGCTATACTGTTAGCGCAACTTACAAAAACGCATTGTCCAACAGCAAGGCTGTCCAGGTGAGCCAGTCTGGACGGGAATACACGGTGTCGGTGGAGTTTGTGACCCTGACGGTCACCGCCCCGGAAGGTTCCACCATCACCGCCAAAAATGGCGCTACCACCCTGACCGATACCGGCGGCACCGTCAAGTTCTACCTGCCCAACATCGGCACCTGGACGGTGTCTGCATCCCTAGACGGAGACAGCTCCAGTAAAGAAGTACAATGCAATGTTTATCAGGACTATTTTGTTGAACTGGCTTATATACCCGAAACGCTGAATGAATGTACCTGGCAGCAGATTCACGAATTGTCTGCCGCAGGCAAGCTGAGCGATTATTACGATGTTGGTGATAGAAAAGATATTACGCTCAACGGCACAGTTGGCATTCTGAACCTTTCCAATCTTGTTATTACAGCTTTTATCATTGGCATCAACCACAACGCATCGTTGGAGGGCAACAATTTAACCCATTTTGCATTGGGCAAAATCCGCGGCAAGCAGGTGGCCCTGTGCGACAGTCAGTACGACAACTATGGGAGCTCGACGCGCTTCCACATGAACAGCAGTGACTCGAACAATGGAGGCTGGAATCAGAGCTATATGCGGCGTACTATCCTGGGGAATACGGGCACCCCTGATTCTCCCCCGGCCAACAGCCTGCTGGCGGCTCTTCCGGCTGACCTGCGAGCCGTGATGAAATCCGTGACCAAGTACACGGACAACACAGGAAATAGCGGCAACAGCAGCGGCGCGGTGACGGCGACGCAGGATTATATGTTCCTCTTGGCCGAGTTTGAGGCATATGGCCGTCGGACGTATGCCAACGACTACGAAAAGAACAGCCAGCAGCAGTATGATTATTTTAAGGCGGGAAATCCCAAGACCTTTAATAATCATAATAACGTAGGCTCCGTGGTGTGGGCGTGGTCCCGCTCTCCTCGTTACGACTACTCCGATCTCTTCGTG